CTGACGAGCGATGTATTCCTTCTCGTCAGCAGCTTTGGCTTTTTGCAGTCGCTCAAGCTCTTTCTGCTGATCTACCTCCAGCGCGTTGATAGCCGCTGCTCGCTCAAGCTGAGCCAGCGCGAGGGGGTCATACGTTGCCGTCTGGCTAGAGCGCTGCTGCTCTTCGTTAAGCTCACGCTGCCGCTCAGTAAGGGCGGTGATCTGCTGCTCGATAGTGCGGATGGCGTCTGCGCCTTGCAGGAAAGCCTCTGCCGGCACAAGCTCGTCGCTACCACCAAACTGAATACCTTTCTCGATAGTAGCGATGAACGTATCTAGCCGCTTCGCCATATCAGTAAGACCCGTGTTGAACGGTTCTTGTTCGATATCTGCTACTGGGCGGATCTCGCCAAAACGCTTACCGAAAGCCTCCGCCTGTGCGTACAGACGCTCACGATTGCGAATCTGCTGCTCAAGCTGTCGTGCTTCCGCCGCACTCTCACGTGCATCAGAGAACTTTGGAATCTTGAGCCCGGTCAGTTTGTTGAACTTACCGATCACGCTATCAACCAGCGCCTCTACATCATCCATTACCCCGAGGAACTGCAAAGCCATCTTAGCGATGTCGATCAGGATAAAAAGGTAGAAGAGCCGGCTTACAAGAGTCATCAGGCCAGTCAACCCTGCGCGTAGTAGGATAGCCCCTCGCGCTAGTGCCGCTATGCCGCCAGACGCAACTACCGCAGCGTTACCGACGAAACCCAAACTCGCCCCAGCAGGTATGGCGATGCCGGCCATGGATGCGAACGCGTTGCGTACCGCAACCGACATAGCAGTAGCTTGTGTGGCGATGCTGCGGAAAGTGCTTGTGCCGCTAGTCTGCATATTTGCAAACGATTGCAAACTCACAGCGTTGATCACTCGCATACCCGCCGTCACGGTACCGATAAGTCCGGTCATCATGACCCGACCAGCCGACTCCATGCCGGTAAACAGACGACTACGGCTGGTCTGGGTCTGAAGTGCAGCTACTTCTGCGAGCAACCGTTCGCGATCACGCTGGAACGACTCAATCTCTCCTGAAAGGATAGAGGTGCGGGTACCAGTAGTAAGACGCAGGGTGCGGATATCCTCCAGCGTGCGTCCGTAATCGTTACGCATCCCCGCGAGTATCGCCTGTGATTGCTGACGCTCACGCTGTAGTTGCTGGGCGTAGCTAGAGTTAACCCCACCGGCCTGCCGACCAACTCGCGCAAGTTCCGCCCGTGCGGATCTCTCAGATACGGTATCCCGAGCCGCGATAGCTGCCGCCAGCCTCTGCTCTGCAACTACTCTCGCCTGCTGCAGGGTGGCGAGTCTGGCGTTCCACGCTGCTTCGATCTGTCCTGCCCGTGCGGTGGCTTGTAGCGACTCATAGCGGAGTGCTACCTTGTTCCTCTCCAGTGTAGTCAGCAGTACGTTATGCTCTGCTGCTGCGGTGGCTTGCGTGCGGGCTAGCTCGCCTTGTCGGCGAGCGATCTCAGCGTCGGCATTACGACGTGTCGAGGTCGCAGCAATAGCCTGCTGTTCGCGGCTATAGCCATCCACTGCTGCGCGTGCTCGCTCCTCGATGCGCTGGCGTAGCGTACGCTGCGTGGCTATCTGCTGCTCTTCAGCCCCACCCCCAGCAGAACTAGGGGTATTACGCGCCCCGGTGACCGCGCGACCTACCAGACCCATAAGGGCCGGGATAGTCTTCATGATCCCGATGGCGACGAGCAAACCCGCGATATTGAACACTGACGACCACTCAATACCGCTACCGCCCAGCACACTAGACACAGACCCCATCATGGTCAGGATGGCCCGCGTAACCTCGGTGGCGTTACTCACAAAAGTAGCAAAGCCTTCGACAAACTCGGGCGCCGATAGTGTGTCGCCTAGCGACGCGAGCAAGTCGTTAATACCGCGCAGGGCCTCGTCACCTCCCGCGATCAGTGTCGTATTTACACGGTTACGGAAGATCTCCCACTGGGCGATAGTACCCGACAGTACGTTCTGTTGTTCTTTGATCGCAGACGTACCAAGCACCCACTCTTCGTTCGCTTCACGAAGCAGAGTAGCCATACGCGAGCCGTCACCCTGACGCAACTGGTTCTGCATCTTGGTGACAAATTCGAAGATACGACCACCGCCCGTAAGCTCGACTTTCGACTGTGCGGCAACTTCGGCGGGTAGCCTGTTTAGTTGCTGCAAGAACAGAGTCAGACCGGTCACAGCGTCGTTACCGACAATGTCAACCCACTCTTGAGTAGACATACCCATGAAGGAGGCAAACGCAGCGGCCTCCGACTTCATGTCGGCAAAGATCTTGGTAATCGTGGTGCCTGCCGTTTCTGCCGTCAGACCGATATCAATGGCTAGGGCGGAAAGCGCGGCAGATTGCGAGAACGTAGACGAGCCACCCAAGTCGCCGATACGACGCATCACGTCCAAGATCTCTTCAGCGGTGGCAGTGGAGACGTTGGATAACTGGTTGATAACGGCGACAGCGTTACGGAATTCGCCTAGAGGTAGGTTGAAGATATTGACCAGCTTACCCATCGCGGGGGCGGCAAGATCAGCACTTACGTCCAGAGCGGTGACAGCGCGGGAGAGTTCTTCCGTAAAGGCTACGAGGGCTTCTGGCCCCTGCTCGCCCACACCCATCTGACCGCCTAGGGCAGCAATACGGGCTAGCTCTGTCTGAGCGACATTGGAGCCTTTTGAGACCTCCAGCAGTCCGTCTTTCAGAACCTGCATGGAGTCAGACGTAAAGTCGGTAGTCTTCTTCACCTCCAGCAGCATTTTCTGGAACTGTGCTGCGGAGGCGACTGGGAACCCTACGACTGATAAAACAGTGAGGGCGGATGATACCGCCCCCACAAACCGGATAACCCCGGACTCAATTTGTTTGAGTACGGGGGAGACGTTGTCTGTGCCCCGTACATCTACTGCTAGAAGCTCATCAGCCATCTTCGAACCCTGCCATAGTTGAAAGCGCTGACAGTAGTTCTTTGCTGGCCTCCCCTTTTGAGTCGAACAGCCTACCTACTGCCACAGTGGTGTCATCAATATACTCTAGGCGCTTGGCAGCGTCTAGGCGCATTGCGGCACTTACGAATGCATCGAAGCGGTCGAGGTCGTAATCACCTATCGCTTCTAAGTCGTGACCGTGGCTTACTAAGTAGTGGATATCGTCTATGACGGAACGGGTGGCTTTCTTCCCCGGCTTTTTACCACCGGGGAACAACGTACGTTTTACTGTAGTTTTAGAAGAGGCGCCACCCTTTGTACGAAAAAATGTTTGTTGTAGTTGATGATCTCGATGAACAACAACACCGCATCGTCGGTATCGATGTCCATAAGCTCGTCGAGGCTGAGCGACACGTGAAGCTGAGCAATCGAGTAAAACTCGTCGCTGAATTCTGCAATCAATTGCAAAATCACAGACGGGTTGTTTACTGCCACGCTCAGGCCGGTACCCGAGACCCCGATCACGCCTGCCGACGTGAGCGAAGAAATCACACGCTGAGCAAAATTGATGATGCGCGTAAGATTGCGCAGCTTGCTCTTCGAGATGACCACATCGCGACCATCAGATAAGGTGAACACCTTCGGCACGTCGAATACTTTTGCCAAATCGTCGCCGCTGTTCTTCACTTCAGTATCGCTCATGTTATTGGCCCTCCACAACACGGGGTTTTTTCAGGTAGGTATGCAAGTCGCTCGCGAGACAGACTGCCTTGGTAAGTTCCGTACTGGCCCCGCACGCTTCGATGGCGTAGCACACTTGCAAAGCAAGCTCCGCGAGTTCATCGTCAGACGGTCGCGGAACATCAGGATGGCTGGGGGCCTTCGGCAACTCACGAGGTTTACCGAGGTGGCTGCTGAGGACTTCACTCAACTCCGCTGCCTTGTCGCGAGTCATGAGCACACCCGCAGTGTCCGTACCGCCATTCCCGCGACTCCGCATGTTGATGCGAACGCGACCGTTTTCATCTTCGCTGATTGAGATGTACTCCGGATAGTCATGCCCGGGGCCAGTGTACGCGTAAATATTTCGGTCCACAGTAAACCTCCCTACCTAGATTATTGCAACTGGTTGCAAAAAACAAAACGCCCCCGAAGGGGCGCCCTGACGATACCGGCGGTTACGCCGCCACGTTACGCTGGATGAAGAAACGAGACCCGGAGGTGATGAACGGGTCGGCCAGCAGAGAGCCGGTGATGTCCACGCTGGCGAGTTCTTCGTTGATCAGGCCGTAGCCGGTCAGCGGGTCGAACTGGCAGCGGAACAGGTCAACGATCACCAAAGAATCGTCCACGGTGTTCAGGCCCTCGAAACGCAGGTAACGCTCGTTGGCGCTGGCTTGGGTGAACGAGTCGAGACGGGTATAACCACCGTGGGTGTAGTCCACGGTAACGATGTCGCCGTCCACCAGAGAGCCGTGAGTGTCCGGCCAGATGATGACGCCGTTCGCCAGATCGAGGGTGTAGTCGGTACCAGCGACGAGTGGGGTAACGCCATCGTTGATGGTCACAGCCGAGATACGTGGGTTGGCGAGGGGTGTGCGCTTGCCAAGGTAGACCTTCACAGACTCGCCGGTGACAGACGCGCCAGCCACGGTGGACATGTTACCCATCAGGCCGAGGGCGAGGTTTTCCAGCGTGATCGACTCGATCTTGAAAGTGAACTTACCCTTACGTTCCTTGTTCAGGATCAAGTCGAGGCCCCGGGCGCCGGTTTCCGATTCCTTGTGTTCGAAGTTGGTCACCTCGATATCGAGCGAAAGCTCCGGAATGTTCCCCAGACGCTCGAAACCCATCGGCTTGCCGGTGACTGTATCGCGCACGGCGGTGAACAGGCTACCTTGGCCCGAGTAGTAGTAATTCGTCAAAGCCATTTGTGTTACTCCTTCGTCTAGCTGTTGAACTTACCAACTGACGCCACGGTAGTGCGCCAAGTCTGGCTGTAGAAAATAATGCCGTCGTCAGATGCGTCATCCTCCGGCTTCTCGCCCACCCACACCCACGGGCGATTATTCACCCCTTGATACCCTGAGATTCTTGTACGCAAATCATCCAGCAGGTTCGTACCGTGAGGCTTGGTGTCGTCCTGTCCGGAGAAATTGTATTGCAGTCCGAGTATAACGCTGAACTGAATAAGCACCAAGGCCGTACTACGACTTGCGCTGTTTGCTGGTGTAGCTTGATTACCGGGGTTAGGTACCGCCCCGTCAAAGCTCACCCCTACGACAGGGAACGCCTGATGGTTAGACTTCACCTTAAGGTCCGAAAGGTCAAACACAGAAAAGCAACCTTCCGAGAATGCAGGTACTTCCTGTACCAAAGACACAAGCTCGCCGGATAACGCTGCAATCGTCCTGTCAGCCATACTACCCCCTAACTATGTTTCGCAGTCTGCGCGCCACAGCTTCTCTGTAAGACCGTACGTCAGACTCGCTTAGACCCATGAACTCTCGTGCCGGAACACGGAAGCTACCGTAGTTGTTCACTCTCGCCCGCATCGTAAGCTCAGGATCATCGATACCTACCCTGAAACCCAGACCGGTGTTTATAGCCAGCAGGCCGGCGTTGCGTCCGCTAATCTCACCAAAGGCACGATACATTGCGCCTGTCTCAATCAGCTTCTTTGCGGGGTTGGTTATACCCTTCTTTTTCTTACGGGCGATGGTGCTATCCGCTAGTGCAGGCCACGGTATGCCGTCAGGCGAGATCTCAGCGATAAACCTTGCCCGCATACGCCGTATTAAGAGGGCTTTAGCAGCGCTGTCGTCAAAAACCTCCGGCAGGCGCTCACGTATCCTCTTTAGTCGGGCTACTAGGCGTTTGTGGCCCGTAACCGTCGACATTACAGAGCCTCGGTGCGGGCGTAGTGTTCAACGTTCAGGCGAGGGCGATCAAACTTGCTGGCGGCGGCGCGTAGGTGCCCGTAGATGGCACGTTGCACGTTGACCACCAAAGCAGCCCCGCGATTGGCCGGCGTAGCAGGCAAGCTGTTGAGTGTGAGTACTGCGGCGATAACACAGACATCCTGAAGAGCCGAAGGTACAGGCATGCCTTCAGCGAATCCGTAGTCATACGTCACAGATACCATAGACGCACCCCGCATCCGTGGGGAGGTGAGGTGTACTAGGCCACGCTCGCTATCTACTCTGTACGTGCTAGGGTCCGCAATGACTCCTGACGTGGGAGAGGTGAGTGAGGAACCGTCCGCACTCACCCGCACAACTACGCTATCCGGATCTACAAACCTGTGACACAGGCGCAGATCGTAAATCTGGAAGCCGTCAGAAGTACTGGCGCCCCAGTAATCGAAATAATCGATCACCGAGGCGTAGTCCAGTTTTGATTCCAGAACACCTTCGACAATAGAGAAAGACAGATCAAGAGCGTGCCCCGCCGATGCAAGAGAGCCTACGCTCTCGGTGATCCCTGCGGCAGCAAGGACTTTTTTCGGGTCAGCAAGGCGCACGATCCTGATCTCCCTTACTTCGTCTTGCCGGAGGTGCGGCTGCGGCTCACGCGTGCAGCCGTGGCAGTTGCTTCGCTCTTGGTTTCGGCGGGTTCTTTTTCTTCGGTGGGCTCCGGTTGGTTCGTCGGGTCGTCACCGTCATTACCGCCTTCCGGGGAACCCTCGTCAGCGCCTTCCTCACCATCGGCGCTGTCACCATCATGGGCGCCCGCGATATGGGCTGCGAGATCTTCCGGAACATCCACGTCCAGCGGCTTGTCTTCTTCCACGGAGAGAACCGCACCCGCGTCGCTTTCCGGCTCTTGCGATTCGGCACGTTCGTACATGGGGCACGGAGCACCACGACGATCAACGCCGGTAAGGTCTTTCATCGTTTCGTACTGCTCTTCCGTAACGAAGAACGAACCACCGCGCTCGATAACATCCGAACCACTGGCCGGAGTCATACAACGACCTGCACCAAGCAAAACCACCTTAACTTTTGCACCCATGATTCTCTCCTACCGATTTGAAATCGATTGCAATTACGGCTTTTCGAGCCAGAACAGGATCACCGAATTGGTGGCCCCGGTGGAACGGATACCACCCGTCGCCGATCCGCCTGCGAGGGTAGCGCCGGAAACAGTGAAGCTGCTACCGACCTCGGCCAGTGTGATGCTGTTACCCGAGGTACCCTCGGCCACTGCACGAACCGTAACAACGTTGGATGCTGCCGTGGCGATCACCTGCGAGGCGCTGCGGTTGCCTTCGCGCTTGTTGATGGCGGCTGCGAGATTCGCGGCGGTCTCCGCAGCGGTCGCACCAACCTTGACCTTGGTGTAGTCGAACTGCTCGACCTTCTCGATGGCCGGTACGAGGATGTAGACGGAACCCGCCACAGTCACGGTATCGTTGGCTGCTGCGGTACCGACAGTAACCGTACCGACCGCGCGGAGGTCGTCAATACTGATGGTGCCGGTAACGTCGGTAATGGTGCCGGCGTTGTTGTTCAGGGCTGAGATGATGGTATCGGTATCGCGGATGGTGGAGAGTGCCAGCTTGGTGTTTGCCGAGCCACCAGCCACAATGCTGACACGAAGACCCTGAAGCTCGCGGAGCATGCGAGCGGCAGAACCCTGACCCGCGCCATGCATCCCGGTACCGCCTACCCCGAGTTGCGAATTTTGTTCAATTGCCATGGTACAACCTCCAGAAGACAGAAGGGGGCCTAAGCCCCCTGTGAAAGATCAACGATCAGATGTTGACGTACTTCACGGCAGCGTCGGGGTCTTCCACGCCCAAGGCCACACGTGCGGTCAGCACGACGATGAACTCACGCGAGCGGATATCACGGTCAACCTCGACACGAATGTCGCGCTGGATACCGAACACCAAGTTCTGCAGGAAGGTGAAGAAGCCCTGATTGCCGCTACCGACAGCGGCCAGCATCGGTGCCGCATCGACCGGCACACCGTAGGCGTTGATCGCTTGTTGCGAGGTCAGCATTGCGTCGCCGTAGCCGGTGGCGCGCTGCGCAACAACGTCGCGATACTTGATCGTGTTGGCGACAGAAATGACATGCGACATCTGGGACAGATTGCGCAGGTACTTCTGCGGCATCGCGAGCATACCGTTCTTGAACAGAGCCGGGGTGATGCCTGCGCTCAGGTTGTCCACCACATTGACGCTCATGCGCTTGAGGTAGCCATCGTGCAGGGCGAGGAAGGAGTCGCCGGAGGTGGTGTCAGCAGCCAGTGCGAGTTCTTCCAGATCGATTGCCGCGCGTTCGGCGATCAGGCGCATGATGTGCGACTCCAGCGAGTCGCCTTCGATGTTGTCCTCGAACAGTTCGTAAGGCAGCCGGATCTCGGCGATGACTTCCTCGGTGTTGATCTCAAACTGCGAGGTGGTCGGCTTGGAGCGCTCCGAAGCCAGCAGGTAGCGGTCGTTGGTACCGTCGTCGTTCTCGCCCCCGGTCTGGCGGGCGGCACGCAGAATACGGCTGGCGAAGCCGATACGATTGATCTTGCGGCGCGGGGCGGTCATACGGATGGTGCGAACACGGCGCAGGATGGTGGGCTGCTCCATCACCATGTCGATGAAGGCATTCGCCTGCTCAGCATCCAGCAAACCGCCGTTGGCTGCGAGGTCCGACAGTGCGATATCGGCACGCTGCAGGAGGGTTTTGTTACGTGTGGTCATGGCTACTCCTCGTAAAGGTGGTGTGGTGATCAGGCGCGCAGATTGCGGCTGAAGATGCCGGCAAACACATCGGTACGCTTGGCGGTCTTGTTCCGGGTCTTGTTGGTGGCTTCGTTGTCGTCACCCTCAGCATCGTCATCGTCGTCATCTTCGTCATCCGGCGAATCGGAGCGGACAACGGTAGTCGATTCGATCTTGCCAACACGGTCGCTGACGGCGGTAACCGAGGTAGAGAGTTCACCGAGGGAGCGGGTGATGTTCTCCAGCGACTTCAAAACGGGATCTTCCGGGGTGGGCTCGGGGGTGGGTTCCGAACGGGTGATGTTCGCGCCTTCCAGCGCTTTCGTCAGCGCATCCGGCAGTGCCTTGGACAACGACTCGGCAACGATGGTTTCGACATCGGCGCGGGTGATCGTCTGGGCCTCGCCTTCAGTTTTCTTGGTACTCATCTGTGACTCCTTTTGATTGTCAGAACGACTCGCTAAAACCACACCTTCCGGCAACCCATCAAGCAGGCTACCGATGAAGCTGGAAAATTGACTGGTAGCGCGAGCGATAAGCTCCTTACGCGCAGCTACCGGAAGACGGTTGTAGAAGAGAATGTTTTCCAGTACGTCACGAAGGCGGTAGATTGCCTCGTCCGACATCCGAGAGAACTCAACATCGGCCATGGCTGCACTGAAGTCCAACTGCCCCCAACCCCAGCTACCGTATGCCGCCTCGTTCACCACCACCAGAAGAGGTTCGGGGACATCCATGATGTCGGCGCGAACCACAGAAACCGTTACACCAGAATCAACCTCGATCTTCCCGGCAGTACCTTCCGCTTTCACATCACTGCGCCGGAAAATGTAGTGCGTGTCGGTATTCTCGACGGCGCCGGCTGACGTGTCAATACCTTTGTCTTGGAGGTACTGAGAAACCTCGTCGTCGGAGCGATACACACTCTTATCGAAGCTGAGTGCAATCAATTGCAAACCGCTGTCTGGTGCCGGGTCGGCATTGATATCCGAACGCAGCATAACGACCTTGCGCCCACCGCCGATGTTGACCGAAACGGTCGGCGCATCGCTGAGAACGTAGTCACTACGGCGCACGATAACGCGGTCGTCCTCGGCGATCACCTCGTAACCCTTGACGCCAAACGCTTCGGCCTCTTTGGCGGCATCTTCAGGCGCGGTGCCGGCGGGGAACTCGATATAGAGGAAGGAGGTTTTCTGGTCGGAACGGGCGCGGCGAACGCGGCGGGCAATCGTCTCTTCCCCGGTATCGCTGCGGACCACGCGAAAACCAATCTGATTGGCTGGGTGCTTCGTCAACGTAAGTGATTTCGGAGTATCCATGGTCAGTACGTTGACGTTGCGTTTCTTTTCGGTACTCATGCTTTACACCTCCTGCAGTATGGTGAATCGGTGGGTGTGACCTTCGGCCTCATCGGTCACAGAGTGGGTAGTAATGGTGTGTGAATGACCGTCAACTTCTTCCGTACCTCCCGCTGTCGGTCGGTTATCGTCATCCACCCATACGGCGAAGGGATGGCGATGCCCGTCATACGGGTCTGGCTCAGTGTATCCGGTTCGAAAGTTGTCGTCCTCATATACTAGCACGCCCTCCAACATAGATACGACGGCCTCGAACGAGAAACCATTAATCTCCCCCGATAGTACCTTGTCCCAGAGATCATCGTCCGGGATATACATACCGATGACCCAAGAGCCGGGAATGAATGTGGTGTCCCCCTCACGCGCAATGAACGACTCGACAACGTGGGCTTTACCTGTCACATCCACCATGTCGTGCTCTACGTCGATGATGTACCCAAGCACCATGTATTTCTGCACAGCGTCTTGGATACCTTCCTCAGTCCATAGATCGCCGAACACGTTAGGGGTGCCGGGGATCAACACTTCGGCCATCACGATGCGGTCCCACTGCTTGTCGGACCTGCGCTTGAGTTTGGAATTTGCAATCGATTGCATGTTTCTTACTCCGACCCGTGCTCAGGCTGTATAGCGCCCACGTCACCATCGTCCTCGATCTTCTTCACCTCGTCATCTTTCACCGACTGCTCATTGTGCGTATTGGCCGTGGTATTGCGCAATGTGAGGGCGATAGGTTTGTCCATCCACTCTTCGTAGCCTTCCTCTCCCGGCTCGGGGTACCGTTCGATATCCGTGTTGAGCGCTGCGGTTGCAGCAATCTGTGCTGATCGCGGAGTCAAGCCACCCATTACGTTCAGGGCAGTGAGTGCCTTCAGAAGAATCTCAGGGTTAGTGATCGACGGGTTCTTGCTCTTCAGCTTGACAGTCTTGAGGTTGAGCCCATTACGGTTATTGACGATCATCTTGTTGTATTTTTCGTCGTAGTCCTTCCGCTCAGGGGCATACACCTGCGACTCTGCTACGAAGGTGGATACGTTGGCTGTAGCAAATGTCACGTCCTGCGAGAGCCCTACAGCGACCGGGGGGAGACGGAAAGAAGACCGAATCTTGGCCTGATTCGCCTCATCGTACGCACTGAATAGCGCATCTGAGGGTCTGGCGTCCGTCAGTTTATCTACCTGCAATGACACAGTACCCTTGCTGTCAAGGTTTTCCTGTTCAGGGATAGCCTCGATAAGTAGAATCTGGTTCTGTCGCTCTTTACCCACACCCCGGCCTTCGATCAGACGCTTCAGTGACCGGAAGGACTCTGCAGTAAGACGGCCACCCGCCACGGATAGCAGCATGGGCGGTACCGTATTGTCCTCGAAATACCGCAGGTTGACCTCTTCAGCCTCGCGAGAGCCTAGGATAGCCGGGATCTGGTTCGTCCATCGCGGTACGCCGTACGCGTCAGGGGACAGGTGGCGGTAATGGATAAGCTCGGTAGCTTCGTACTCGGGCGCCACAGGCGACCCGCGCTTGGCAAACCGACCTGTGCGATAGTCCATCTTGCGGGGGTCACCGAACTCCTTGAAGTAGGTATAGGTACCACCTACGACCTGAACGTATTTGCGGAAAGTGCGAACCTCCCGGACCATCGAAACACGAGGCCCGCGCGCCACGTCGTACTCGACAAGTACCTCTTCGGTGTCCTTCGGGCACAAGCGCGTCGTCTCTGCGGGGGCATGACGAAGGATAGATACACGACGCTGCGTGTCTCTGATCACCTCAAGGAACCCAAAGCCGAGAGATTCTTTGTCGTTGACGATCTTGGCGTGGATGGTTGTCAGACTCTCTTCAGAGTTCGGGCTTTCCACGAACGACTCAAGCTCCTCTTTCTCGTTCGGGTCCATCGGGATATCCGGATGTGCAGGTACCACCTCCCACCCGCAAAGACCCACGTTCGTTACCATCGCCGCGACGCACTGCTTGAGCATGTTACTGGTCTCGATAAGCTGAGACAGTCTTGATATCTCGTACGGAGGCGTAAGCGGGTAGTCTCCGCCAGACAGCAGCAGGCCGTCATCTTTACTTTTCTGGCGTGTGCGGTCGGCGCGGTTTACACCGATACGGATGCGACGGACACGTGCAGTAACGTTGCCTTCATCACCACTGCGACGCACGCGCTTGATGTGTTTGGTATGTGTACTCACTGGGCCACCCCGGACGGTGCCTTGTATACGTATCCGCGACTACACAGCAGATCGTTAATGCAGATGACTTCGGTGTCTGTCTCATGCGTGTACATACGCACAATCCAGCCGCCCTTACCCTCCGAGACTACTTCAATCCGGCAGCGGTTCGAAAGAATTTTCTTACACTCATCTCTGACCTTGCCCGCCTCGGTATCGGCAGAAGCCTTGTAGGCATTGGGGGTGTCAACGCCGGCCAGACGTACGCGAACGCGCTTGAATAGGCCATCTACACCAAGGTTAACCAAGAGAATATAGTCGTCGGCGGAATGAACCTCCTCGACTTTTGCGCAGTACGTTTTGACCGTATCCATTTCCGTGCACCTTTATGGTTGTTTGCCGGAAAGAATATAGGGGCTTTGTGGTAAAAAGGCAACAGACTCGGCATGTAGATAAAATAAAACCCGCGACTGGCGCGGGTTCTGTGTGCAATCGATTGCAAACTAGGCTAGACGCCGGGATCGTTTGGTATCCCTGCTGCCTGTCTCGTAAGCTCCGCGACGCGACGGGCAACAACCTCGTTATTAGCGGCCTGCTTAGCAGCGGCCTTGACCACTGCGTCAAACGAACCGCGATACACATTAGCCATGGCAGTAGCGATCTCTTTCTCGACGGTCTGCAAAAACCCCGGCGACACTACGGCTCTGGCGACTGCATCCTCTATCGCCTCCGCTATGACAGCCTCCTGCCTCTTAATAGTCGCGTCTACCATTTTACGTAAGGTAGCGTTGATTCCGTACCCACCTACTAGGTACTCGCTGATAGCTTTCCGGAGGCTATTCTCCAGCATGCGATTAACCTTGTCTTCCGTGATCTTGAATTCCATATATACCACCGTATGTTAGCGCTTGAAGCAGCCCCAAGTCAGTACGTGGCTACCACGCTTGTGCGCGTTTTCATTAATCGCAGTACCCGCAGCCATACAACGTTGCTCGGTCTCGAATTCGGCCTGAACCGTAGTGGCCCCAGAGTAGGCCGAGGAACTGGTAGCTAGTACCAGTACCAAGATATATCCGCTGAAACACATATACTACCTCTCCTGATGAACTCCGCGAGTCGGCATGTTTGGTTGCGTCTGCAGCGATAACCTACCGAGTAAAGGAACGTCTACACCTGCGTGAAAGTTGAATCCTTGACTTCTATGTGTCCGCATGAAGTGTGCGCCCCGACACCCGGGAATTCCGGGCGACCACGCAAGGTGCCACCGCCACGTCAAAGACCACTTCCAATGCCATGAAGCTACCACGATGCTGCTGCTCGGCGTGCCGTTGCAGTGCATCCGCTGAAATAACATCAGTGCTCCAATCTTCATACATACCTCTACTAATCAGCCTTCCGGATCTAAGGCGCAGCGGGCCTCCGCTGCGCCCACCCACTAATCTCTGACGCTATACCGTACGTCAGTCGCGAAGGTAGTCGTCAGTCACGTACGCAATCTCTCCGCCGTACAACACGGCGGTAGCCGGGGCGATCACGATCACCATGTTAGGGTTTCCGTTTGCGTTCAGCCATTCGATCACCGGACGCGTTACGGCTTCAAACTCTCGGTGCTGTTCGTCTGTCATTCAGTTCTCCACAATATCTTTGTGGCCGGTACACCCGGGCTGGGTGCCGGCGCCGTTCAGTAGTAATGAGTCAAAAGCCCTCCACGCGTTAGTAGAGAATACGACCTCGACAGGCTCCCGCCCGTCTGGGGTACCCGTGATGCGTGCCCCCGCTGCCTTCGCCAAAGCCAATAATTCTGGCCGTGGCTTGCCGTCTGGCTCCGGCCCTGCTTCACGACGAACGCGGGCCTCGATAAGCGCCCATACCACATCGAACTCCGGCCAATCCTGCTCGACTACTACCGCGTTAAGCGGTGGCCTGCAGTCAAACCGCCTAGCCGACGCTAGCTCACGACCGTACTTGTAAATCTGCGACCGAGCATACTCAGTCAAGTACTTGTCCATGTCGCTGAGTTTAAAAACAACATACCGTACGGTGCGCTTGAAATCAGTAGCCACGTCTGTTCCCCTCCGCATGCGGTAGTGCCCCCAGCGATGCACCGATACGGTACATCTCCCGCACCTTCTCCGCAAAGAAGTGCCAATGCCCGCCAGACCGTACCACTAGCCGGCTGATTCGAGGGTCATTACTAGCTACCACCCCCGCCACATTGCCTTCGCCGTACTGGTCATACAGCGTAGTCAGTGCCTCGTTCACATCCGTAGAGAGCGCAACTACGGTACCGTCGTCACGCCGATAGAAGACGAAAGCCCACCCTTGCTCGTTGGTCTCCTTCGCCCCTGTACCCTCCGGCAATGGGGAATCCTTCGGCTTCGTAGCCTGCTTCAGTCTAATCTTCTCGAGAGTGTCGGGGCGGTTAATACGCTCGTATTCTGCCATCGCCGCTTTTTTGACATCTACCCCCCGGCGCGTACATAGTGCGTTGAGGGTAATCATCACCCCGCCGACCTCCTGAGCCACATCGCCGGCCGGGCGACCATACACGTAATCCACAAGCATCAGTACATCCTCTTTCGAGCATCCTGACGCCTGCACCAACTCGATAGCTTCCTCGATAAACCTGTGCTCCCGCTCACGTACGTTGTATGCTACTGGAGCACCGAAGCACTCGCAGACCCAACCCCACACCCGGTCTTGAAAACTTACATCGTTGTTGTCCATTCTGGCTCTCCAGTTTGAAATCGATTGCAAAATCAATCGCGGGGGCCGCGACGCTGATACGGGTTCTTACCGAAACGGTAAGGGTAGAGGATGCACTTGGTTGCCGTACACGAGGCTACGAGTTTTGGCTGGCACCCCATACAAAGTACACAGAACCCTCGAATCGCTTTGAGTGGGGTAACCGCCCTATCGCGGTACTTGTTCTCGATACGATCCTTGTCCGCATCACTGCCCGGCTCTGCCTGTTCGTCCTCGTCTTCCTCTTCTTCAGGTAGTGACTCCTCTACTACATCCTCTTCAACTTCCTCCACCGGGGCTGCTGGCCTCACCCTTCGAACTCTTCCGTGCATTTGCGCTACCTCCACTAAGAAGCCAAGATGGCTGTTCGTTGTATTCCCAAAGGAACGCGGACCTACTTCTATCTAGATACATCGCGTAGAGTCTCCAGACCCCACGAGACGGATACTGCACCAATTTCAAAAATGCCGGGTGCTCTGCAGATACCCCGTACGGTAAGGCGTTACCTACCTCATCAACAAGATCCTCAGAGAACCTGATATAAGCCGCCTTGCGGCCTCCCGGCGCCGTGACCCATACTACCCCAGCAAGTAACGGGTGCTCTTGCGGTGACTTCGCCCGTCTGATGCCGCATCTGGTCGGCTCTTTACTGCGGACGGGTTTCATGTCATACCAGCCAGTAGCGTAGCAACTGTCTCAGATATCTCACTACGTATTTGATCTGTGAACATCACGGCCACATACCGTGCTATCTCCCGGTTATCGTCTCGCCACACTCTACTGAGATGGTAGTCCATGGCTACAGATAGTCGTCTGCCGTTAAGTGTCATGCTAAACAAGTACTGCCTATGTAAGTGATCATACTCCATACGCATGTCGTACGGCGCACTAGCAGGCCGGTCTGTAGTATGGTAAGAATAGCTACCGTCAAGGTTCGGTACAGCATCGTACGTAGACGGTCCTGTATGGTGATCCAACGAAAAGTCCAGCATGCGGCGCGGGATACCCGCTGAGGCCTGCGGTTCAGTCTTTTGTACTGATGCTACAGGCTTCGCCCGCCTACCTAGTACCTTAATGCGCTTCGTCATACCTACCCCCTTACGTACGAACCTACTACGGTGACTCTTCTACTGGTGTTGTCTACGCTGCAGGCCGATACACCCCCACCCATAAAGAACGCTTCCGCCACATCCGACGGATCTACATACGTGGGCGGTATAACCACAAAAGCAAAAGTCTCCGCCCACGAAAACATGTCTGTAGCTCCTCGCTCGAAACCCTTGACGATACTAAGGCGCGGTACGCCGAGAGCCCGTAGGGCGCTATCGTACACCTCTCCTGCCGCCTCAAACCACCCCGGATCTACCTCGCGTCCGGGAAAGTTACGCACACCGTGCCAAACAGCCTCGTCCGAGTACAGGAAGTCCGAAACCATGGTGAAGTCGGAGGCTCTACGGTGGTGCCACTGCAGAATACCTCCGCCATGATGGGTCGGATACCCGGCGCCGCGCCAGTCGTGCTCCAGTACTAGGTCTTTACCTTGCTGAGTGCGCGTGACTGGATTAGCGCTCTTTTTGACGAACAGAGGCTTAACTTTTGGCTTTCCTTGGTACCGATTCTCGTAAAACGCCTTTCTTGGCCTATTTTGCTCCGAAATTTGCGTAGAAACACACAAAAAAGGGCTCTCAGAGTACGAAATTAGCCTAGAATAGGCGAAATTTTCGTCAATTTCGTGCGCCAGATAGACCGGTGCGGTCTTTTTTACCCCCAAATGTAGGCAAATATCGGCTGCTGCACCCTTATCCCAGCGGTGGTACGAGGGCTTTGTAGGGTCTTGATACCCCACAATCTGCTCGCTAAGCTCCGGCGAGATGTACCCGTAGCTGATACTAAGCGGCCCGAAGTGAGCCAGAATAGGCTCTAGGAGGGTGTCGCAAAGGTATTCCCCCTCCGCTAGACACCCCCCAGTCGGGTCTACGAACCGATTTTTGAGCCCCTTAACGTACACGCTGTTACATCCCATGAAGTCGGACAGCAAAAAGTGCTCGCTAAGTCGAACCTCAGAGGGCGTAACCCCGATACCTCTACGCCTTGACATCTTCACCATCCCAAACCCACCCGGTTTTGAGCGAGCCCTGCGCTGTCACTCTGATGGTACCGATCTGCATGCTGGTTACCGCATGGTAGATCTCCCACACGTCCTTGACCCGACCGACTATGAGCGCCATCCGCGTGCTGGTAGCGATAGCGTTCTCCAGCGACGAATACGATCTCGTGTATTTAACACCATCGCTGGAGTGATGACGCACCTTGATGTTTCTATCTTTAGCCATTGCGCTACTCCTTTTTGCAATCGATTGCAGGCTCGTCCTCGTCCATCATTTCCAACCAACGTTTAAGGGTTACGATGGTTTCTTCGATATCTTGGCGTAGATCCTTGACCGACGCCCCCACACGAAGTAGTTTTTTGATGGCGTGCTGGTGGGCTGGATGCGTGATCTTGTACACCGACATGACACGGTATGGGTCCAACTTCAACCCACGGTAGGAGAACCGATAGTGTTTGCCGTAGTCTTTGTCTAGTTGTTCGCTCAATGTAGTACCCTCCCGGTTTTCGGCGGCTCGCTGTCCTCTGCCACCTGCGCGTGCCTTAGTAGTGTTTCAGAGACCTTAGCCAACTCCGCCAGCTTGGCGGTAGTGACGGCTGTAACCAAGAAATCGATACCGATAATGTCTGGCCTGAACACCATGTAATCGAACGTCTTGGCGAGAATAACCTTGCAGTCCCCCTCCTCGGGCATATCTCTGAGAGCCATGACCAGCGCGGTAGATAGCGCGATAGCGCCCATGGCGATGAAGATGACTGGCTCGGCCTGTGCGGCTGAGGCGTTATCGCGAACGAGCTTGTACAGATCCTCCCACGTCTGAACCATAGGCTCCACGTCTTTACGTAGGGACTCCCGCACAGTCTGCGCGGCTTCCCATACCGGCGATCCTTCCTTCACTTCTTCGAACATTCATACCTCCTGATGTCTATCCAACAGCGTCATCGCCCCGCCTATAACCATGCGAGGGTATTCAATAGCATACCCCGTGACAGCGCGTAGATCGTCGGCAGTCACCAAGTGCTTGTGTTGGTGCTTGCCGGTACGCCACCCAGCCAGTAACTCCTTACACAACCTGTCGTAGTCGTCGTTGGTTATCACGCTCCTATTCATCTGGTAGTACAGGAAGGAAGTCATGAGATATAGCTGCAACTTAGCCCCCCAAGACGCCTCCCAATCCACGACATATCGGGGTTTTACCTCTCTAGCCCCCGACCGAACCCGACGCACCCGGCCTACGCTCGCGGCACTACTTGGCGGCGCGGACTCGGCGGGTTCTGGCTCTTTCTTTCTCGTCCTCAATACTCGGCGGATCGTCACTCAAGCCTCCTAACCATTCTTTGACTTTCGCCATCAACTTCATGGCTGCTACCTGCTGATCCTGCTCAGTCGCTACAGGTCCGTGGATGCCGGGCACTGAGAAGTGCGCTACGTAGGTAACCCTTCTATGCGCCACCCGGCGAACTACCCGCCCTACCTGCCATCTACCTATATAACAGACGCGGTCCTGCCCGGAATCAACCCAATGCACGCGCCATTCAACCGTCCGTGTTCTCTGTACCCGGGCTGTCACGATCTGCACCTCTCTCGTTAATCTCGTCTACCAAACTTCCAAGCCAATCATACGAATCATGCCCCGTATCTGGCCGCTCACTGGCTACCTCACCATCATCAAGCTGCTACGAGGTATAGCGGCAGGCTCATCGTTAGTACCTGCCTCCACAACGCTTACCGCTCCGGCAGTATGGCTGACTCGTAATGCAGGTAGGGTAGTAACTACGCGAGCGCTATCGATATACGTCACGTTTATCGGAGTGTCGCTCATACCGAGTCTTGAACGCACCGACCAGCTTACTAAGGCATGGTTAGCATCCACTACCGCATCCCCCATTACCGTAAGACGGTGTATCCTATCGCGGCTGACGAACGTAGAGTAGTCACTCTGGTCTGTCCGCACACGCATATCGTTTCCGGGCATGCCCAGAACTACACCCGTAACCGTCCCTACGCTGCTATATGCTTCTTCGGGTGCATGTACGAGCATACTCACGCGCTTACCTATTAGCGACGGTAGCGACTCGGCGTACAGTATGTCCTGTTTGGCGATGTAGTATCCGAGGATAGCGCTTCTGTGTATCTCGCGAGGCACAGACGGAACTCCACCGTAGGTTTCTGCCTCCATATGGATGTAGTCGGTGTCGAGCGCGCGATACACACCTCTAGCTGCAACTACATCATCGCCAGAGGTTCTATACACGATGACCCCACGTGCTATCCCTGTAAGTGGTGCAGCCGTGCTGGAGCCAAGGTCAAACATGTACTCAAGAGCGTGCGCCCGGACAATAACCACCTGCGTGCGAAAACCGTCTGCGTCGTCATCTATCTGTAGGATGCGAAACACGCCCGCCTGCTGGTTCAGGGTAGCTACATCCGACCCCAGCGCGATGCCTATACGGTACCCGGCCTCGCTCGCCAACTTGTACATCACCGTACGGTACGTCCTGAACGCCTCTACCAAGTCCTGCATATCAACAGGAAATCCGCCCCCAACGGTACGAAGCATGCCTAGCGCTGCCTGTCTCGCTGTGCCCGCCGTAGAGGCCCGCCCGCCGATATCTGAAAATAATGGCAAGCCATCGATATGCGCCATTACTCTATTCTCGATGGCAGCATAATCCATATTCAACAACGCCGCCGACCCACCATTATCCGCAACGTCCACAGAACCTAACAGAGAGGCCCACCCGCCGTCCAAGTCCTGCGTGCCGTCCTGCTGCAGTGACGCCACAAGGTTGTTATAAACCTCCTCGCTAGCCCTCTGATTACGGCGACTCCGACACCAACCCCGCATCCCCTCAAGCGCCCGCTCAAACCTCTCGATGTACGCCTCCACCCAATACAAACTCACCCGAGCGACATCCGACACCGGAACCATCTGGCTGGCAACCCCTTGCGCATGCCACTTCCGCACCTGCACCAACCCAATGTCCTTCCGATGCCCAACCACAACATACAAATCCCCACGATAAGCCACATACGACTCATGCTCCGGGTACTGTACTTCCCCACCCCCAACACCCTCCCCAACCCTACCGCGCACAACCTTGATCCGCTTAGCCATACCTCCCCCGACTCGCAAGAAACTGCAATCGATTGCAAAATCAACCCAATACCTATTACGGCCATTATACCAAGAATTGTATATACCTTCAATACCAGAAATATCGTAGGTAAAACCGCATACGACAAGGTCACGAATCATCGTAGAGTGGGTAAAGAATTGTATAGGGGCGCCCGCAAGTAAATACTAAGTAGAGAACGACTCCACCCTCCCCCGCACGAAACCGTGTTTTACCTGTGCGCTCGGCTAGATGGGTTCCCTGCTACGACCTGCAAACTTGTTGAGGGATCATTGAGGGATCAAAGGCAAGAATTGTATATAGTCATTCAAAAACTCGGTATGTAGAAAAAAGTGACAGCACGTACCTACATAAAAAAATAGAAAAATTCTATGCCCGATTTTTTAGACCGGGCATGGATATTGCCTAGGCTATCGCGCCATCAAATCCGCAATGGCTTGTATCGCGGCATGGAATTCATACGCGATGAAAGAGAGATACCCGCCAACGATGAATAAGGTCGATTTGATCATGGTTGTTTTTCCTCTGTATAGGAAGATGCCCCCCCTGCCTTTCGACTGGGGGGCGCTTGCGTTACGCGAAGAGCCGCGCAAGTTTGCCCATTACCTTATCCCGTTTGACTTCGTTCGGATTCAATGCCCAATTAAAGTACGATTGCTTGTGCATTGCGCGCAACTCGCGCGAAGCCGTTACATGCTCGAGATCCGCGCGGCATGCCGCATCGTATCCCGACTGTGCGATATCGGAAAGGCTGCCGGCATAGACCCGGACCTGTTCAATGCTGATCCGGACATGGCGCCTGCCATCGGCAACCTCTGAATTAATCGAGCGCGCGAAGATCCGCCGCGCTTGCTCTGCTGACTGCGCGCGACATAGGCGCATGCTATTCATATAGCGGATGGAGTAAATCTTGCCTTTGATGTCTGTTTTCATGGTGCGCCCCTTTGTAGGCTTGCCCCGACCGTTTGATCGGGGCGATTAGATTAGGAAAGTAGAAGCGAGAAAACTGCCTGCGAATCCGCGCGACCGCTTACGAGGTAGGCGTCTTGCAACTGATACGGGAATTTTCCGCCTGCGACCCGGACCATTTTACCGCCTTGTGGGGTATCGCATCCCGTATGAAGCGATTTTAGAATCGCTTCTTTATCCTTGATTGCCCGGTTGGCAAGTTTTCCAATCGCCGTTATGCGGCCATCGGCTTTTTGGATGCTCCCTTGCTTGCCATGGTACTCAATACCCCGAGCGATAAAGCGCTTCGCGATATCTGACAATACTGCAATTTGTTCAAGGGTTACGCCCGATACCGCTTTCGTCGCAACTGCTGCTGTTTTCGCTGCGACCTGTTGCGCCTTGCTGGGCGCCTTCGCCTTCGCCTTCGCCTTCGCGGTGGTCTGGGTCTGGGTCTGGGCTTGAACTTGGGTTTGCTTTTGGGTGCTCATGGTTTTTCCTTTATGAAAGAGTGCTACGTTTTCCGTTTTCCGCTCTCGCGCCATTCGGTAGTTAGCCGTTTGGTCTCGCCCGTGAATCTAGGGGTAGCCGCCTTACCTGCGACAACTGAATAGTAGTCTATGAATAGGTGCATGTAAAGGATTCTTAGCCATTATCTGAAAACTTTTTCTTCGCCATGGCGGCACAAATTGGCATGGGTCTTGCAATCGGTTGCAAAATCTCGACCTGTGAATAACTTCGCGCGGGTGGCGTTTCCTGTGGATATGTGGATAACCCGAAATGGGTGCGCGACCTACCCCGTCTGGATAGGTCCGGGGCAGGGCACCAACGGTCTGGAGCCACCCACCAGCAGCAGTCAGTCAGCACCAGTGCCACCACCCATCAGCACCACCAGCACTCACCAGTCACCAGCACTCGGCAGCAGTCACCAGCGCTACGCAGCGCTCAGGCAGCACTATGGTTATACGGCGCACGTGCCAGTATAGAATTTTGGGGCCGAAGCCCCGCAGGTTAACTGCCATCTCCCGGACGCAGAACCATACTGGTCTTACCATATGTCAGGGGGTAGAAGTTACCGAAATCATCCATCACCCCCGCCTTTATATCCATGCAGACCCCATCAACGTAAAGTTTATAGATCAAGAACCAGTACCACAGAGTACTGCGCTTCAACTCAGAGTATGTGCAGTGTTCCATGATGTACCTCTCAGAAGGTGTAGAACGCGTAATAGACGAGCGCGCCCCACGCGGTGAGTGCAATCAATTGCATTTCAGTGCCTCGCCGAAACGACGATATCGAAAACGCATTCCTCACCGACCTTGCTGTCGGCGTCGGTATCGTTGAGGTATTTGCAGGCGCGGTCTTCCGCTTGATCGCGGTCTTCGCCGTGAAAAACGCGATTGGTGAAGAGGTCACGGGTGCCTTGTTCATCGATAAGAAAGATACGGGCTTCGTACATGGTGCGTTCTCCTTTGTGAGGGTTCCATTATGGCGTAAGGTCAGTACCCCGCCCGCGTCAGGTTGCCGGCTAACCCACCACATATCACCACTTCAGCACCACTCACCAGCAGCAGGGTGCGGGAGGTACGATACAGCACCAGTAGGTTATGGTGGCGCGGTGCCAGCACAATATTTTAGACACAATAAAAAAGGGGCTTTCGCCCCCGTGATCAGCGATACACGTTGAGGAGGGTCATCGGGATGGAGAAGTCGCCTACATCAGGGATCAACTCGGGGTACTGCACGACAACCACGCAATCGCGCAGGGAGGTGTTGGCATGTGGCTCCATCTCGATAAAGTGAGCAGACTGTTTGGGACCGGCTTCGCGTTCAGCCTCGTTGCGGGTGATGTAGAAGCGGACATCCGGGTCACGGTCGAGGGTCAGTTCCTCCATGTCTGCTACCAGTTTTTTGAGTGCGCTCAGTTTCATGATGTGGCCTCCTGTTTAAGAACCTTTATTGTAGGGGAGACAGGGTACATCTCCCCCCGCCAGAATTACTTACCGAACGCGTCCTCGTTGTAGATCAACAAGTCGATGATGCATTTGGCGTCAGAGAGTGAGAGCCTACGCGTCACGATCTCGGTAGCACAATACTTGAACGTGTACTGCACGAAAGCGCGATTCGGCAGGCGGGTGAAATCCTCCGGCAGGATGACCGTCTTCTTCTCCGTATAGAACGCCTGATTGCGGAGCAGTTTGATCGCGTGGATACGGCTAAGGTTAAAAGCCATACCGCGAATATCCAACCACGTGGCGAACGGTACGACACAGTAACCGTTCTCTTCGAGGAACGCGCACACGTGGTCATAGAACTTGCGATTCGCCGAGCGAAACGGGACGGCATCAGTTTCGTTGTTCTGGTCGTTCATGGTAGAACTCCTGTATGAGTTGCGGGGTGGTTAAGAGCCCCTATCTTACCTCGTGCAATCGATTGCAAACTAATCAGCGTTATCGTGCATCCACCGCCGCCTAGCAACCAACGATGGTTTAACCCCCAGCTTTTCGAAGTGCTCATCACAGCGCTCCTCTAAACTCTTCTGCACCTTTTTGCGGGGGCGTCCTTTAGCAACCATACGAGCACCTAGACTCACATTACCTCCCCCAACACTACGAAACACTTCTATGGTTTCTTCATCCAGAGACAACAAAACCTTACGTACTTTAACCCCGTCATCACTCTTGAAAGCCATCACTTTTCTCCACGGTATATACCATAAACCCCCAACAGTATATACCATAAACCGCAACAGTATATACCATGAGGCACCAACAGTATATACCACGGCAGCACCACATTTCAGCAGCCAGCAGCACCACGTTTCAGCACTCAGCACCAGTAATCAGCACCACATTACAGGCTTCACGAACAGCACCAGTAGGTTGATGCGGACCTGTGCCAGCACATAATTTTCAACAATATCAGTAACTTACGGTAGGCCAGCACAATAGCAGAACAGCACGAATTGTATATAGCACATTTTAAATTTGTGCCAGCAGCAGAAAACAGTCAGGCCAGAGGGGATCGTGTAAGACAGAGTAACAGTAATATATAGGATTATTAATATGCCCCCCGCCCACTTATTCGCATACATAGCAGTAGCGGGGGATTTACTATTGATATAAGGTATCCCCCCGCCGGGCAGGTTTCGATGTGCCGTACTGCGAACGCATCATCTCCGCCCAGTTCTTATACGCCTGCTCGGGTGTATCGCCCCATCCAGTGACCGCCCCGCCCGGTAGCTGGCACTCGTACACCGCCCCTGAGCTACGCAGAATCCTGATGTGCGGTTTGGTTAATGTCTGATTGGTCATTCTGTATCACCCCGCGCTAACATCGCCGTCGAACAGAGACACACCGTATCGGTTGATTACCCACGTCATCAAATCACGGTCTGCCAGAATCTGGTGGTCCGAGAATTGGTAGGCGTCGTAACAGAAACCCACCTCTACTTCCGTATTCACATGTACGCGGGAGCAAAACGTCACATGCTTTGACCCGCCCCTCGTTTCGATGCGGATGCTATACCAAGGCCACAACTTATGGCCCTGCAGTGTCTGGTAGGTGCGTGATTCCATGTCGGTACCTTTTGCAATCGATTGCAGAATTACTGCCGAACAATCAGGCTGTTCTCGCGGTTGAGTTCTTCGGCCTCTTCGTCCGATAGCTTCATCAGGTACTCAAGCGCGGTCTCGTCCAGAATGCTATTCATGGTTTCTTCTGAAATACCACGCCACCCAGCGCCGGGTGCGCGACGCTCCTCAGCCAACTTGATGATGTCGCGTGCCCGCTCCCGATCTACAGAGTAGCGGAACATAACAACGTTCTGCAGCCATTTCATGACTTATACCTCCAGCGTCTGGATGGCTGCGTCGAAACCACCAAGCTCGTGCTGGCACAAACCATTCGAGACAAACGCAGAGATAATGCGGAACTCAAGTGCGAGACTCGCCGGCTTGTGCATAGCGACGGGTAGGAAGATATAGTGGAAAGGCACGGTCTTATCTGCGTAGAAGCAAACCCGAGACCCATCTTCACCTTCGTAGAGATAGGTATTCTGACCTTCATGCGTGCCTTTCTGCTGCAGGGTGTATTGCATGGCGTGGCTCCTGTGTGAGTGCCTATATTATAGGTGAGGTGAGGGTACCGCCCCTACCCCACAACATAGTAATCGAACCACGAGACATCGCTAGTACCCCAGCCATACGTGCTACGGAATACCGCACGGAATTTACCTGCGCAGATACGGTAGCGGAGGAACTGCGTGCCACAGTACTTGCCACGCCCCGCGAAACGGCGCGTCACCCTGCTACGGTTACCTACTGCCGGATTCTTGAAGCCCACATGGCGGTTACCGGATGAGGCGACGACATACAGTCGCTCCCGGCTCATCATTTTCTGCAGCGAGTTGCGTTTATTCACAGCCATGCTCCTTAAATTTGACTGATACTCTAGCCACCGTTAGGACATCCCACCTTACATGATTACGTTGAAGTGGAAATGTACGCCGGCCTGAACTGCAGACTCCCCGACAAAGACAGGGAAGTAACGCCCGTCACGCGTGGTCTGTATGAAGTACCACAAACCATCATTGCCAGACGGAGGAAACCTCTTCTCCACCGCCTTGATCGCGTTCAGGGGTGTGGCGTACGTTCTGTTCGCCTCAAGTGTTACCAGCTTAGCCATTGTGCTACTCCTTTGAAGTAGAGGTATCCTACCCCGCGCACCTGCTATCGAAAGCCGCAGCAACATCGCCTGTGCGTGCCACGTCTCTCAGCAAACCGACGATGTACTCAGGGGCTGCGATGTTGAGCACGCGTACTGTATTACGGAGGTGCCCACGACACACATACTCGATATCTGAATAACCGAAGTCAGGCGACTTACGTGCGTCGATATACTCCTCCCAGTTCTGGCCGATCTGAACGACACAGAAGCTGCCGGGTACGCCGGTATGCACGCGTACGCTCACGGTAGCACCTCGAAACGGTCGTGGATGGGTACAGGGCCGTGCCACTCATAGCCGGTGAGGAGGCGGCACATCTCGCGGAACCGACTGTCGCTGGTGTAGAGGAAGTTGCCACCGAACATCGCCCCCGACACATGGTGGGGCTGCGTGCTCGCCAGAACCACAGTCGGGATACTGCGGTGGCGGATCAAGAACAGCGCGGGGGTATCCGGGCTGGCCTTGAAAGGCCCATCGCAGTTTTCCACGACAAAGGTATCGTGTTGCGATGACACACCGTTTTTGGTGCAATCGCCCATGCAGGGGCTGCGATAGACGTTGGCGATTAGGCCCATGACACATTCTCCTGTAAGAGATTGAACTGCTGACGAAGACTATTGTAGCCGTGGCAGGTAGTACCGCTTTACCCACATGATCTCACTACCCACCATAGGTAAGGTAGGCTCCTCCCCGGCGACGCCCCGCACTGTACGCAACCATCGGTCGGTGTCGTAGTACCAGAATGTGCGTTTCGTCTCGTATGCCGAGATAACGATCTCCACTACTCGGAGATAGCCGCGCTCATCGCGAGTTATGTGCAGCGCCATGTTAGCGTCTCGCAGCCGTGGCCGGGGCGAACTCCCGGTCAAGCATTTCACGCATCTTGCGGAAGCAGCGAGTGAAGCGAGGCATGTTGTCCGCCTGTGCAGACTTGCGCGCCTCCTCGTAGAGCGCAACAGCGTGGGCTCGACGGGCTGAGCCTTGCCGATGCAGCATGGTCAACTGCTCTTCGAAACCTTCGCGAAAGGCCTTGCTCTGCCACGAAGTACCCAACCCATAAACCGGAACCTCACGAGTAAGGTAAGGCCAGTTCATGCGGTTGAGGAGGTGGGCAGCGTACATACCACGCGCCTTGAAATGTTCGCGATCCAGCTTCATGATCCTGCTCCTGTGTGAGAGATCCAATAGTACGCCCTGCAGTGTTTGCAATCGATTGCAGAACTACTCAGGTAGCTTGGTGTTATTGTCCCGCACCATCTCCAGAGCACAACGAGCCGTAGCTATGAACGCATCGAACTCCCGCAGCGGTTCGGGGTCCGGGTTACCAGCCAACACCCCACGCCAATCCGCGGCCTCATCCACCGCTCTTACTAACGCCTGCACGTATCGCTCGGGTAAGCGATGTGCCGTGCCAGTAAGTTCAAAATAATTGAGGTTATGCAGGCGTAGATCCTCTTCCAGCCCTTTGACCCGTCGTTGTAGGTCTAGCTTGGCTTCGAGGCTTGGAGCCCGCTTAGCAGCGTTTTTAGTGCGGGTTATGGTGCGCTTCAGCGCGGTAGCTTTGATGCGATGGCGTGCGTCATCCATTATACGCCTCGCCAGTAGCATCAACCCCCGCCTTTACCGATACAAGCTGCGCAGAACGCTCGCAGCGATACATGCGGACGGTGTACCCATCATCGGCAGGAAACAGCTTCTGGAACTTCTCGAAAAGCTCGACTGCTTCCACCTTGTGCGTAAGGCTTCGCGGGTGCGTTGCGAAAAGATGCCGGCCTTTATGCGACACATTGATCTCGTAGTGCATGGCTACTCCAGAATACGAAATACAGACTTGTTGATGTTACACCAGTCGGAGTAGTCCGAGCCCGGCACCTCCGGGTTACACGGCCTGTGTGGCTCGTAGAGATCGCACGAGCTACAACTCATGCCGACCTCTTCAGGTACGGACTCGTAGCGTACCCCTTGGATACGAATAACTACCCGTTCAGTCATGATGCCCTCCAAAACCCGCGAACACGTCGTAGTGTCCCGGGTACATGGTAGAAAGAAAGTGGATGATCGCCACCGTCGGGCAGTCCCGGACAATGTAGTGAATGACCATCCCCCGCAACTGATTGCCAGAGCCTACCAAGTACGCCTCGCTGCCGTCCGGGCGCAGCGTGACCCAAAACCCCGGGGCAGCGTACTTCTGCATGGTCTGCTGGAAAGCGATCATCTCAGGCGGTATGCTAGGCCTATCTGCAATCGATTGCATTTTAGCCTAGCCTGTTAGACGGCCATACGGCACTCTGCGGATGTACGACAGATCCGTGAATCGCGGTACGTTTAGCTACCGTAACCCACACGTACTTAGTGCCATTCAGCGCGATTTGCACCTGCTGCGATACGTGGGTGACCTTGCCGATATAGCCCGGTTCGCCACGGTCTGGAGGGCAACGAACAGTCTTTCCGGGGGTGAGGGCCTGCGCCCGTTCGATATCCATTACTTGCCTCCTTTACCGCAAAGCCCCAGCTTCTCTGCCAACTGGCGGTCACCTCCAGAGATATCGCCCCGCGCAACTTTGCGGCGCAGACGCTCCATCTCCGATTCAGCCATGGCCTCAGTGGGGAACTTGTCCAGCTTGTGGTGGATCTTGATGATCCCCTGCACATCACGAATGTTCATGGCTACCCCTCAAAACAAACAAGTAAATCGTCGGTCTCGACCACATAGGCCGTACCCAGAAGGTTAGCAAGCGCGGTGAGTTTATCCCCAAGCTCACCCATGCCGCGATCCCAGAACCCGGTGCCGTGGCGATTACGGGTAAGCCATACGTCGTGGCCGAAAGCGTCCCACGTGCGCCCCGTCTCAACGTACGCATCCAGAAGCCCAACCTCGTCACACTGCTTGAGAAAGTCGGCGACCGTGGCATAGGCCTGCAGTACTCCGTAACTCGAGAACTCAGAGTGCGGAGGTACGTTACCTTCGTCGTGCCCGGAGTCAGTAAACATGGCGGCTTCTAGGTACGCCCTGACCACAACCGGTATGACAGTCTGAATGTCGTCGTTTTTCATGCTTCCACCTCAAAAGAAGAGATAGCGTCGATGTACGTTCTGCGTACCTCTTCAGGCAACGCAAACATATGCCTGAAATGATTATTGATGGCTTCGGTCACCTTGTGCGGCACATACTCACGGAAGTGCTCTGCAAGCTCAACACTAGATACGGCGGGGTAGTGCTGGCCGTCACGTTCTACCCACTCAGGCTCGTAGATAGTCGCAACATGCCCAGTCTGCCTATCAATGCCGTCATACATCACCATGACGACAGGCTCCCCGGCGCGCTCGACATGTACGACCGAAGCAATACAGTAGTGAATTCGATATTTCATGATCTCTCCTTTGCGAGTGGATCTATTCTACCCCGAGACAGCTTGCGGGAAAACCCCAGTATTTTCCCGTAAATCGCCTCAAAACAGTGACGGCTGCCGCTTTCCTAGTTTAATAGGAATCACGACACAAGACCGGGGTATGGCAAGAATAGTCCTCAGAGCCGTCTCCAGATGCTCGTCATTAAGTCCGGGCTCGACGATATCCCCCGACATACCCACTCCATCACCTATCCGAACCTTGGACTTATAGAACAGGTCGAACATGTATCGTACTGGCGAGAGACCCTGTTCGCGATACGCTGTCCGCAGTTTGTCGGTATCCAGAGGCTCGATGCGCTCCTGCAAAAATTGCAGGTTTTCCTTTGACATTTTCATGGCTTCACCCGCGCCTCACCTATCTGGGCCAGTAGACTACGAACCACTGCCACCGCCCTCCGCTGTTCATCCGTACCATTAAAGACCATCTTCTCCAGTTCCTTGAACCACCATTGCTCCTCGCTGAAATCCTCGGTCAGAGCAACGAGCGAAAGACCGTACGCGGCAGAGAGTTCTTTGGCAAACTCTGCAGGAGACTTATTAGCTTTACGGCGCGGCGATTTCTCTGATCCACTGGTATCGTCCTCGCCGATTACTACACAAGCATTTCGCTCGACCGCAGCCACGTGTGCCGACAGGTGAGGTAACTGCTCTGCAACACCTGAGCGAATGTCGACCATGAACACCGGTTTATCGGACTCGTACAGGCCGGCTGACTTGAGTTCACGACTGATCTTGCCAGCGGAGCATACAAGAAACAAGCCGCGCTCTACACCGTCAAACGCGTGAATGCGTACCAGATCGCCCGGTCGGGTATGGCACACTTTCCGTAGGTCGATAGTACGGTCATCAACTTGCACGGCTCTGCTCCTTTGCGACATTGATAGCGTGTGTGGATTCGATACCCGCCATAGCCTGCCACAGGCTCTCCCGAAGCTCAGCAACGAATACGGTAACCAGAGTATTCTCGCTGCCCGGCCCACTGAGAATGGCCTGCTGTGCGATGGCGTGAGTGAGCAAGTCGCAGGCTGCTGCCATTGCCGAGGCAGTATACGTAGCCGCGAGCGACACAATCTCCGCATCGGAGATGTTCGGATCTTCGCGGCGGGCGTGGATGTTGTGCAGTGAAGTATAGACTTTCTGCATGGACTCTTGAATGGCTTGTTCGGGGCGCACGGCGTTACTCCTTAATTAGGGTGTAGAAAGATGGTACAACTATGTCCCCGCGTGACACTACCCAGCGAGAGTCCTGCCCGAGAAACCGTCTCAGGTGCTCGTTATGTACATTCTCTACATACAAGGCCTGATAGCAGCGCTTCTGTCCTAGAAGGTAGCATGCCGCCAATATCGACTTCATCACCCCGCGCCGCCGGTACGGCTCCCACACGGTGACGTTAGCCACGTCGATGGTTTCGAGCATGGCAGGCTGCTCCATACCGTCCAGCGTAAAGGCACGGCGAGACCCCATACGGATGTATACTTCACCGACACCGGATACGTCATACCAGCCGTTACAGCGATATGGTGACTTCTGTAACGCCGCAATCAGCGCGTCCTGTGCATGCAGTACTCCGATGTCGTGTATCTCGTACAGCATGGTTACCCCCTCGCAATGTATACCCTGCGCCACTCGCGGAACTCAGGGTTGTCTCCGATCTCCGCCCCGGCAGCTACCCGGTTGTGCAGAAACGTACCGGTGGCCCCAACGTAATAAAAGCCTGCGTAGCAGCCCTGCTGCGAGAGTACCATCTCGACCGTGTGTGCTACGCCAGCCATGAACGCCTCTACATACTCCGGCGTCCAGCGATGAGCGTGGTCTGTCCACGACTCTACCGGAGCGGTAGCGCGTACGCGAAGGACACCTTCTGCGTGCTGCAAACACGCGTTGTAGTGATCGATAGCAGCCTGTGCTGCTTTGGTGGTTTTGCGTGCCATGTGCGGCCCCTTGCTGGTCTGTGAGCCCTCATTATACGCGAAGGCAGTACGTTCTACGTGGCAGTGCGAAGGGCATCCACCATGTCTTTCGCCGTATCCGCAGGTACAGAGAAATACACCCACCCGCGATCATCGAATAGGCAGGTAGCCCCAGCCTTCTCCAGCGGGCTGTGGGCACTCCAGCCGCCCGGCCAATCGAGGGTGCAGTCCTTCACTCGCAGAGCCCCGGTTCCCGATAGCCAGCGTAGCAGCATACGGCTACCTCGACTATCCGTAGGTCCAGAGTACTTCGCTCTACCGTACGCTAGCCGCTTCTCTGCGGCAGGTTCTTCTGGCGATTTTGCAATCGATTGCACGGTGGCGTGCGCGTCGTATCGCGCCCAGTTGTAGTAAGTGCGCAGTATATCGCGAGGCGGTTTCGCCCCCCAGAACTCCACGTATATATCCACATGCTTGCGGAAGATAGCTGAGCGGTATGCTCTCTCACTGCTGGAGATGCTGAGGAATTTGCCGGGTCGCGTTCCGCCTGTCCACGCCACCGGAGCGTTGGATGGGTGTTGTACAGTCATTTTGCTCTCCCCTCAGCGTTGGCCTTGTTGATAACCCGCAACGCGATGTCGCAGGCCTCAAAGACCGCCTTACCGCGCAGCTTCTCTTTATTGGCGTCATTCACGGCGTCGTACACTGCAATGAAGGCAGAAGCCGTGAACACGTCAACCATCACCTCGTTGACCTTACGGTACTTACGCTCCTCCACGATCTTGCGGATCTGTGACACTCCCTCTTCGCCAAGAGGCGACAGGCGGAGTGCTGCGATGTGTTGTTTCTTGGTCATTTCAACCCCTTTGCGGTTTGTCTAGGACTAGATAATACCCCCGACACTGGTGTGCCGGGGCTTCACTGCTAAGGTGTGTTGCTGCGCCGTATGTTCGGACATGGCCCGAGTATCACATCGGCTAGGTAACCATTAGCGCACAGAGCGCCAGCCAGCTTCCGCGCACTATGTAGATACTGATGCCCACACGTAACATGCATGCCGTTTTCTTCCAGAGTACCGATCACCGAAGAGGGAAGACACGACTCACACAAAGGTATACCACCGATACTCACGTGGTAGTTTTGCATATCAAGGTTTGATGCCTGACACCGCGCCATCATTGTTATATCTCCCGCGCGCAGCATAGCTTTTCTCGTAAGGTACCGGTGCATGTTTGAAAAACACAACTTGACCGATAGCATCGCCGGGGCGCAGACGAATACCGTACGTGCAGGACAGATTGATCAGTTCTAGGGTTAATCGTGACCCATGCCACCCAGCATCACACCAGCCAGCATTTAGGTGCTCCAGAAAAATGCGAGCCATTGACGACTTCAGCTTGTACTCGGCAGAAATGTGCGAAGGCAGGTTAAAAGTCTCAGTGCTTGACGCAAGGATACCCTCCCCCGGAGCAAGCACATACCCGTCTGCCCGGTGAATACGGACAGTCTGCATGGATGGTTTTTCACGGTTGGCGTAGTCGATGATTTTACCGCGCCGCTCGTTATCTACCAACACGGTATCGGACAGGTGGATATCGAGGGACGCAGAGTTTACATCGTTGAAGGATATCGGGTACTCGTCGGTACCCGTAACCAGTCCTTGCTCGATCAATTCACAAAGTTCAGTGTAGCTAAGCAGCATAGTAGGTCTCCTAAGTGGAGACGTAACTATACCAGACCAAGACTACCCATATAAGAACCCTCGTCCTCGATAGAGAAGCCGTCTTCTACCAGAGACTTCATTACCCGCAGGCGGTCGCTGAGTTCGCCCCCAGACCACGAAACTACTACTGACCGTTCTACGTCGATGCAGTACCCGCCGCCTAGGGCTGGCCTGATTGCCGGGTTAGCTACAGCATACATACGCTCGCCGATCTGTTCCCCGGAAACGGGGCGTGATACCTTACGCATCACAAGTACCACACGTCCTTTGGTCGTTGCCATGTCGAAGCCCTCCTGTGTGAGAGACTTAACTATACGCTACCCGGCAGGCTTACGGTCTAGCACAACGCTGCTGTAGAAACCACCACCTTCCTTCGGGGTTCCATTTACTACAACACGTACCCTCTCGTCGGAAGGCTCAAGCACACCGCGATACTCGGTCACAGTGAGTGAGATAACATAGTAATCCAGACCATCAGCTTGACTGGTCTCGAAGCCTACTACGTAACCGTACCCCGTGAAGTCCGGCACGCCCACGAGATCACTTACCACAACGCGATCTAGTTTCTTGACCAGATAGACCTCGGGGTCTAGTCCCGCCGCTACCAGACGGATAGTATCCATCGCAGGAAAACTCACGGGTATGCGCTGCATATCAGTCGCCCTCCTGCAGGTCTTTCAGGTACTCTTCGGCTTCTTCCTTGGTACGGAAAATCGTCCACTCTGTGCAGTCCAAGTATCCGGGCATGGTGAGCCGTGCCCCCCAGCCGTCCCTGATCTCAAACTGCGTAATGTGACAACCCTGCACAAACGAGTTCGCCAGAGAGAAAAGTTCGTCGAAGGTATCGTCATCCTCAGTAACAACGCAGCTATGCGCCCCGCAACCCACCAAAGAGCAAGGCACGACTTCGTCACCAAGCTCCGAACTTACAATCAGCCAAGAGTCGTAACGTACTTGCGGCGTCATTGAGCCACCCCGCTAAGATGGTGTTTGTACGCCACCCCACGAAGTACGCGTGTGCGGGTCTCCTCAGAGATACCGCGCTCGATCATGTGCATTCCTGCAGTAGCTCGGTCACCGCCGCCTGCGAGGTAATCGATCATGTCATCAATGAACTGGGCGGTGCCCCAGTCCCAGCGCCGCTCCGAGGGTGGCGCAGTACGCTGGCTACGAATCTGTGCTTCCATGGTTTCACCTCACTGGATCTGAATGTCGCGCTCGACCATCAGGTGGTCTGCTTGAATCGAGTATGCCACAGACGGGCGACCTTTGGAGATGGCAGCAAGAAAAGCCGCCGCCAGATCGAGATCAACCCTGCCGGTATCGACCCGGGCCTTGAAGCTCTTCAGCCCTTTGGCAGTGAGTTTGACGGTCTCTGCGCGTGCTTCCATATTGCGCGCAGTGACATGATAAGTGATGGCGGTATGGCCCATCAGGCGCTCCGCTGCCGAACGAAGTGCAGACTTGCCGGTCAAAAGGCCAAGAAACTCCAGTGCGGCATGCGTGTGTGCCATCAGGCGGGGACCGGCGGTAGGGCGAGCGCCATCCACAAGGTAGTGGAAACCCTTACGCGTCGGCTTCAGTGTGACCGCTACGCGCTTCGAAGTACGGGCAGTGGTCGTGGTGGTTACGGTTTTGGCAGTCATGGCGTTTCTCCTTTGTGAGACTGTGTGGGTATGCTACTACTTGAAGAGTGCGGCCAGCTTGGCAGAAATACGCTCGCTCTCTGTCTGGGCGACAGGCCGAGGCGTTCTGGGTACCCGGCGCACGTGCACCGACGCGGTAGGTGCGTCCAGTTTGTGTTCTGGCTGCGTCACGACGGGTGCTGCCGGTACTGAGGCGTCCGACCGCGCAGGCCGATAGCCACCGCGCCGTGCCGGCTCCGGCACATGTACTTCGTCCTCGTCGGTTTTCTCTTCCTGCGTACGCCAGAGGGGCCAGCCCTCCTTACCAATGGTGCCCTCAGCGAAAGCCCCATACTCACGACGTACCTTCAATACGAAGCTGTCACCGACCTTGCGCGGTCTTGCCAGAACTGTCGCTGTCCCGGGCACATTACCATCCGGCCCTACAAACTCAACTGCGTTGCTGTAGAGCGTGTCGCCAGTACGCAAGGCGCGAACCTGCTGTTCATCAAGCATCTTGTTTCCCCTTTTTGAGATTGATTGCAATTATAGAGGAATCACGTACGGCTTATCCAACCACTTACCGAGCGGCCAAGTAGCGTTACGGGTCATACAGTGTGTTTCGTTCTTCTGTACTACCAGTCCGTCGATAGCCTCGCCCGGGAACACCGAGTTCTCGTACCACTCCTTATCAGTCCGGTACTGCGGGGCGTAATACACGGTACCGCGCTCCGGGTGATTCACTGGGGCTTTCGCCCACGCAGGTACATGCTCCATGGTGTAGCGATTCACATAGAGTTTTTTTGCCTGACTGAAACTTACAATGCGGTCCATACATCCTCCAGCGTAGATACTCTAGCCAGCCCCGAAGGCTGGCTGCAGTACCCACTACTGCTTTTTCTGCTTTTTCTTCTTTTTGCTGGGCTTCTCCGGTACGTCAGGTCGGCAGGTTCTCCCCAGATACTGGACGTAATGCTCGTCAGCCTTCTTACTGTACGCTTTCACTACCTTGCCGGCCTTGCGGTGCGCAGAGTGGTACGCACGGAAGGCGTCGGCCAGATCACGTACGGTGCGGCCCGCGTGGGCGTCGTCGCCGAGGATCAGATTGTTCGATACGTCCATCGCACGGTCGTAGAGTTTCTTCATGTCTTTGCGTTTCACTTGACACCCTCCTTGGTGTAGATATTCATACCGATCACGGCTCCCGCGCCGCCCTCGATAGACTTGTTGCCTTCAGTGGTGGCGATGATCATCGTCTTGCCGCTGGCAGACGGCCCGAGGCGAATGTTCAAATCGACCGTGATCGTCATGACGCCCTTGTCATCCACGGAATACGACGCGTTGCGACCGACCCTGCCAGACGCCGGGGTCCATGCAGCTTTCTTCGTTGCCATTTGTGATACCTCCTGTTTGTGGTGTATGTATATTACCTGTTCTGTACTACCCCGTAGTGAGCACGGCTTGCCCGCCGTACTGAATAGAAACCAGATGCTCAAGATCAACGATCTCGTAGCTCGCGGTTGACACGTCGTCCTCCCAGCTAGAGCACAGATCACGACCTATAGCGTCGGGGTCGCAGTCGGGCGTGTGTGTCACAATATAGGCCTCAGTACCGGAGCCTGCGGGTGATGATACAGTTACTACGATGGCTGAAAGCATGTGCGCTCCAGTTACACAAAGGTTGGTGTGAATGTGTGCCAGTACCGCATTTATCTGCGCGGTAACCGTACTTTTATCCTACCTTTACCACGCTCTCGCTCGATGGCACGAGCAATACGGGCACGGACAAGACTATGCAGGTCGAGAGACGCTACATAGCCTACAGGCCGGATTCTACGAAACACGATCCTTCTTCGAACTGACAATTGAAACCTCCGGAACAGCAATACCGCACCGAGCATCGTGCGACCCGGGTAATGAGTCAGCCCACCCGGCCCGTGTGCGGTGGTGTTGCAGGATGGCCGCACGCAACCACTCAGCTAGCGCGGCCTCGTCCAATGCCGGCCCTGATACACTCACGAACGATACAGTGACCGTAAGTGCCACATCGGGCGGCTGTCGGCGCTGCCTTGTTATCCTACGCTGCACGTACGGCCTCCGACAGCGTGACGTGCTCGCGCGGAAAACGGCGGGTGTATGCGCGATTAATGCCTACCCGCTCCACGTACGCCTCGGCGGCAGTGAAGGACTCAAAACCCATGGGTTGGCCCAGAGAACCATCGGCGGCCTCCGGATCACAGACAACCTCGCTGCTGGTGAACAGTAACGCTGTTAAAGTGACAATACGGATACGCCACACGGCATGACGTGCATCGAAGTAGATATCGTACATATGTGCTCCCTTTACAGAGTGGGTGTTATCCGCGAGAGTCAATAAGATCAACATACGCGGTATGGCATGCTACTACTTGTTCAGGCGTTGCCCGCGTAGCAGCATCTGGACCGAATTCACAGATCTCTTTTGGTGACATATCCAGAAAAGCAGCTACCTCCCCCAACGCCTCGCGTACCGCAGTTCGCGTGCGCGCATCCACAGGGAAGTCAGGTGAATATGTGTTGGACAGAACTCGCAAAGTGCTGTTCTGGTTGACCCGTGCCAGCTTGGCTACAAGGTCGGTTGGTCTCAGGTTCGGGTACATGTCTGGAGCCTATATGCGTTGTATGGGTTACCATGATACTACCCCCAGCGAGGGTAGATCCCTCAGCGGCGTACTCGTCTTACTCTAGCAGGTAAGGTATCTGGCGGGTACGTCACCTCCCCGGCCTCCGAGGGGTGGTTCTTCAGGTAGCTACGGATACCTGCCGTAAGCCACTCTTCACCCTCCGGCGTAAGCTCGTAGTAGTCAGTACCTTTGACAGTCTTACATACTAGGCGAGCATTTCGCTCCATCACCCGTGGTACATACACGCCTATCTGTGCCTGTGCGGCTACTACACTTACTGGTCGCAACCCCTGCGGCCCGGCGAAGCAGTTCCATATGTGTTTTTTCGTGCACGGGTTGTCTTTCGTAAACTTCGCAGGCTCAGGTCTCATTTCGTCACCTTGAATCGTTTCTCGGCCCACACCGGTAGCTCTTTATAAGGCCATAGGTCGTACATGTCCCCTCGGGCAGAGAATCCGAAAGACCACACGTCCCCCCAGTCCTCAAGAAAGAACTTAACTTTACCGCCCTCCGCAGCCAAGGCGGTCAGGCCTACAAGCTGCGCAGCAAAAGGAAAGAACGCCGTAGGCGGTACCACCCGCACACGGTAGAGAACCTTACCGGTGTCACCATTACATACCGACACAAAAGGGCTTACTACCCCCGCGTACAGATCAGGCCCGCCATACGACACAGATAGCGGCCATTGTTCCTTATCGAAAATCATTTCAGCAAGCTAACCATCCAACCGAGAAATGATGACACCGGGGACGCCGAAGCGAGTGCAATCAGTACGATCAGGCCGCATATCACGGTAATGATGTCTAGTAAGAAGCGCATTGCTATATCTCACAGATATTCCCCCTTTTTGGAGAGTTGAAATCGATTGCGATTATACGCTGTGCCGCCTGTATGCGGTTGACAGTCTATGGGGCAGCTTCGTGCCGGGGGGTATCAGGCAGCGCTCGTCCGGTGAGGGGAGGGAGGAGCCGGACGGGCGCCGTGCGCAGGCACGAAGCTGGCCGATAGACTGTGAAAGTGCAGGGGGTATTGCGCCCCCTGCGGTGTTGGTGGTTGCAGCAACCCATACGGGAAGCCCTCGAAGATTCGTAAGGCTCAGGGCGCCTAACTTCGTACAGGGATTTTGCCTAACCTACAGGCGTCATCCTTACGCACATAACACTTACCGCCTTAATCTGACTAAACCTTACTACCTTTAGCCTTAAACCATGACACTTGAGGTTGCCCATTGAGGGACTTGCCTTGGTCTGATTAGGAGTCAGATGCTTAGCACTTACCCGGCTTAGCTTAGGCCTGATTAACGATTTTGTCTCCGCACGTCCGCTGCAACGTTAAGCGGTTACTACTCTACCAGATCATTGATTGCGTTAGCAACCTCCAGTGCTGAGTCGATGCGGAGTGGTTCGGCCTTCAGAGCAGAATACCGCTCATCACGGTGCTGCTGCGAGAAATACCGGCGGATCTTCACTTCCAGCGGTACGCCGCTCGACTGCGGCAGGTGGCCCTCTTTCAGCCCCCGGTCGGTAAGCACGGCGTACGACTCCATCTCCATCGCAGCCAAGTCCTTGCGGCGGTGAATCCACTCGGCGATGGTCTTCTCCACCGATACGCCGTCCTCTGTCTCGACAACCACGCGTACCAGAAGGTTCGTGCGCTGGATGGCGATACGCAGGCGCAGGATCTCTTTCACGATATCTCGCCGTGCGTCGATCCATGATTGCACCTGTGCCGCCTGATCTGTGTAGCGCGGTGTTTCGTGCGACAGGTCCGCGCAATGATTGCGGATACGCACCGCGAGATCGTCGGCCTTGATCTTCAGTTCTTTGAGCTTCTTCAGCCCTTCGATGATCTTCATTTCTTCACCTTGTACCCAGAAAGTTCGTAAGCCCGCGCCCGAGACATGATATACCACCGCTTCGGGCGACCAGAAGTATCACCGGCAAACACATCAAACTCTTGCTTGTCGTAGGCCAGTGCCGCCGCGTCGAACATACCGTTGTCTACGACGCACACCGGCACCATGTCCTCGGAATCGAGCGCAGCCCGTGCATCCTTCTCGCTGCAAGCCGTGGCACCGTACTCGCGCACAAGGTGCGCTCCCTTTCCAGACAATGGCCCTTGGATGTAGTAACCCATGCTACCTCCTCTCACTATTACACCTAGAAAACACCGAATAACGTACAGCGTGCGTTATTCGCTGGTCTCTTTGGTGGGGTCGCAAACCACACGGCCCCTTCCTTCAGGTCTCTATCTGCTATTTAGGGGGCTTTGTCGGTAGCAGAGCCCCACCATCTAGCCGTACTCCAGATGCGGTGCCTTCGGCACTTTTCTCGGCACACTGGGGGTTGTCGCAATCCGTGAGATTCTGGCGGGCGCACCGCCCGGTGGCGTACTGTATCCGACATCAATGTACGCCGTACTCACGTAGGCCCCGCAAACGGCAAGCGCGGCTGCTACCCCCATGGAGAACGGCAAGCATACGCGGATTACCAGTCCGCCCATACGTGCCGCAACGTTCATATAGTCCCCCCTCGTTCGTGTTTCTCTATGACCGTACTTTACCCGCAATCGCACTGTGTGGCCGATCCACATAGCGGATACTTACGATGTGCGTGTGCGCGTATCTACATCGCCCACGTTACCTGCAGCAACCCAGAAGAGCCGCACTACCGGTCCAGCGCCACCGATCTGCAGACAGTACAGCGCTTGGCACTCAGAGAGTTCGCAGATTATCACCCAGTTACGATTCTTTGTCAAACACACTAACACAGGCAGTAGTAGGGGCGATACTGTGCCAGTACAGAATTTTAGTCCCCACACAAGGGCTCTGGTAGGTGGCCTAGTTGACTGACTACAAAATCGAGTAACGCACCGTGACTCACTGGGGCTGGCGGTCGGGTCTTGACCTCACCCGTAGACGGCTCTTGATTACGGCTAGGTGCAGCATACTGGGTATCAAGACGTTGAGAGAATTTCACGAGCCGTCCGTTCTCCCACCCGCGCGACTGCTTTACGAGACCTGACGCAGCCAGTAAGGCGATGTACTTGATCGCACAAAACTTAGTGACCCCTAGGTAAGAAACCACATCATTGACGGTGACCATACCTATCGCGTCTACTAGGTAAAGTACCTGACTCAGGCGCTGATCGAGAGCGTAGGCAGTGGAGTAGTTGGTTCGCGCTGACCACATACGTGTGGGCCTAGTGTGTCCTTTCGGTAGCACAGTCTCGCAATCAAGCAGTTCACGGTCGCGCATCCATATCAGGAAAGCGCACATACGCCTACCCAGCCCTAGCGCCTTGCGGATGTCAGGCTCACGCATCGGGCCTCTGCTCTGTAACAGACGCAAAACCTTGTCTGTCGTGGACCCGGGGATAACACTCTTCATAGTCCGCATTAACTTACCTCACCCCTAGATAGGGGGCACCGTGTGCCAGTACCCTTTTTTCAATGTTTCGTGGAATCTACCGCGCCGCTGATAAGTGAGTCGGCCACATCATGCAACACATCAGCAACGCAAGCTAGTGAATCCTCGTCGTCAGCTACACCCTCGACAACAAAGTTAACCTCGCCATCGTCGGAGTGGTAGACCGTAATCACGTATACATCCACGGTATCTTCGTCTTGCTCGTATTTGTGTGTAGTCATGGTAATGTGCAATCGATTGCAAAACTATGCGGATACACCGACTACTGAAATACCTTACTCCGGCGACACGGAAAAATCGTCGTCTTCGTATATGACCTTCTTCATGCTACCTGCCGGGCGATTACCCTCCTCAGAATACTTACTGAGCGCTACCAGCCTAGCCGTACTCTCGTCGCTGGTCAGACTACCACATACCGCCCCGATCCTTCCAATACCCGGAACAAACACACCCCACTGGTCGTATTCCATCTCACACCTCTCAACAAAAAGCCCCTTGCGGGGCTAGTCTATTTCCTGTGCTTCTGTACGTACTTGAGCACAGCCCGCACACCATATACAACCTTGACCAATCTCACCTCACGAACCTTTGTCTTTTTCTTGGCATCAAATGTGTCCAGTGCCAAGTCATAATCCGTAGTCCGTAGCGCGCGCTCCACTACGCGATTGGTCATGACCACCTCGACTACGTACACGATGCACCTGTCAGAGGTATCTGTTCACCATCTCAAGCTCAATCGCCCGATAGACCTCATGCCTGCCGTAAGCTACGAAAAACCTACGACCCTCCCGCAAAAGCATCAACGGCCACAACACTGCAACCACCGCCAAGCAGATAGCCGTATATAGCCTGCGCTCAAGACGCGTAACGCTACTGCGGGTATGTCGGTAGCTCAATGTCTGATACACGTAGCCTGCATACACGGCTGAGTGGAAAACCACTACTACCTTAAGCAGGCCAATAAACGCGTAAGATATGCACCCAAATGCGATCCAGCTATCCTCAATCATCGCCTACTCCCCTCGAAACGTTCACCAAATTCCGCACGGCCATTACCTATTACCTCGTTACCTGACTCGGACACCCAAGTACTGCGCTTGGTCAGCATCGAGTAGTAGGCGCCGGCCACTGCATCCGCCACATCCTTACTGCCATTCACCGGGTGATCGACTTTGTCCTTATCGTCATCGTACTCCAAATCAAAAAGCTCGCGGATCAGTACCTCCTGATGGTACTGCCGTATGCGGTTATCGTTATAGGCGTCACGCAGGTTTTTGTACGGTGCGGACGTTCTGTCTACCGAAATATTACCAGTGCGCATACCTATCTTGCGCCACTGCTGTACGGACTCGATACTAAAGATACCGTCGTATGTTACCGCCCTGATCGGGTACCCGTATACATCACGTAGCTGCCGTATCCATGTACGAACCTCCGCAAAATCTATTTCATTATTGGAGTCAGGCTGTATTGAGCACGCCATCTCAATGGTAGCGATAGGTAGCTTCTCGATAGCCCCATTACTGCGTGTAACGGAGGTGAGGCCATCGTATCTCAGCATGGCGATACCACAACTGTCCCCGGTCTTCGACAAGTCAACGTGCACATAGCGCGGACGTGAGGGGTCGGTACAGTAATGGCTGTACTTCACGACCGGCATCCCATCCACACCTAGAATAACGTTGTCCTTGTTGAGGAACGACTGGATACCTTCCTCCTCCCCGGCAGACACAGCCTCGTAGATCTTGAAACGACGGGTAATGAAGGGGGAAATAGCCGAGGTGGATATACCGCAGATGTCTCGTAGGGCGGAATGCGGGTCTCTCTGGAACTCCGTCTCATACTCGATGGGGATGTCTAGAACGCGAGCCTCTGGCGGTACGGCGTCCCCGTCCTTCAGGATACGCACATCGTTGATCATGTCGTTACCGACAAGCAGCCTAAACTTTTGCCCACAGAAATTTTCTTGAGGTTTTACCTCGTATTGCGGCCTATCGTAGATGTAGATACCTTGCTCGTCGTGCTGCAGAGCCTGAGCCTTACGCTTGTCGGTAAAGTCCCCTTTATAGCGGGTTGACGATGACGTACAGAGTATCCCTATCTTGGGTCCGGGCTTGGTGAAACGACCCTTGATACGGCGGGTCATTGCACTGTGTATTGTCTGGGCCTGATCGTAGACCCCAGCGCGGCCTGTGGTTACCTCTGCCTTCTTAGAACGTAGCACAACGTTCATGAAGTTGATTTCGTCAATGATCCCCGAAAGTACTGCTTCACCTAGGATCGAGTCGGCGTCCACACCCGCAGGCACTACACGGATGTTCTTCTCCTCAAAGATCATCTCGGACTCAACCAGCTTGCTCGGTCGTAGGTGCTTCTGAAAATACGGGATGTGCTCAATCATGTGGCGCAGAGGGTCGTAGATAACCTTCTTCGTCACGTGCGGCTTAGCGGCCATGATAGCGAACACAATAGAGGTCGCTTTCGGCAGGCCGTAGTAGCCTTGCGGGTTGTCCAAGCAGGACAACAGGTAAAGGTGGTATAGCTGGGTAATCTTCGATATTTCCGTTTTTCCGCTACCTGTGTTCCCGGTGACGTATACACTACCGTTGCGCCTCGCCAACCACATACCCGTAGGCAGTGTGAAGCAGTAGCAATACCCATCACTGGCTTCAACAAGCTGTGCTTCAGGCCCTTTAGGCGAAGCGGACATGGTGTATTCAGCGGAACGACAACGCTTCACCCTATACTCGACAGACCGATTTCCCCCGCGATCTTGCCACTGCATGGTAGCCCGTACCCCTGTAGCGAGATAGGCGTACTGGATGAAATCAGCTTCCTCTTTCTTCGCAGTGTAGAACTGTTGGTGCCTCGCGGAGCCATCCCAGTGCATTACCTCGTCGGTAACAATACGGAGCTGGTCCTGTGTGCAACCCCACCAACCCTCGTATGTCTTGTTCCGTTGCGGCGCGTAAAAACGGATGCGGCGGTAGTCTCCGTTGTGCGGTACTTCAGTAAACGCAATACCCGCCTCCTGAAGGATACGCCTAGCCCTGCGAATTTTCCGCGGCTTTTTTACGATCACATTACACCAACTGGAGTCATCCCTTGTATCAAAGGAGCCATCGGCATGAACCATAACCATCACACGGATCTGTTCGTCGGATAGATCAATCCCTACCCGCCCCGTAGGGGTAAAGGTAGATAGGAACTTACCTGTGAACCCGGTAGCAGTTCTATTGTGGTTCTCGGCCACGTCCTCTGCGGACATCTCGCAGATTTCCCCGGTGTTCCTGTTCCGGTAGATAACGCGATGCCCCGGAGTTAACATCATATCCAGACCGCCCCGAGGTGCGAAGTGGTAAAACATTCGGTGGCGGCGGCGGATGTACGCCTGCGGTGTCACAAACTCTAGAGTACCGTCTACCGAGTATTGACCGACAAGATCACCTTCCTCAAAATCGGAAATATACTTCCAGCCGTTCGGGGTTAAAAACTCGGTTAGCGCGTCTACACACGAGCCCATCAGAAGAGCCTCATGCTTGGCCCCTCCTACCTGACCTTTCCACCAGTACTTGTTAATATCAACGATGGCTGCGCGTACTTCGGGCCACAACGATATGTCAGTAGCCCCCAGAAACTCCGACCCCGACAGAAACTCTTCTATGCCTACCGGAGCGTGCGTGAGGTGCTTCATGAAGTCGAATAGCACCGTATCGTTGTAATACACCTTGCGCTCTAACGCGGTGGCGTACATCTCACCGAACAGCTTATTCTCGCAACGTTCAGCCTCCTCCCACGCCCCTTGAACCATGGCGCGAGCCTGCTCGCTAACCCCCGGCGCGGCACCCGGGGTCCGTCGTCTCCCTACGCGGCGGGTGTGTGTGGCAGTCATAGGTCAAGATTCTCCTGATCGCCAGAATCGATAGCGTCGTTGACCGCACCGCTGAGGTCACCCAGACCGCCGGACAGAAGGCGCTCAGTATTCTCCATGAGGCGACGAACATCGGACGTACCGTTACCGTCCTGCGCCTTGCGAAAACGCAACACGTCATAGACACCTGCTGTCTGGAAGAAACGGTGCATGTCATTCTTGGCGGCTAACGCTGTACGTACAGCCGCAAGACGCATTGCGTAGGGTAGGTCGTTCTTGGAGGCGGCGCGCATAGCCATAGCACCAGCTTCCTCGTAATACCCCTTGCTGTCTCCGATGATCTCGTCGATATCCAGACTGCGAGACGATGCGCGATGGCGCTCCTTCAACTCGTCACGATCACGATATACCTGAGACACAGAGATACCAAGCTGGTTTGCTATCTCATCGAGCGGTACCCCACGCATCATGAGGCGGTGTAGTAGATTCAGCCGGTACTCTCGTTCGTAGGTGGTAGAACGGCGGCGCACCTGCGCCAGACGCCCCTGCGGGTTGAAGTCCTCAGACGGCGTCCCCGCGATTGTCTGTGGTGGCTCAGGCGGCGGTAAAGACGATGGCGGGGTATTGACCATCCTCTCCACACCGTCATTGATATTGCCGCCTTGCTGCTGCGTGGAGTCAGAGACAGAAGCCCCCGAGAACGCAAAGCCTGAACGCCGACGCGAGATGCGACGACCTACAGTCTCTCCATTTTCCCTGTCAGCCATGTTACCCCCCAATAGTGCAGATGCTGGTAGAAAACTGCAGCCAACGCGACGTTACGACATAGTCGCAGAACCCGGCTTGGATGCACATATCCTCAAGCCATGCTGGCGAGCTAGTCCACATCGAGTTCTTGAGTGCGGCAGACTTAGCCGCAATCTCCGCAATGGTGTAGCCGTTGCGGCGCCTAAAGTTATGGTACTCCCTAGTGAACATAGCGTCGTACGTATGTGTCACCGTATCTTTCTGCCCTAGCAGCAATACCCCGCCCGGCTTGAGGTTATCCGCTGCCCAGCGCAAGGCCTTCAACTTATCCGCGTCAGCCTCGATGAATTGCAGAATGTAGAACATAGATATCACATCTGCCTTATGCTCAAGAGGCTGCAAGTCTTGAGCATACCCGGTGATGACTTCCACTTTAGGCATATCGTCTTTCAGTCTAGCCATCATGTGTGGTGACGAATCGATAGCGGTAAGACGCAACCAGCTAGGAGGGTGGCGCTCCGAGCATTGCAATTGATTGCAAATAGCACGGAAAAATTCTCCCCGCGAGGCCCCGACATCCACTACATGCGCCGACTTCGTATCCCACACGTGGGACAGTAGCGAGGCGTGCATACGGTGTACTTCATCGTACAAAGGTATTGACCTCCGGGCCATATCAGGGAAGATCAAAGCCACCTCCCCGTCGAAAGCGAACTTGTCACCAGTAGGGTAGTGAATAACCCTCCCATTCTCGATCTTCAAAGTCATGAGTATCACCCACAGTTGTTGTTAAGGCAGCTTGATCCCAAGACGCTTGCCAAAGCACTTCTTAGCATACGTACTGAGCCCCATATCCGCACCATCTGCATATGGTAGCTCAAACTCCAACTCCAGCGCCTGAGATAGTACTTTAGGGTTGACGGTCTTGGGTGACGACAGCTTGAAATAGAAGACGTTCCCGCCCGGCCAGTACTCGCGCTTCACCCACAGGCGAGAGAACATAGCCTCTGCCTCTTCCTGTGTATGGAACTTCTGGATCTTGGGGGACTTAACTACGTCACCTACACGAACCCCCGGCTCTGAGTCGAATACGAAGTAGTTGGCCTGACGGATGCCGCCATACTCGTAAACAAAGTCAGAGATATCCCTGCAGGTACCATAGGTGACTGTGTCCTTGCTCGACAACGCATTGACGATGGCGAGCACAGCCATACGATCTTTCGGAAACGGGATGCTGTTGAGTACCGATGCCAGAAAGATCGAAGTGAACACACGACCATCCGCAATCTCGGTAAGGAACTCTCGGGCCTTCATACGTGAGTAGTCAGGGGACGGCACGCCCACCCCGCTCTCAGGGTCGATGCGGTATGGCTCAAACTCGCTGCAAGCCATGCCACGTTCTTCCAAGAACGGCTTGACCTTGCAGAGACCAGCACCAAAATCCAAAACGCTAAGCCCGTGCAGATCACGGAAGTTGCGCCAGTATTCCGGGCTGTATGAATCGCGGTCAAGTAGCGTACGCCCCCCATTCGCCCAGAATCTGTAGGCCTTCGGTACGTTGCCTCGATTGTTCTGCGGGCGTCGGAAAGCCGAATACCGCATCAGTCTGGCGAAGTCCTCATCTACGTGGAAGTCCATCGAGAGGTAGTTCAGGAAGTTGAGAGCTACCGTAGCGTACTCGTCGGGGATACGGATAACCGGCCACTCCGTACGCCCCGCCTCCTTCGCCGCGAACAATCGATTGATACCGTTTACGATCTTGCCAGACTGGGAGATGACTACCGGGATCTCGATACCCATTCGCATCAGGCTGGTAGCTACGACTACAGCTTTCTTGTCGTAGCGGTCGCTATCGTCCTTGCCCAGACCTCGAATGTTTTCATTTTTGCAATCGAGTGCAAACCAGTTCTCGTGATCAAAGTCGGGCAGATTATCCGCAGCCTCAATAACCGTCTCGATATCTAACTTATCCTTGGCCTTAGCCCCTGTATCCAGTGCCCCAAAATCGTTCGTGGCGCGGTTGAACAGGATGTTGATACCTTGGATGTCTTTCTCGGCTACCTTGATGGTAACCACCGGGATGTTTTCGATGCCCATCTCGGTAGCTACTCGCTGACGCTGGTGTCCGGACAAAAGCATACCACCCGGCGTGGAGTACACAGGCATGATAAACCCGAGTTTAGCGAGCGACAATCGCAGTAGCCCTAGTCTGGCGTCGTCTGCCTTGCGAGGGTTTTTCTTGTCAGGCTGCAGCGAGCTAATAGGCGTATTCTTGATCATGCCATTACCCCTGTGAAATACCGAGACGCCGCTTGATCTCTGCGGTGATGGCGGTCTCGTCGTAGTCGCAAAGCTCTCGTACCCCGCTTACCCAGTTCCGGTACTCCGTGGCTGTGATGAAGAATACCAACTCCCCCAACACGAACCGTGCCGTAGCTGGTGCGCGCCGTTCCGCGCGTCGTGTGCGGTCCCGGGCCTCTTGGTCTACGAGGTTATCGACATTGAGGCAATCGTCGGCCACAGCATCCGAGAGACAATCAACCTCTTCCTGCGTAAAGCCGTAACCAACGAACTCAATACCCGACCCGGTAAGCCGGGTGATCTCGACCGACAGTAGGTCGAAGTCCCAGCGTGCGAGTTCCGATACCTTGTTATCGATGATACGGAACGCGTCAATCTGGTCTGGGGTGAGTTTGTCAGCCTTGATAGCAGGTACTTCATTAAGGCCTAGGGTCTTAGCTGCCTCGACCCGGGTGTGCCCCGCCACAAGTACATTATTAGCGTCCACGACTACGGGTACAAGGAACCCAAAACTACGGATGGAGTTAGCGACAGACTCGATAGCGGCAGCGTTATCCCTCGGGTTCAACTCGTAGGGTACGATAGACGAAATGTCCAGATAGTGCATCTCTACGCGAGGCACCCCCAAAGACGTAGCAGCCCGTACGCGACTGCGTGCACGCCTTACGTGTTTCTTTGCTCCCGGCATGTCCTTACTCCTTCACCAACGGCTCAAACCACTTTGCTTCGCCCGCACAAAGACTTAGCACCTCACGACACGCACTGCTCGATAGTATGTACAAGTTATGCGGTCCAGCAACCCATCCGGTAGTAGGGTCAAGATGCTCCACTAGATTAGGATGCCCACACAACCCGCTAGCGTATGTACTACCAGCCGGTACACTCTGCCAGTGCCTGCAATCCATGCAGGCTAGTCTCTCGCCCATGCTTCACCTCAGCAAATGTTAGGTACAAAAAAATAGGGCATAGCCTCTCGACTATGCCCCGGTACTACCGTGAGGGAAGATTACTCTTCGGTACGGGCACGGCGGGCGGTGGTCTTGCCTGCCGTCTTGCCCTTGGCGGTGGAGGCAGATGCTGCCTTACCTGCCGACTTGCCTGCCGACTTGCCTGCCGTCTTGCCCTCGGCCGGCACCTTGATCTCGGGCGGGGTGTCCATATGCTCGACGGCCCATTCCATCACGATGTGTTCGAAAGCATCCGACAAGTCTTTCGCCCCCATCAGCTTCGCCTGAGCCTCCAGTACCTCGGTGACTGCCGCCCCGGCGTTCTCGATCAGGCGGAACCGGAAGGTAATACGCTTGACCTTTTCGCCCTTGCTGGCGCCGGCAACTGCGTAATCTTCCTTGATCGTATCGACCAGATCGCTGACCGACGAATTCTCGGCGACCTTGACCAGTTCTTCGCCGAGTTCGCCAAGGTCATCGACCTCTGCGCCGCCCTTGAGCTTCTGGCTCATCAGCGAGGCGATCTTGCTTGCCTTGGTCCAGCCGATCTCGGCCACCTTCTCACCGCTGATGCCGGCGAGGTTGAAGTTGACGTAGATCTCGATCAGGTTCATCGCCTTGCGGTACTCGACGTTCAGGCGTTCCTTGACGTAGAGACCAAAGCCGCCGGCCTCGCGGTAGCGCTTGTCGGCCTTGTGGTGCAACTTGCCCTTGCGGATATGGTAGAGCACGCCGCCCAGCTTGTAGTCGATTGCCGCGCTGTCATTGATCAGTTCTTCGGCCAGATCGAGGACGTTTTCGGCCTCTTCGACCAAGGCTGCGACTTCCTCGTCTTCGTTCTCCAGATCGGGCAGATCGTCCTCGTCGGCCTCTTCTTCGTCCTTGGCCTTCGACTTGGCGGGAGCCTTCGTCTTGGCGTCAGCCTTGGCAGGAGCCTTCGCGGCAGTTTTCTTCGCCGGAGTCTTGGCCTTGGTTTCTTCCTTGGCAGCGGCCTTGCCCTTGGCGGCGGTCTTCTTCGGCGGCGGGGCTTCTTCCTCTTCTTCTTCCTCTTCCTCGTCGGCTTCCTCTTCCTCTTCTTCCTCTTCTTCCTCAGCGACAGCCTTGCCCTTGGCCTTGCCCTTGGCGGCGGTCTTGGAAGCAGCCTTCTTCGGCGGCGGGGCCTCTTCTTCCTCACCGTCGGCAAGCTCGACTTCGTTGAGGAAGACATCGACAATCAGGGTCTTCGGGTTCTTGTCGCTTTCGGCCTTCTTCGGGTTGAATTCCGGGTTCGCCATCTCGACGCTGACCAGTTCCTCTGCGTCGTTTACCTCAACCACCGTGTAGGTGTTGCCTTCGGTGAGGATCTTTTCGTTGTCAGGCATCTCCTCGGAGTAGCCGAGGAAATTGACGGTGTCACCGATCTTGAATGCTGCTTTCTTTGCCATTTTGGGTACCTATCAGTTGATGGATTGTTACCGATGCGTGGTTACTGCGTGGATGAATAGTACTACGTTCTTCAAAAACTGCAAACGCCAGAAAATTTGATATCGATTGCAAACTACAACCATTGACAACCTGCTATCGCCCTGCGCTGCGGGTGGGTCCGTAAGCGAGGCCTCATTGTAGTATGCGTCGCCATCTCGCCCAACTTCAGAAGCGCTGCCGCATCGCTCTGGTCGGACGTTGCAAAAGTTACCCCCTCTGTCTCTTGGATGAATGCGGCTACGTCCGACTTCTCGGCACGCCCTGAGCCAGTAGCGAAAAGTTTTAGGCTCGTCGGTGGAACCGTCAATATAGCAACCCCACGACGGTAAAGCAATAACTTAATTACCCCGCCTAGCTCCCCAATACCGAAAAGGTTATTGCTGTTGCGCGGGCCTTTACCATACGCGTAATCCTCGTAGGCTACTACTTCAGGTTTGTACTTATCCAGATAGTAGGCTACGGTAGTTTCTAGGTAATCAAGACGCTCCGACCCGCGCTTGTTGCCGGGCGTGCTGATCCTGTTAGCGCACAGCCTCCCCCCGACATCGCGATAGGCAACCCCAAAGCTGGTAAGGCTGGGGTCCATACCCATGACTATCACGAGAAACACTCCATAGCTACGTGACACTTCTTAGCTTCTGGGCAATTTATCGTTGCGCACTTGGTACGTACCGGTAGCTCGCCTGTCTCGCGAAAACGAGCGAAGGCCTTTGCGTCCTCGATGTAGTCATCAATATGGCGTAGCGCGGTATCACAATCAATAACGAACTCTTTGAAGGGCTGGCCTTTAAACACAAAACCCTTGGTGACATATAGTACAGAGACCGTAGAGGTGGTACGGAACCCCGCCCGACGCATGAGATACCAGTACATGACGACCTGCACAATATGGTCAGGCTTGGCGCGTACGAGACCCTTCCACTCCTCATGAGACATCGATTTGATTTCAAGAATGTGGTAGCAGTTCTTGGTCGGTTCTTTCAGGATAACGTCAGGCGAACCGCTAACCAGTAACTCCGTATCCTTGATGTCAATCTCTACATACTGATCGAGAGGCCCCCCACAATCCTCGCAATGCAGATCAGCCACCTCAGCATGAGAACGACGCTCCTCCAAACTGGCTCCACACTTGCAAGTCCAAGACCCCCATAGTGGCATGTCGGGGTGTCGCACAAGTGCGCTCTTCACGTAGTCGTGCAAGGCACTACCCTGTGCAAAGGTCATTGCCATCGAGTGCGTGATAGGCTCAGTAGGCATAGGCATCCCGTGTGCCTCCGACAGCGCTATCTTACGTACGCACTTACCTACCACGTCGGATACGTGCAGGTACTCGCCTCTCCGAAACTTGTCACGCTTGCGCTTAGCACTAAGAAGCAAGTCAATTACCGGGGTATCATCTTGCCCATAAACCACTACGGGTGAATCGCCTTCCGGGTCAGCCTTTTTACGGCGCACTACTCTGGATTTGGTAGTCATGTTTGCAATCGATTTCAACTATGTTTAGAGACAAGGTCGTCAAGTACGTAACTTGGTACTACGGCCACTTCTTTGATTCGCTTGCCGTTGCCATCGTTGAACTCTATCAAGATGCAGGGAAGCTCCTCGCTCGAAAGCGCAGCCTCCTCTATCTGATTAATCATGTCAAGGGTTACAGAAAAGCTGCGATGTTTAGTCGTCTTCGCCTCAAGCCGTAGAATACGCTTGACCCTCACATCCCCCTTCTCTGCTTTACTACCCGACGCTACAGTTTGCCTCCCCCGCAGCCTGATAGACAGTTCTTTCTCCTGTTTACGAGATCTGCGGTAAGAGGCGTTACCGTGCTTGGTATCGCGATTCAGAAAAGACTCGCGACTCATACGAGGAACCTCTCTACGAAGTACTCAGGCATACCAAGAGCCTCGGCCTGACTTGCAATGAGGAAGTTACGTAGATCCCAGTACAAGGAACGATCTGCGTAGAGTGCGCGCTTTGCGTGCTCCAGCCCCTTGAACTTTAGCTCATGAGACCAAAACTCAAGAGCCCAAGAGCTACCGCCTCCAGTGTACGCGCCAAACTTTTTCGCGTAAGCCAGCATGGTACCCGCGTCGTCGATGTCCCCTTCCTTCAGGCCGAGATCGTCGTCATCTTGCCTCAACAGCCGGAACTCACCGGTACGGCCACCGCTATTCATCTTGTTCTTGGTGATCTGGAAGCTATGATCATTTACAGTCACAGCGTCATTACCGATCTCGTCCTTGCCGGTGTTCTCTTTGTTCTTCATCACGATCTGTAATGACGTGGCGAACTCCAGCGCCCTGCCGCCGGGGATGGTCTTGGGTTCGCCGAACTTTGCAAACCCGCCAATCTTCGAACGGTACTGGTTCAGGAAAAGTAGCCCGATATTATGGCCGCGCCTACGCTCGCGAATCATGCCCGCCGTAGCCTTACGGATCATACCGCCAACTAGCCGGGCCTGAAGACCAACATGTGCATCCTCGGCACTGCTTTCGATCTCCGCCATCGGGGTGAGCGCGGCGACAGAATCAACAATCACCATAGAGACTTCTCGCGTTCCGATAAATGCATCGATAACATCTACCGCTGCCTCTCCAGTCTCCGGCTGGAACAAGACAAGGCGATCAAGATCTACGCCGAGTTTAGCCGCCCAAACAGCGTCAAATGTACCCTCTGCATCTACCAATGCTACGGCCTCGTCCGGGTACTGCCGCTGGGCGGATGCTGTCACCTTGCAAGCAATAGTGGTCTTGCCTGAGTGGCGCTCTCCGACAATCATGGTGGCTCGCCCTCTCGGGATACCGCCCAGTGTCTGGAAGTCCAAAACAAAACTACCCGTAGACACTCGCTCCGGCTGTACGATGGTCGAGCCAGACGATACGCTGGTGTCGCCGAAGCGTTTACGTACCTCTTTCAGCGTCTGCTCAAGCTCGTTAGCGTCGCTGTCTTCCGGTACTGCAGTCTTCTTAGGTCTAGCCATGTTATTCCTCCCCGCCAAGATACTCGGTTATCTCTTCGTCAAGACGCTGCGCAACATACTCTGCAACCTCGTGAGATACGCGATCCACTTCCTCTACGTAGCACGGCATATTGACGGTGATGTCTACCCGCAGAAACTCGTACGACCCTGTCTCTTTGGTTACCCCGGCAGAGACCCCTACGTACGCCGGCTGAGTGACAAACTTGCGCACACTCAGCGTACGTTGCTTTACGGTGGGCGATGCCTGCCCTGTAACCGAGGTAGATACCACCTCTACGGTTTCCTCGGAAGCCCCCTCACCGCTGGGTCGCACCCGTCTTACTCTCCCTGAATCCATAACTCACCTCACATATGTCGCGATCTGTAAGCCTGCACCGCCTGCCACACCCGGTGAATTGTCACCTGATGCTTGGCAGTAAAATACGAAAACTCCCGCTCGTGCCTGACAATCTCACTACGGATAGCCTCAAGCTCCCCATAGCTATACTGCTTGTACTGAAAAACCGTGTCCTGCAGGATGGGTGGCGGGATAAGGCCGTTGGTTATCCAGCGCTTAAACCCGAGCATCGACCTACCCATAGCCTCTGCCGCCTCCGGTACCGTATAGACCTCAAGGTAGCGTGGCCTGCCCTCCTCACCATACGTGACCTCTCGATTGACCCCACGACACAAGAGACCATTACGCAGAGCGCTATCCTGCTTTGGGTGCTGATCCCGGTAAGCCTCTCGCTGCCTACGTTTGATACGTTCTGCTAGGGCGGGGTCACTAGCGTATTGTTGCCGTCTAAGCTCGTTTCGATCCGTAGCTTTTTCAGGCGTGCTACGTTCTGTCTGGCTTCGCGTACCAGATCGTCTACGTCGATTCGACGCAGTCCCTTTCCTATTCTCCATCTGTATATCTCCGCAGAACTCGCCGCGTAGTCCTTCACGCGCTGTGCAAACTGATGATCGTTACGGTAAGAATTAACATCCCGCAGGGTCACCCATATAGGAACCAGCTTACCGTCTCGTACACGAAGAATTCTACCGTGAGCCTGCTCAGCCCTAGCCCTAGGGGTGGCATCCACCCCGCCGGACAGTTCCGGCACATCCACGCCCTTAGCGAACATACCGAAAGTAGCGAGCAATATTTTTATCTTGGCAGGCGTACTACCTAACATCTCCGCCTTAGTTTTCTTTGACAGCTTCTTTTTAACCGGGGTGAGAATGACCGGTGTGAATTCCGTACCACGCACGTAATCCATAGGCTTACGTAGCGGTCTCGGATTTTTACGGTACGCCCATACCGTGTGGTAGCCGGTATATACCGCCGACTCGTCCTCCGGGACACCCATACAGGATAGTAGTACCTGTAGGGCTTCAAGCTGCTCGATGCGGTCACTAAGAACAAGAACAGTTCTTCCTGAGTCATACAGCCATTTAGCCGCTGTGGCTAGTACCAGATTTCTGTCGGTATCCTCCGCGACCTCGGACAGCATTCTGCCCGTCTTAGGTGAGACATTTGCATACCACGAGTAAATGCTTGAGTTCTCAACGTAGTACACATACGAGGTGTCGTGCTTGTCTTTTAGCTCTGCCCGAACCGCCCCAAGGTTGTGAGTAAGCAGAGTCTGTAAGGCATCGCGACGTTCGATAGTAGCGGACACGCCGAACCTAGTACGGGCCGAGAACATCATCAACGCCCGCGAGAATGTCGGAGCACCCGCCGTATGGGCCTCGTCAAAAACAACCACGCCGAAGTAGTCGTAGAAAGACTCGCTGTACTTTCTGGACACAAGCGTTTGCATCATAGCGATGGTTACATGCTTGCCTTCGTAGTCCGCTCTGCCCCCCTGCACTATACCTATCTGGTCGTCGGTAAGGCCTAGTACGGTCTTGGCTCGATCAACCCACTGGTCAAGCAGGTTTTGTTGATCAACCACGACAATAGCGTTTACCCCCAACTTCTGGAATACAGACAACGACATCACCGTCTTACCTTTACCGGTAGCGGCGGATATCAGAAAGTCGTTACTTTCATTGCAAGTCTCGAGAATCAGATTTACGAAGTCTTTCTGGTAGGCGTACGCACCTGTGTGTTTGACTACTTTAGGGTAGTCCATATCCTGCCCGTCAGACATACGATCTTCAAAGCCTAGACCGTGATCTGCAATCAATTGCAAACCGTAATCGCGCGGGACAGCGACGTACTTACCTTCGTGCTGGAACGCCTCTACATACAGAGGGTCTGGCTCACCCATTTTGTAGTACTTGATAGTCAGGTCTGACTCCAAGTCCCGGCTTTCGAAAAACTTACGTGGGAGATACACCGCACCGGATACGTAGGCTTTCATGTGGTATGTGCGGAGGCTTACACCCCCGCACCCTTCAAAGTGTATTACCGACCGCGACGCATGGATACACGACGGGGGTTGCGCCGATTAACCTTCTCTTCTTCTTCCTCTTCTTCTTCCTCTTCGTCGTCTTTCTTCGCTACCGAACGACCACGACGCGGTGCGGGACGGGTCTTGGCGGAGGCCTTGGTATCCTCCTCCTCGTCGTCTTCCTCTTCCTCCTCATCGTCGTCGGTGTCGAATGGCGGATCGTCAGCCTTCTTTGCCGCCGGGCGACCACGACGGGACGGTTTGGTCTCCTCTTCCTCCTCACGAGCGCGGCGCGCGGCGGGGCGGGTCTTGGTAGACGAACGACCACGGCGTGGGGGTGCAGCCTCATCGTCCTCCTCATCGTCCTCATCGTCCCCTTCCTCTTCCTCCTCACGAGCGCGGCGCGCGGCGGGGCGGGTCTTGGTAGCTGCCTTGGCTGGAGCCTTACCGCCTGTCCGCATACGACCGCGAGCGTGCTTGCCTTCGTCTTCTTCCTCCTCATCGTCCGCTTCCTCATCGCGGCGCGAGGTGCGACGGCTGCTACCACGACCAAGCGCTGAGCGTTCATGCTCGCGGCTACCGGGAACCGGCTCGCCGCCTACCAGCGCACGAAGTTGATCAACGTCGGGTTCAGGGAAAAGCTCGTCATAGTCCAGTACTTCGTGACAGATCTCCTCGTGACGCTTACCGTCCTTGTCCTTCCACGAGCGAGTGTAGGTCTCAAGCTCCTCCTCATCCACGTATTCGAGTAGTTCGATCTCGTTACCGATGGACGCATCCTTGTCAGAGTCACGGGTAAACTCGATCAGCGCCCCCCGCAGAGTATTGCCCTTGGCCTCGGCCTTGGCATACATGCGAAGAAACTTTTTCTGTTGCGCCGGCTTGACGACCAGCAACTTGCGACTGAACTCGACTTCGTCACCGTTCTTGGTCTCAAACGGCGTAAGGTCAATCACGGTAAGGTACATCGCGTAATACGCTTCCTTGTCCGTGGCGGCGCACACTGGGCAGTTGTCGTACTCCGCGACGCAACCGGTGAATGTATCCCACTTGCCAGTCTTCGGATTCTTCAGGTTGTGCTCAAACCGGAAAAAGTACGGCTCCTCATCGCAGATGATTGCCTGTGTCGTCTCACCCACCGGTACGCGGAACCGGAACGGGATGTTACCTTGGTTTTTGCGAGCCTCGGCGCGGGCTGCGGCGCGTTCACGCTCTGCCTCGGCTTTTGCACGCCCTTCCGCACCGCGATGTGCAGAGGTTCTTGCTGCCTTACGAACCATGATTTACTCCTTGAAAAACATCAGTGATTGCTGCTACCAGCGCCCGCGAAAGACGCATACTCAAACCAACACGGTAAAAGACCATAGGCTTGACGGTATAGATATCGAACAATTCACTGCCGTACCCCGGCATCGAAGCCAAGATCACGCTATCACTGCCGCCATAGGCGGAACCCGGTGTAAGAAACAGTGTGGCGGATTTAATCCGCCGTTTCTTGCTCAATCTCTTATCCGTAACGCTCAGGGTTACTCCCTTACCTTGACGCAAAGGGCTAAGCAGTCTAGCTGCTATATCTATACCCTCGTCGGCGTCAGACGTAATACTAGGTAGGCACGGTACAACTGTCAAACTACGATTTTTCTTGCCGCCACCATGGATACCATCTCGGCTTCGCTTAGCGACCCGGGATCGCTTTTTGTCTTCACACATTTACCTCCCCCTACCTTCCTACGTTTGGGGTACCGGACGTAACTTACTGGAAGATATGGCAGCAACGCCTCTATCGCCTTATCCGTAGCATCCCTACCGGCGTTGTCATCGTCGTACATCAGTACTACCGGCTTACCTAGATTGCGCAAGATTTTAGCCTGTGCTGCCGTAAGCCCCGCATGCATAGCGGCGACTGCCGGGAAGCCATACATAACGGACTTCGCGTAGTCGAAAAGGCCTTCGACAACCATCACGTACTCATCATCCGGTTCTAGTAGATGCGAACCTAACAATACCTCTTCCTTAACCAAACCAAAGTAATCACGAACCTTTGGGTCTACATCTTCACCTGTAGCCCTGCCCGAGAAACCTACCAACCTCCCCCCGGGCGTAAACACTGGAAATACTATGCGCTCCTCTCCGCGAGAGTCCGCAGGGTCTACCATTAGTTGCAGTGTTTTCGTAGCCCACCTATTGAGGCCCCTACTCTTCAAGTAAGGATGCCCTACGGCACTATCGAACAGATCCATATAGATGTCTTCGTCTAGGAACTGAAGACGTGACCGGGCTCTAGCCTTCGACCCCCACTCAGGCAACGCACCGCCAATAAACTCGGTACCGTCGATAGATTGACGCAACTCACGATACGAGTCCCCAGTAAAGCCCTCCAGCCGTCGCAGAAGCCAATCGAGCGGGCCTTTGTTCTTACCCCCGCACGCCCAGCAATGGTAAATACTGGTGCCGCCCTCGTTTATCGAGATACCTGCAGAAGGCGTGCGATCTGTACCACGCTCATGCGTCCACGGAGCCAACACACACCTGAAGGACACCCAACTGGGATGGTCGATCAGTTCGATATTAGGCCCCGCGACCTCACTCATGAATGCGTGAATACTTTCCCGGTCCATCACTTCACCTTGCGACTAACCTTGGTAGTGTAAGGACCGGGCTTGGCCGGCTTCGTCTCAATGATCTTCTCCAAGACCTTACCCGGCAGGATGGCCTTAGCCTCGGTAATGGATACGGTCACCGCGCCGTAGAATTCCTTATCACTCGCACACTCCTTACGGAATGCCGCAGGGTCAATAAAGTTCGTGGCCCGACCTGTAGATTGAGCGCGGGTGGCGTAGATATTCTCGAACTGGTAGGTACCCAGCTTCAAGTCGCCCATCAAGCCGTTAAGCTGGACTAGCTCCGCCGCAGCAAGAGAAGTCAGACGCGCAGCCTCCTCCTGCTTTTCTGCAATCGATTGCAAAAGCCGGTCCATCGTATCTTTGTGTGGGTTTACGTCGGCCCCACCCCGGCGAACCCTTCTAACGCGTATAGCCATATGGCCTCCTACGAAAGTTACATTATACCTGTATCAATTTCTTTGTCAATCGTACTCGATCAGGCCGTAGTTAGGCGGATCAGCTTGTTCTACAACCTCGATATAGGGCGCATCGTCGTCCTCTGCTGCCGAGAACACGCTGAAGTCGTACGGCTCATCTAGTGTGAGACCCTTCAACTCAAACGTATCACCGAAATTAATACCGAACGATACATCCGCGACAATAGGGCACTTCATGCGGATACCAAACCACTCCTCAATCGGGTTAGTCTCCATGTACCACTTGAGGGTCTTGGCCCCCCACTCAAGGTGCTGCTTGGGTACCAAGCAATAGATAGCGTCATGCACGAACGCTATCGGAGCAAGGTATCGAGGGTCGATCTCTTCCGACAGGCGAGACATCGCCATAACGCCAAGCGAAGAAGCGAACTCCTGTACAGGGCTATTGATCGCCTGCCGGCCTGCCTCCTGCTGCACCATCTCATCCTCAGAGTCGATCATTGGTAGATGGCGTATCCGCCCACTATACGAACGTACCTGCTTATCGCGCCTAGCCATATTGCGGTACTTCTCGTGCCATGCTTCCAGCTTACTGTACTTGATGAAGAACTGAGACCGGATGCGCTGCGCTTCATCGTCGGTAAATTCAACACCGTATTGCGTCTTAGCGTAGCCGATAAACTTACGCCAACCCATACCGTAAATGAAGCCGAAGTTCACAGCCTTAGCTTTCTGCCGCGCGTCCTTCTGCTCCGACACCGGTAGTTTCAAGAATGCGGCCTTAGTAAGACCCATCACGATTGTGGCTGTCTCGGTATGGATGTCGCCCCCCTCACGATAGACCTTGAGCATCGTGGTCTCGTTGGCTTCATCTGCAGATATTCGTAGCTCTGCTTGCGATAAGTCGGCCTCTAAGACATAGTAACCTTCCGGAGCTACAAAGCAGCGCCTGTAAGCCTTAGCCATCTTCCCGCGCTTAGGGAAGTTCTGGCCGTTAGGGTCTTCGGAAGACGTGCGCCCAGTACGCGCCGTGGTCAGACTGTAGGTAGGCCTGACCTTAGCTGCGTGTATGTACTTCTTTTTAAACCCGCGAACACTGGTATTAAGCAGCCGCTCGTTTTTAATGTACTCAGACAACTCAATCGTGAAAGGGCAGTCGTCATGGAAGTACGGTAGATGGTCCTTGGTGGATGTGCTAGGTATTCGCTTATCTGCAGACAACTTGGCCGTAGTCTTTGTGAAGACTTTGGGCCTCAGCCGGAACCCGTCCCTGTGTGTAAAGAGAATGTCCCGCACAAATTCTGCCCGGGAAAACTTCAAGGCGTCTTCTGGTTTCTTCTTCTTCTCAGCAAATTCTTGCAGGTGCTTACGCTTGATGCTGCGCGGTACCTGCTCTATCAGCGACGAATACTGCTCAGTCACCATGCCGTCCATAAGGGTCTCGAACGCATCCAGTGCATCTTCGTCTACGTCCATCCCCCGCAACTCGATGCCCTTGAAAGTGTTAAGACCCGGCAAGGACACATACCGGTAGTGATCAAGTAGCCGCTTATCGGATGACACCTCTTTAATCAACTTCTTATAGAGCCTGAAGCCGCTATCCGCGTCACCGCAACCGTAGTTTATGAGTTTGTCTAGCGGCACCTCCCACATACGTGACTTATCGGTAGTCGCGTTGAAGTGGTCAGCATACCCGGCCATCTCAGGCACCCACTGTCGAACCAGCGTATCTTGGCTTCGCGATAGTGAGTTCTCGTCAAGTAGCGTAGCCAGCATGAGTGTGCACCCGCCGATACGGTAGTCTATGCCCTCAACACCGGCCATATACGTAGCGTCGTACTTGGCGTTCTGGCTTATCACCCGCGTCTTGGGGTTGCATAGTAGCCTACGCAACTGCTTGCGCAGCTTGGCTTTCGCTCGTGGGGACGCGGGGCGCTCCGGGTGATCCCACACAAGCATGTAGGACTCGCCGGCCTTGACAGTAAACTGCATCGTGAGGATAGCAGCCGCTGGGTCAAACTCCTTACCGCAGGTGTGCGGGTCGTAGTCGCGAACGTCGTGCTTACCTTCATGGAACCACGACAAGCCGGTGTTTTCCGTGTCGAAGAATAGAAGCGTAGGCTCCATGTCGATCAGGAACTGCAGATCGTCAATGAACTCGTACCGCCCCAGCATCTTGCGAGACCGTACCCGAAGGTTGAACGATACGTCGCATAGCTCGCTCAGGGCACGGCAGTCCGCATAGAAAGTCTGCTGGTGCTGAGGGTACATCGTCACCATACCCGGGCTGAGCATAGGGAAAACGTGAGTGTCTAGCTCATCGCTATGCTCTACCACCCCGCGAACTTTGGTGATCTTAGCTGCCCGCGACAGTACCTGTCTGGAGGCCTCTGCACCAAGCGGTATCACCGCCTCCGGCTTTACACGCTGGACGAACTCAACCATGTGCGGCCTACAGTGATCCCTGATGGCTTTCTTCTCTTTGGTGCTGTACTGGTCGGCCTCGTGCGGGCAACGAACCTGCGGGTAGTAGCAGAAGTCATCCCTCTCAAACCCCGCAGCCTTCATGGCCTTACCGAGCACGGTACTGGCGCTATTCGATAACAGACGACCCTCGCGTGCGTTGTACTGCGATGGTGTATCTGTGACAACGACAAACCGCGACAATGTAGAGCCTTTGTGGCTCACTGGCACCCCCGTACCGTGCAGGGGGCAGCCTTCGCAATGCTGGCTATACGTCACGCCGTACTCTCCTTCTACGCCGGAACATTTCCTGACTCTGCACAGCCATCGTATCGCGCAGCGCGTCAAGTTGCTCCTCAAGGTCTACAATCTTTTCGCAGGTGGCAATGAGTGCCTGAACCTGCGGGCTATCCTGATGCTCCTTCACGAAGAAGATCTCATCTAGGCTGAGTAGATACGCGTACCGGTCCATGGCATCCCCACTTTGCAATCGATTTCAACCAACCCAATCGAGATCGGGCTCACCGTCCTGTGTCTCATTCCCGATCTCTTCTGGCGTCATCTCATCCATGTTTACGGGTCTAAACGAGTAGTGGTAGAAAACAGTACCTGCCTCCCCCTCGCGACCCTTAATCAGGGTACCTTGGCGCGTGACTGCCTCGCGACCCGGCAACCCTTCCTGTAACGATAGTATTACCGAACTGTGGGTAGAGATGGCGTCACTATACGCGATGGTCTCAAGTGACCCGTCTTTGCCTTTCTTTCCAGATAGCCGGTTGTACTGTGATGTAGCGACGATAGGCAACTTGCGGGCGACAGCAATCTGCTTCGTCTCATCGAAGATTGCCGACACCTTGTCCGGACGTGTTACGGCTTTCTTGTTGTCCGAGTTCATGAGATAGATACTGTCGATGTAGCAGATATCCGGCCTGAGTTCCTGTATGAGGATATCAACGTCAGACGGGGTCTTGCGAACGCCCCCGGTGAAAAAGTGCGCCCTGTCGGTACTCTCTAGGTCATCAACGTACTGCTGCAGTCTGCGCCTTGCGTAGGTTGATAGACGGCCTCGTCGGATGTAGTCAGCGCCAATACCTGTGACCAGTGACATGAAGCGGCGCGACATCTGGGTGATGGTCATCTCCATAGATACGACCAGAATACTATGACCCGTAGCGTAAGCCGCCTGTGCGTGCCTTAGCAGCGTGTACGTCTTACCAACCCCGGGACGAGCCACGTAGGTGACTAGGTCACCGCCCTGATACCCCCCGACCAATTCATCGTATCTCGGCCACAAAGTAGGTACGCCGGCAAGCCCGGGGTTCTCGTGCGCAACAGCGTACTCATCCATCACAGCGGACGCCGCCTCTACAAGCCCCATAACATCCACGTCCATACGAAGCGACTGGGTAGTAGAGCGCATACCTGCGATAACCTCAGCCGCAGCATCCATATCGTAAGCCCGCATACACGACTGGAGTTCAGAGTACTGCGTGCGCAATAGGCTGTACATACGCCTATCGTTGACCTTCTTCAGGTAGTAGTCGATACCTTCTTCTGGTTCCGGTATAGATATGTCACACTCCTCCTCTACCGTGCTGTACGCCGGCAGTACCCCGTACCGTCGGTAGTGAGACCGGATAAACTGATACACCGGTATCTCGTCCTCCACGAATAGCTCCGACGGTATCTCCCTCAATGCACGAACGCTACCGTTATCGATAATGGTGGCTATGAGCTTGAGCCCGTCACTCATTCTCTGCCCCCGAATCGCTGAGGCTACCGATATTGAAAGTGTCGCCGTTACGTGCGATGTAGGCCACAAGGTGCGGGGGCCACCAACTATCAAGGCGTGAGGCAAAACAATGACAACCGAACACAATGCGGTTACCTCTACGCATCCACTTCAGTAGCAAGGCTGAGAGGAATTCCCGGACCCGGGGCTCGATGTAAGACTCACCGTTAGCCACGAATCCTGAGACACCCAAAAGCGTATCCTCTGTACCTAGGTCATAGATCTCCAGCCCGTCACCTACCGCACGATGGTTGGCAGTATCTCGACCCTCAAGGATCATCATGTTTAGCTCGGCAAGAGACAGGATCACCCCATCAACCTTGCTAGCTAGCATCAACTCCTTCATCGTCAGATAAAAAGCCAACTCCGCACGACCTACCGACTCGGTGTTGGTTACACCCGCTGGAGCGACAACGATAGCCCTACCGGGTACCAGCAAAGAGCCATCGCGAATACGATCACGTATGTTTTGAAACCCAGCATTGGGTAACGTAGTGGCGATAGCGTCTGCAGGTATCCCTGCCCGCAACATCTCGTGCTTGTTCATCCTTGAGCCTCCCAATCAGGTAGCTGGTCGTCTTTTGCGAAGTAGTCATCATCCTCCGGCCTAGCGATAGTCGCCACGGCGCTACGCTGCCGCCGCGCGGGTGCTGGGGTATCTTTCCGGGTGCTACGCAAGGACGATACTTTCTGCAGTGCTTTCTCGGCCTTCTCCGCGCGTACTCGCTGACGCTCCGCCTCTTCAATGTACTTGGCGGCATCCGACGTAACGCGTGACACTGCGCGGTTGCGGTTGTCTGTGTAGATGCGTGAGAGCTTGACCAGATTCTTAACCACCGACGACAGCATGGGTGTCTCGGTACCTAGGTAGAAAGAACCATCATCGGTGGGGGGCCACCCGCCCTCTTTCTTCCTCGCGTAATCCACACGCCTCTTGTGGTCGTCGTTCAGTGCGGACCAAGACCCAATGATCCACTCAAAGAACTCAACCCACGGGAATGATATATCGTGGGCCTTCACGATCTTTTTGAATACACCGTACTCGACATGTGTAAGAGCACCCACCGCGCACTTACCGAACGCCTGCACCATACAACGCTTCCACGTAGCGTTAAGATCGGTAAGCGTAATTGCCCCGGGCGCGGCGGCGCGGCCCCGCCGAACTTTCTCCAACTGCTTTGTAGCGGAACGCTCAGCGGCTTTCTGTGCGATGGACAGGATCTTGCTTTTGCAATCAATTGCATTTTCCTGCTGGGTGGTTGCTGGCCTTACTCTACGAACCCTCCCGACGTGCGGCGAAGCCAAACGTCCTCCATCATCACTATTCGTTTTTAGGTTTTCTTTAATACTATTCTTGGGTGCCAATTGGCACCGGTCTTTTGGTGGGTGGTTGGTGCCAATTGGCACCCCTGTTTGACGTGCCTTTTTAGGTGTTTTGAGCGCCATGTCTGGTCTTCCACGCAAAGAAAGGATCGCATCTACGTGCACCGTGTAGAGCGTTGCAAGGTGTCGGCTACCTGTAGAAACACGAGTAGTAGAGACCAGTCCCTTACCTTCTAGGCTGTCGATAGACGCATAGAGGTCTCTACTATTGACGCCGCAGGGGGCAGCTTTCCACTCCCCGCCGGCAATGATCCCTTCTAAAAAATGGGATTTGAAGATGATTTCACTCGTCTTACCGTAATGCACGGTGCGGGCGAGGATGAACCTAAGCACGAAATACTCTGCTTTCGTTAAATGCGAGAGACCAAAAACGCTAAACCAGTCATCAATGGCGGTACGCTGGCGGTAGACAGATACGTCGTACTGCATACCGTCTTCGCCTTGCAAAGCCTCCCGCAGTTTGCTATAGTTCGTATTACCACGAAGTTGTTCTACCTGAAGTACCCGCCCCTGTTCCGCGCCCACGGAATGGGGGTTTTTTTTCGCCACTGTCATTATCTACCTCAAGCACGCTTACGGTTTTTCGATTCGTCTTGTTGCTGTAACCAGTCTTGGTATGACTCTTTCAGCCGGTGGGCTATGTCTCTCCCTAGGCGAGATGATGGGCATACCTCCACCTTGCGGCATCGCGATAGCCAGTGCGTGGTGAATAGATACGCGTTCCTGAAAGTATTAAACCCCTCACAATCCTTACGGAGTGTAAAGGGGTAGCCCTGTGACGAAACCCCGAAGACCTTCCAGCCGTCGGGGTTCTCTTCCGCGTAGAAGTTACGGGTTATTCTCCGCATGGTGTTTCTTGCCTTACCGGGCCAGAATACATGATGGCGTAGGCAACGATCTTTGCCTGCTTGGCGCCCTCCTCGGACAGAGGGGATACCCCGGCGAGTCGGCACGCGTTAAACCAGCGTACCTCAAACGCACGCGCCTGTTCGTACGAGGCAAAGCCCATAGCATAGCGAGGTAGAGGGCTTACGCCGTCGTACCCGGTAGGTACGATGTTCCAGCGCTGGCTACCGACATCGAACAGGATCTCGGAGGCTCGTGTTACCGTCTGGGCACCGAGGAAGCCGAGATTGAGATCGTCGCTGTACATGGCCTCAACCTTACCGCTGTGCCCGATGTCGATTACCAGTTCGTCCATGATCGCCTCAGAAAGTGAGCTTGTTGCTCTGGTTGGTGGTGGGGTTCTGGAAAGCCTCGGGCTTGCGGGTCTTTTTCTTGACCCCCGTACCGCCCAGTGCGATTTCGATCTGCTCGGTCGCCTTGTCGCAACCAACACCTTTGAACCCCTGCGCATCAACCTTGACCGTGCCTGCGGGTGAGATGTCCACAATTACCTGACGCATTACGTGTTACCTCCAACAGTGACTTTCACAATGACTTGGCCGGGGATGAGTCCGTTCTCGTCGTAGTAGTTCTGGACAGAGATACAATCGACCCCGATTTGGTTTTCTTGCTGAAACTGGCGAACAAGACGCTCTACGTTATCCGCCAATTCCGATACGGCCAGTGGATCTACCATCACATACCCGTGACCACGAGACGGACGCTACCGTCATTACCGTTGACACGGCGAACCTGCATGCCCTTGGCGACCGCCGCGCGGGTGGTGGCGTGGATGGCGTAGGTCTGATTCAGCTTACCAAGCGCTGCTTGCATCGCCGTTTCCGACCCCTGCGCCTGTACGCCAAGCTGGCGCGAGACGTGCCCGGCGTGCAGGTCGGTACGCGCTACGTGCCCGCCTTTGTCCTTGTCGTAGTAGAAACCGATATCGAATGGCGCATCGTGCAGGCGAAGAACGTACGGTGCCTTTTCCATGCCTACTTGGTTCTGGTAGTACGCGCGCGGCACCGCGTCTTTCTCCAAACTGCACTTGATGCCTTGCGCTGCCAACTCATTGACCGCAGCGGTGAGTGCGGCGATGTCCTGAAAAACGATGTTATCGATTGCAGTGGTGTGACTCACGAGTGTTCTCCTGACTAAGGTATGCTGCTATGGTATGATACACCGTATAAGAATCTTCGTCAAGGACGACGGATTCGCACGCGGCGTCTGGCTTCTGATACGACGATTACCTTCTCTTCGCCACGGGCGTTCACCCGACGTTCCGCCTTGACGGTAAAGTTTGCCGGAGAGCCGTCATCCATCACGACTACGTCGAAACATTCTTCGATCTCCTCTTCGTCCATGTAACTAAAGCGAAACTGCTTAGGTACCGCAATGCCTACCCCGATAAGCTGATTGTAGGATAAGACATCCCCCTTACCGGTGAACACATGAAAGGTCTCCGGTAGATGCGAGTCTCTGTGCGCAGGGATGCGGGCTTTGATCTTGACCGTAGGCCCGGATTCCCGTACTCGCACAAATACCGCCGCGTCCGCTGCGGGTAGCTTATTGGTTGACTTGGAGAACCGTGCGCAAAATACTGTACCCTCACGCGACAGGATATTCACAGTCTGTAGCGAGCCGTGAAGTTCCGGGTAGTCGCTAGCGATAGTGGTAAGCGGGGTACCAAGCCTGCGTATGACGCCGGGGGCGCTAGTCGCACCTGCAAGGGACTGCTTGAATGCGGGTTCAACAACCATACAAGACAGTCTCCCTGACAAGGTGCTGAATGTGTATTTCCCCCAACCTACACGAACGTTGATACCTTCGCTTTCTTCAGACATTACGTCCTCCGTGTTCTCTTGATTACCCGAGCCCCGAGGCTAGTCGCGGGGGCAGGTTCCTGCTTCTTTCCTGCAGGCGTTGCGTTGTTAATCGCCCACTCGTTCATCTCCTTGATACGCTTCTCGAACGCCTTCGACAAGGGGACCATGGCGCGTACCGCAACGAGCATATGATCCATTGTGAGGTCTTCACCTGCGCTGAAGGCATCCACAAGCGCATCCTTGACCGACGACTCGATCTCTGCGGGTACGTACCCTTCCGTAGCTTTCAGATACTCCTCGATCTCCGCCTTGTTGAAGTCTTCGATACTGCGACCCCGCAACGAAAGATGGATTCTCAACACCTCGCGCCGTTCGGTAGCGTTCGGTAACGAAGTAGAGAAGATAGCATCAAAACGACCACGGCGAAGTAGTTCCGGAGGGAGGCCGGTAACATTGTTCGCGGTGACCATCGTAAAGACAGGGTGCTTGCAATCCTGCAACCATGTCAAAAACGAACCAAGTACCCGACTGGATACGCCGCTATCACCCCCGCTACCGATACCGCCGAGGCCCTTGTCGATCTCATCAGCGAATAAGACAACCGGCGCCATGGACTCAACCTGACGCAGAGCCTGCCGCATACGTTGCTCTGACGATCCTACCAGCGAATTGAACACGCGACCAAAATCTAGTCGTACAAGAGGGACACCAAGTTCCGACGACACCGCCTTAGCTACGAGGCTCTTACCCGTCCCGGGCGGGCCTACAAGGACAATACCTTTCGGAGGCTCAACACCGAACTCCCGCGCCTCGTCCGAATAGCAACGGCGGCGTCGTGCTACCCACTCTTTTAGGTTCTCGAGACCGCCGACGTTCTCGATACTTGTCGAGGGGTAGAGTTCCAGAATCTCGGACTGGTTAACTACGTCAGTCTTGCCTTCGGATACGCCCTTGATGACCTCGTCTGCGGTAACGCAAGGCAGGCCATCGCGACCCGCGCGAACCAGAGATAGCGCCGAGTAGATCTCAAAATCGTTCTTGGTCATGCCGGCGCCGACGTAGCAAACACGATTGTACGCGTCATCGTCCATATCGACACCGTCCTCGAACTCGTCCCGGATACCATCGACCACCGCCGTAAGGCTCTCGCGCAGTTCGTTGAGGCTTGGCGTGTCGAAAGTGATAGACAGAACGTTCTCGCCCTGTACCGGCAGCGGGATGTCTGGAGTTACGATGACTACTACGACATTGCTGGATGGCAGAATCTGGTTGTAGGTGGTGATGAGGTGCTGAAGCTGCGGGTTACCTTCAAGATAGTGATGCAGCGTATAGAAAACGTAGAACTGTGCGTTCGTGTTTTCCGGGGAGCGAAGATAGGTGAGTGGATGCATGAATGCGCCGTGCGGGTCGATGTTGCCATCCCCCGCAAGGGTGTGGCTACCGATATTGGTTTCCGAAAAATCACGAAAGCCATTGACGACATCCCATTCCTTGATCGCTGCACCTTCCGCAATGGCGACCTTGCGAATCTCGACGGCTGCGCGAAGTGGCTCATGTGCTCGTACATGAATGAGGCCGGCGCCCGCATCCAACAGGACGCAAAGGCGATCCGAAAACTCTTTCACCGAATCGCGTTCGGTCTGTTCCGTAGTGATGTCCATACCATTACCTTTTTGAAATTGATTGCAAAACAAAGCCCCCGACGACTCTCGCCGTGGGGGCCATTATCCATCCTGCAGTGCTATCCGGCAACGTCAGCTACGTAGTCTGTAATCCCCGGAGAATCGAGGGATTAACCGCTTGAGACCTGTTGCTACCGTCGGGTCTATAAGCTGGCCTTGTATGAGGCAATCGGCGGGATCGACACCGTAAAGCTGTATTAACTCCCGCGCGCCTACGTAGTGTAGATCCCCGTCGTGCCGGCTACGTACGTACCCCGGACAGACTAGGTACCGCTTATTTTTTACCTCCATCGTCTGATCCTCTCTGTTGTTCTCGAAAGCGCTTGATCGACTCGCTGACGCATAGGTTATGCGTAGCAGCGCATTCCGAGTACTCCAGCATGTTACGGCTCTCCCACATCAATCGGCCCTTGCTGTCCCCCTCCGGTGGTGGGGGCGGCAGGTATGCCGGGCACTCCTCCTGACACGACGCATGCGGGGGCAGTGGGGAAATAACCACAGTACGCGGTGTGCATGCTGTCACGTTCTGCAGAAGTAAAGCCGCCGCAAACAGAAGCAATGTTGGTGAACGCATGTTCTGCCTCCTCAGCTATTTCACGATTTCTGGTACGAAGTTGTGCTGCGACCTTACGGTATGCAATGTCCCGCTCCGCATACCGCCCTGCAAGCACCGCAAGTGCGTCTGACACCTCGGCGACCCTCGTAAGATCATCAAGTTCAGCCTGCCTGTCGCGATACTTGTAGCCCAGAAAACCTGAGAAACCGACAACCAGAATAGTAAGTATTGCGGGGGCGAATACATTGATAGCCACATTGATACCTCCGGTAGAGTGGTACCCCCACAACTCTCGCCGTGGGGGGTGCGGGCGTTACAGGCCGGCGAGGGCGCGCAGCCTCGGAGTGTAGGTAGCGGATAGCAGGTTGTGGCCCGCAGCGTTAGGGTGCGTACCGTCAGTAGTGTACGCCGGGTTGTAATAGATCGTGTCAGGGCCTGCAGACAATGGAGTGCAGATATCCCACACCTCTACACCGTATTGCCGCATGTCCAGCAATTCTGCATCGTAAGCCTTGGCAATCGCGACAGCCTCGGCGTTAAATGCCGCCGTTGTGTTTGGGTTACGTGTGGTGATTACCGGGTAAACCCCATACTGCTCACACGTTGCGAGAAACTCAGCAACGTATTTACGACTGTTCGCGGTTACAGAGGCGGACGGGGTGCCATCGTTGCTTGTGGCGGCCTGAAACACGGCAATACCCGGCACCAGCCCCGCCGCGCACGCCTCTTGAAACCGCAATAGGTAGCCAAGGGTGGTTTGCGAGCCGAGCCCCCAATTCAAATACTCAATCGGGGCGTCCGGAGTAGACGCTGCGGCACACGCCTTAAGCAGCCACGAGCTAAGCTGGTATCCAGTTTCGCCAGACCCTTGAGTCGTCGACGGACCAACCCCGGCCACAGTCAAGACCTTCCCGCGAGTACGCAACCGCCAGCCAAAAATCGGCCCTCGCGCGGACAGCGTAGGCACGAACGCTGCGTGGTTCGTGGTTGTATTGTCTCCTACAGCACCGTAGTACGGACGGAAAGTGCGACCATCGATGTCCCACTTGCTGTAGTCCGGCCCGAAGTTGACCGACGCTTGGTCGGTGACAGTGAAGGGATCGGTCACGGGAGACTGGGCACGCAACATGATGCGACGCAGCGAGCCATCAGCCATCGGCACAGACTGGCAATCAAGCCATGCGCTGAGCCCGATACCGGGCCTCCCCGACGCACTACGGGCAGGCACAACAACTGGACCCCCAACAACCCACGGCTCAGTCGGGACCGCCATGTCCAGCCCTGACGTTGCCGCTGCAGCGACTGCTGGGATAGTCTGCGCAGCAGTGGAGTGGTTCAGAAAAACTAGCTGAACCTGATCGAAAGGGATCGACTGTTCTACAGTAGCCGTGTAGTGGTACGTACGGTTGTTGCCGGCAAGCGTTTCGCCCGCCACTGCCAGCACTTTCGTGTGTGTGAACTTTGACTGGCGACGTGCCTGCGCAGCAGACATACCACCAATAACGAGAGTGTCCTTACCACCGCCGATCTCAAGCGAACTACGAGTTACCGGTAACTCATCGGACGGCAACAGATCGTAAGGCAATGCAGAGCCTGCCCGCGATACAGGAGACACACTGCCGGCGGTAATCGCACCTACAACGGCATTGCCAGTGAGGTAGATGGGCTGACCACCTGCCGAGTACTGACCGTTCTCCATCTTCTCACGTACGTTACGGGTCAGCGTACCTGCGGAATACGTGCCACTACCGATCTCGTAATTGCCGTTGTAATCGCGGATGGAGTACTGGACCGTAGTTCCGTCCTGCACTTGCGTGTGGAATGCCGTGTGCCCCGGCAAACGTCCGATAAGCTGCAGGGCGCCTTGGCCTACGGTGTTGGTTCTTTCAGCGACATTCATTCTATCTCTCCTAATTGAAATCGATTGCAAAAGTCTGTTAAGTACCGGAAGTGACCCCGTCAGCGGTGATCAGCCTTACACCTTTCGTCGTCTCTAGGCGCAACACCTGACCGTGCTGCAGCCGACAGTCGATGAGTGTAGCATCGGTAAGCACTTCAGCTACCTGATTCCACGCGCTGATCACCGGAGCATCCATACCGTAAGTAGTATGGTCGTACGTGTAGGCGACGTACGGGACACCCATAGACGCGCTAACGGCGAGGCGTGTAGCATGGATAATGCCTGCGCGGGGGTTAGCCATCTCGATACCGCTCTCATTCAACGAAACCAACCACGAAGAGGGGACACGACTAGAGATGAGGCGAATCCGATTGCGGGTGCCGTTAACGGCGATCTCAGGCACAGTACGAGCATCGTGGTATATGTGAACAGACGCAGCGTTGCAGTGGTCCGCAATGGTACCACCCACCCCGTCACTTACCTGCATAACTGCGGCGAGGTCGTTACCTGAATAGTTAGTGTTAGGCGCATAAATATACGCATCCGGCTGCACCGCGCGAATAGTCTCAGCCACACGACGAACGTACGGGCCTAGTAAAGCGGTATCGTCATTGAAAAACCCAGCACCGTTAATCTCGTTCCATGTATCCCAATGTACCACTGCACCGTACGAGAGTAGATGTCGCGCAAACGCATCTACAAACTCGCAGTAGGCGTCGAGATCGTCAGGCACCATATTCGACTTACCGCCGTAGGCACCGTTGACGCCGCTATTGGGTCGAGTGACTACCCAGTCTGGCGGGCAACCAAGGCAGGTGTGTACAGTCAAACCGTATGTACCTTGAAGCATACCGTCAATCGGGCTAAAGTCGTAAACCCCAGCGGACGGGTACATTACCCGGACATTTGCTGTTTTGTTCACACCACCCTTACAGTCCCACGTACGTGTAGCGTCATAGATCACGCCTTCAGGCTTTGCCGCCGTATTTGTCTGGCAACCCACCATACCGCGAAGGTTTTGACCTTCTACACCAAACCGCACCCCAAAACCGTTAGCCATTACTCAGCCCCCCGAATGTGAAGAAGTGTATGCTGCTCGATACGCATGGATTCTGATGTACTTGTCAACGTCCACCCGCGTACCGAAAGTTCGAACCCCTCAGAGAGATCCACTGTTTTGGTAGCGAAACCGCCTGCGGTAGCACCAACACCGGCACTATTCAGGCGCATGCCTATCTCTGAACTGAGCGACCCACGCATTGCAAAAGACCACAGAACAGTAGCGGAGGTGTTGGTCGTGTTCTGGAATTGGGCCACCTCCTCCTCGTTGATAAACAACTGCAGGTATTTCGCATTTGCACTGTTCGAGTTAGTCATCTTGCCCCAAAACAGAAATACGTCATGGGGGCCTACGGCTCCTGCCGGCAGATGCCACGATAGTAGGCGCTGCGGGCTCGTAAAACCGGTGATGGTGTCTGACGGCATGCCTGACGAAGACAATACCGATATACCTCCGGTTTTCGACCCGCCAGAAAGCAACGAGCCGAGAATACCGGGGACACCAGAGTCCGATAATACCGGCCTTTCTTGCGGCGTGACGATGTCCACAGGCATCGAAGAGCCCGGCGCAGACGTGGTGGAATACCCGGCGTACGCGGTAGCCTCTACGACAGCGTGACCCGTCAAATGGATCGGTGGCCCTCCGTCACGGTATGCACCTTCTTCCAGCTTCTCGCGCACGTTGCGGGTAAGAGTACCCGCTGTGTACACTCCGGTACCGATCTCAAAACTGCCGTTATAGTCACGTATGCAGTAGTTGATGGTGGTGCCATCCGGCACCTGCGAGCGAAAGGCTGCGTGCCCGGGGACACGACCGGATAGCACGAGGATTCCTCGGCCTACGGTTTTTGTACTTTCCATGACAGCCATGAGTTATCTCCTTCTGCAATCAATTGCAAACACGAACGCCCCATGAGGCGTACTTGGGTTGGTGAGTCAGGAGAATCCGCCGTGGGTATCCGACGTTCTCCGGACAGTGCTTGATACTGCGCCTAGCCTTACCGCACTGCAAATCTACGTCGTACCGATCTAGTCTGTCGGTAGCGTGTCTCGACTCCATGTTCCAATGACCCGGCCCGCCATTGTATTTCCGAAGCGCCCCCCAGAACCTGTCGCATTCGGTGTGTCCCGGTGTAGAGTCAAACAGGTACTTATCATACCTCACCATCGCACGAATAGCCCATACCGGATTGAACCGGTCTGTAGGACCAAGCTCCACGCCGTACAGATTACCGATCCATTCCGCCGTATCCGGAGTGAATTGCGTAAGCCCACAAGCGTAAGGGGAGCATACGTCTGAGCGCCACGCACTTTCCTGATGGATCTGGGCAGCAAATGCAGGGATTGGGGCATTCAGCCCCCACACCGCATGTGATGCGCGAATGAGATGCGGACGGTACTTGTGTGCTGCGGCGGGAACCTGCGCCCATACCGAGCCGCACACAAACACGAAGGCTACTAGAAGGTATTTCATGATTCCTCCATACAATAAAAAAGCGGCCTAAGCCGCTGTATTTGTATTACTCGGTATCAGTACCCGAGAGAGATACCGATGATCGCCGCTGCTACCACTATTGATCGAGCGATCTTTTCGTTACCGCTACTCTCGCACCCGATACGCCCAAGGGCCATACGAGCGATCCAGTACCCGACATTGCCTGCTGCGGTAACGTTCCCCAGTTTCACGAGGAAGGTCTGCATCACGATGGTGTCAACCATCATCGCCATACCGTAGAAGAAGATGGACATCGCGACCCAGATCAGCATGCGGTTACCGTCTTTCATATATCCACTCCGTTTTCTTTCAGATAGTTCCTTGTGTCTTCCATTGTCCTGAAACGGGTACTTGACACGGCACGTAGCCGCCAGACCCTATACCTTCCAAAAAACAGAACTAGGAGGTTGTCCATAGTCCATATGCGCGCTTTGGGGGGTACGTACTCAACGATGAATACCTCACGATAGCCACCGATAAATCCAACCCCCGCGTGCGGTACAAGACCTTTAAAGTGCAGGCTTCGGCGGGACCAGCAATACCCCCTGAATCTGGATACCACCCAAAACCATATAGCGACTATCCAGCAATTCAGGGGGACTCTCATGCCTTGTGCTCCTTATCCGGACACTCCTTACATTTTGATCTTACCGGCACCTGCCATCCAAGAAGCCAGCGCGAGCAAACTCGCCCCAAGAATCCACACAGTCTTGGATACCACACTCCGACCGACCTCGGTGTATATCCTGTCGAATACTTTTTCAACGGCTTTCTCCGCAGCTTTCTCTACGATGGCTTCAAGCTGCGCATCGCTAAGAGTAGTGTGCTCTGAGGACATCAGGCCTCCTGTGCGGGTTAAGCTGCGGTCCCACCAGACGAACGAATAACGCAACTATCGTTCGCGGCGGCGGCGCCTGCAGTAACTGTGAGTCGTACCCAGACTGCTTTGTGTGCACCCGGCGCCAGATCACCAATCACCAAACCACTTGCCTTATCGGCTGGGGCGGTAAAAGATACCCCGCCCGGTGCGGTTGTCTGGTTCGCTACGGCGGTTTCCGTACCGTTCACCGCGCTTGCACCAAGACCGATGGCGACCACGGTGTCCTCGCTGGTGCTCTGCGTCTGAATCCACACCTTGACATTCTTCCACGTCAACGTACCGTGCGCATTGCGGACGTAGAAGCAGCGGTACAGGATGACGCCGGCCTCGGTCTGGTCCTCATTCACTTCGGTGAAGAGGTTGTTCAGAGTGGCATCAACAAGTGATGTGTTCGAGATAGCCCCACCAATGGATGCGGCGGGGTTCGTGTTTGCTGCGCCGCCAGAGAGACGGCTTTGGATATCGGTGCTTTCGATGGGCATGGTTACCTCTACGGTGTGGTTTAGAAAATCTGGTCTCTTATCCCGATACAACATGCACTGTGTATTTCTGACGATCCACCATGACCATAGCCGTCTGAAACACATCTGGGTAAGACACTGCCCCCAACCTCCACCGCAGGTGCATCGTGCTTTCCGTCAAGGATACCATCTCCCACGAAGCCTGCATATCCCCGTACACGGGTGACAGCGAACTATACGCAAGTACCAGCGTGTCACCGGCCTCTGTCAGTATCGACCATGCGAGGTTACTGTCTTCGCCTACTGACTCCAGAGTCTGCATCAGCAACATGGTGTCTTTGGCTACGTACGCCAAGAGACCGTAGTTCAGGTTAAGGTCCGAAAGAACCTCCCCGACATACGAGATCAGCGCCCAACTAAGCCCTGTACTACGCGCCGCATTACCGATCAGTCCCCACTGGATCTCGTCGGGGGCGGATACCGATTGCAGCAAAACCTGACGTAGCGAACGATCAACACCCACCTGCGTAAGCATAGGCTGCATCAATACGTGATCGCGAGCCACATTACCGATAACTCGCCACGACAAGTCTACGTCCTTCAGTACGTCGCTTATCGTAGCGATCATGCTCCAAGACAGCGACAGATCGCCTAGCGCTACCTGCAGCATGCTATTGCGTAGATCGGCTGACTTGGTAGCCTCCTGCAGTAGCACCTGACTCAACTGCGTATCCGCACTAGCCGCGTGTAGCAGCGTGGTGACTAGATTCGTGCTCTTTGCAATCGATTGCAACAAAGACATACGAAGATCGTTGTTCTTGGCGACTGCGGAAAGTAGCGCATGCGCAATGGCGGCATCGGCCCCGGCGACCTGCAGCGTGGCGTAGCGGATGTCGAGATCACTGTCTACGTCACTATCGCCGATAGACAGAGAAACAAGCTGAGGCGCGCCTACAGGTTCTCCGCCTACGTAAAGCTGAGCGTGAAACGTAGTACTCTCGCCATAGTACTCAAACGACGAATCCGGGTACATCAACAACGCGCCAGTTTCGGGGCCAGCAGTAATGCGCACCCAAATTTCCGTAGCAGCGTCGTCGGGCAAGGTGATCCATCGCGCCCCGACCGACGCCCCGTGCTCGCCATCGTCAGGCATATCGGCGCCGAGCACACCCCATCCGCCGAACCCAACGACCATAGGGCAATCGGGCAGGATCTGTACAGAAGTCACTCGCATGCGTGTCATGCTGCAATTACCTCATCACTGAGTCCGGTCCAGCCTGACGCTGTTTTGACCGCAAGATGGTATGCGGTGCCGGGCGTTAGCGCAACATTGCTGATCGTGATCACCCCGGCATTACATGCGACACCGGAGACCGTCAGCACCGATGCAAGGGTGTCGGCACGCAGCACAGTTGCCAGCAATCCGGTCTCATCGAGCACGCTTGCGGAACTGTACTTGATTGGATAGAGCGCAGATCCGACCGTGATCGTTGCAGTAGCCGACAGCAGCGTCACTGCCCCGCTGATTGCCGGCGTGGAGCGATTGCCGGCCGCGTCGTAGGCCCTGACATACACAGTCTCGGTCGTGCCTGCCGTGCGCCCGCTGATCGCCGCCGACAGGCTGTTGCCGGCGTCAGTCCATGCCCCTGCGGTGCTGCCGATCTGGTACTCGTAGCCAGTCACCGCAACGTTGTCCGACCCAGCCGGCCATGATGCGGTGTAGCCGGTCTGGGTAATGGAGGCAAACGTTACTGACCCAGTCAGTGTCGGCGCGGTCGAGTCGCCGGTCGCCGAGGTGCTGAACGACGAAACGGTAGACCACGCACCCGACCCGCTGGCATTTACGGCGCGAACCTCGAGATTGTACGCCGTCGATGCTGTCAATCCGCTGATCGTTGCCGGGGAAACTCCAAGCGCAGCAGCAATCCCACCGTTCAGTCGGTACTCAAATCCGGTTTGGTCTGACGCGCTGTAGCTGTACGTGACGACAGCAGAGCTAGACGACGGAGTGACGCCTGAGATTGTGACTGTGCCGGATGGCGCCGTACCACCTCCGGATCGAGTGATCGGATGCGATGCGCCAGTCGTCGCGTTGCTGGCAGTCAGTGTCCTACTAACAAGACCGTCTAGGTCGGCGGCGTCCAGTAGCGGCCAGTGCTCTACCAATGATTCGTCGGCAACGGTTTCCGGCAGAGCGCCGGCCTTCAGAGCGTCCCACTCGGTAGGTCCAAGCGCCGCGCTCCAGATGCCGACTTCCGCGATCTCACCGCTGAACCACAGCGTGTCGTCCTTTCCGCGACAGCCGATAACAAAGCGATCATGAGTGCTCGGGATTGCATCGAGAGATGTCGTGTTTGTACCAGATGCACCCGCACCGTAGTAGCATGTGCGCGACCCTGCTGCCGTGAACACAACCATAAATGGCTGCCAGTCCGTCGATACAGACGACGCCGAATCCGCTGCGGCTGAACCACCAGACCGGCGCGCAAATGCTCTTGCTTTTCCTGTGCCAGCACCGTCGATGAACCCCATCAACTCGTCATCACCGCCAAAATCAGCGATACCAAACGCCATTTGGCTAACTGAAGCAGAGTTAGGCTTTACCCAACCAAACATAGTGACTGGATACGCACTCCGGACATTTCCGGGAAACACCAGCTTCGTAGAAGCACCGTTGAAAGCAATTGACATTATCCAGCCCCGAAAATTTTGGTGTCGTAGTCAGTGAATGACGTATATCTGCCATCGAACCAGATGACTCGAATATGCCCGTTATGTCCGGATGGAGACATCGGCCTCCCTCTCAGGCCTGTATAGGCGCCGCTAGTGATGTCTCGATGCTTGGCCCAGCTAACACCGTTGTCGCTGGTGCGCCACTCTTGGACTTGGCGATAGCCGGCTACCGGAGTGGACAGATAGACCCTAGACGTGTCCTGCGAGTCGAAGCTCATCCCCCCGTGGTAGTAGACCTCCGGGGAATAAAGCCCTGCGCCATCGTTTGTTATCTTCGTGTTGCTCCAACCTGAGCCGGCCCAGCGTGCGTGCCAATACTCAATTTGTGACCCGTCGTTGCCCGGATATCGCATCCACAGGCAGACCGGGGCGCCGGTCGCGTCTACGCCCGCATCAGATACCCAGCAGCGTGTTGTCGCGCCGTCATACACCTGAGACACGCTACTTGGGCCTAGCGGCAGCGTGTCGGTAATCAGCGCCCCGCTCGGGAGCCTGTATGTGAGTGCCCCGGTTGCTGGATCAGCGTCGGCTCTGAAGTAATAAAGACTCGACTGCCCTTGCACAGGATGCATGTCGGTCGTGAAGACGTGAATCGACCCAACCCCATCCGGCGCAATTCGCCAGTACGGGATTTTTCCTGAGACACGCCAGACATCCGTGTATGCAGAGATTTCTGCCGGCACCGTGCCAAAATCCGGCGACGTACGAAACGACAGCGCCCGTGTCCCGCCACCCGAGCCCTCGACCCACCGTCGATTAAACAACCATGTCAGGCCGGGGTAGTCTGAGAGCGTCACCGGGACCGGGTAGCTATAACTTCCTTGCGAAGTGCCGCGAAACTGCTCTGGACCCCACGACGAAACATTCTCCGGGTTTGTGCTAACCCGATAACGTATCCCACTGTCGTTATGTACCCCATAGAACGCGACAAGCCGCCCGTCCGGGAGAAACAGGATCGAGCCGTTATTGTGATCGTCTACTTCAAGGCCGACCGATGAAAGACTAAAGCTCTCGGTAACTCCAGTTGCGTGGGTGTGCTTGTGAATCCTGCATGTCCCGGCTGAATCCACTGCCATGATGTACGTCGCGCCGTTGCGGAAGACCGAAACAGGCGAGGTAAACCACGTCCAAATGCCGTCTGCGACAAGCTGACGAGGAGCGAATCCTGCCCACCGCCCCGCCATGATCGGCGAGATGGCGGCGTTGTAACTCAGCGGAACGGGTGTAGCCATCACCGTCCTCCTTTCATGAACGCCATCGCCTCGACTGCTGTACTTAGCAGCCTACTCGCCATGGTAGGCGGTAGCGGTGTTTGGTGCGTGGGTGGTGCAGTCACTGTGTTCTCCTGATGTTATAGCTGATCGAGAGTATGTGCGTACTCGTCTAGTACCGCAAGCGTACCGCGCATAATTGGGTAAACGTCACCGGCGGGTGCGTACTGCGTGGGTGGTGTCCTCAATTCAAGCTCGTACTGCGCCACCTTGAACCCTAGAGTCTCCGTCTGTTCTGGCGAAGTATACAGTAGGATTCTGCTGTTTTCGACATCAAGGAATACCCCGCCGCCCTCTACGGTACTCATTTCGAGAAGTACAGGTGACCCCGGCTTGCGTCGTGCCTGAAAGAGAGCGCTACATCCTGTGAGATTTGCAGGAGTTGCGAACCGGATCAGACCACCGCTCGTGTAGTTACTGAAACCTACGGCGCTGAGGTTCGGAATGGTCAGTGTGTCCTGATCAACCCGGCTAGCGATCAGGTACTCATCAGGTAGAGGCACCTTAGCTTTTGCGTTGATTTCGGACATACCTGCTACATCGGTAATCGCGATGGGCCACGACGCGGGGAGCCCATGATTCGGTACAGTGAGTGTCACTGGCGCCGTCTTAGACACCCCAGTGACTGTACGAAACTGAAGAGGTTCAAGACCCCAGTAGATGGTGCGCATGAAAGATTTACCTTTCACCATCGTGAGGTTCATAGTTGGTAGATCAGCCATCTCGCTCTCCTATTTGCAATCGATTTCAAAATCAGACGTAGAATCTAGGCAATGTATCCCGGCGAATCAGCTTACCTACGATCAGCCCGTCACGCATCGCTACATCACTACCGATAGCGTAGGTTTCAGCCCCGGAGATTTGCAAGTTAACCACGCCTTTTGCAGTGACTACGGACACTGACGCCCCGGAACGAGCTACAACCTTACCGGAGGTTACCTGCTGCGGTGTGAGCGATTTGACGAGCCTTTTCAGCGGATTACTCATACCTTCCTCTCAATGGTGAATACGGTCGATGGCACACCGCCTGTAAGCTGATGGCGTACGCCTGATACCTTGCCCCTCCACGAGGCACCCATCAACGCATCGTGAACCTCTACTAGATCGCCGCAACGGGCAGACAGTTTGACCACGGACTCGACCTCGACATCCTGTAGTCCGGAGTTACTGTCGATCATATTACGTCCGCGCTCTACAGCGGCAGCTACAGTGGAGATTATAGGACTCTCAATGTCTTCCCCGGGACGGTCTCCTAGACCGCGCACTACAACAATATCGATCATGACTCCCCCGTATGGCCGATAGCCAGCACAACAATCGGCGCTACACCGGAGGCCCCATTAACGCGGTACTGCTTTGCGGTAGTCGTGTAGGAGACCTCCAGAACCAGAAGTTTTTCACTATCAAACGTTATCTCGGAGTTACTGAGGCTGTATGTATAGGCGTCGCCCCAGCTACCTAGGATAGAGAACCCGCCATTTACGGGCTTACTGGTGGTAACTTTGCGATCCCCGGCGCAGGTTAGAAACTCACGTACCGTCTCAACGCGCTGACCGTGTTCGCTAATACCCCCTTCGGTACATCGTAGAATATCTACGACGACATTATCAGACTTATACAGCAAAAAACCGGGCGCCTCACCCGGTTTGAATGTCGTACGCCCTTCGTTGAGGCCGGCGGGGTCGCTGTCCACCTCAAGCATTAGATCGCCTCCCCCGCCTGTGCCGCTGAAGTTTACGACCAGCGTAGCGGTGATCTGGCTCATGTGGCGGTGCCCTCGATATATACAAGTACCGGAAGCTGCCCCGAGGCGCCGACGATGCGGAACCCCTGAGCCTGCGCAAGGTACGAGACCTCAGCTACGGCTACAGCAGGGTTGGCTAGCGAGACGGTACTACTACCTGAATCTACGCTCAGCACGAGACCGGGGTTCGACCGCTTATTGACAGCAAACCCAGAGTAGTACGGGTACTGCAGGTTTACCGTCTTTTTGTTCTGAAACTGTAGCGTTTCTGTTTTTTTGACGAGCACAGTACCGAGCGCTACCAGCGCACCTTCACTGGCTTGCTGTAGCGACACCGCCACATTTGCGGTTTTGTACCGCAGAAACGCGGGACTTGCACCGGGATAGAAAGTGGTATCCCCGGAGTTGAAGCCACCTTCAGAGAGCGGGCGGTCATCCACCTCAGCGGTAAGGATACCTCTTGACGACTCGGTGAAACTGATTACTACACTGGCTGTGATGAGTTCGTTCGCCACCTTAATTCCCCTTGTCTACGATCAGATACTGGATAGGTTCACTTGTCGGTATTTGCGTACGGTAATTAAGCGTCTCGACACGGTAGACAACGCGCACTAGGCCGTATCCCCAGTTGGTCGCAGGATCACTCACCGCTATCGTTTTTGTTCTGGGTTCGTGGATCAGCGTACCCATCGACGCAGACAGCCACTCGTACGAATCTACCCCGACAGCAGAATACCGCAGAGTACCCTCACCGTCTACGATCTCTACCACCTCCGTCTCTTCACGGCTGACCACCCCCATAGGTATCAGCGGCAAGGCCAACGTATCGGTGTGGTGCACCTCTGCGGTGTAGCGCCACGGTTCAAGGTATGCGCGGAGTGTCCCGCTAGTGGCATCTTCCTCGTCAGGAACCCACTCAAGACTATCCGACAATATGCCTTTACCTTCACGTACTCTGAAGCTGTTGAACACGTCCGCACGGTACCGCTTATCCCTGCTAGACAGGTTATCGTCAATATCTGTTAGCACCATGTCCGGTGTAGCTGACTCAAAACTTGGTACAGATACCGGATACAAGTATCGCACGTACAGAGATCCGTCCGGCTCTGACTCAATCACAGCCCCCACCGCCTCCGCGATGAGTTTGGCTGAAGACAGCGGAGTCTGCTGCTGTACAGCAAACCGGTACGGTAGTATCGGCCAGTCGATAATACGCCAATCAACGGTCTGCCCCAGAAGCTGCTCGACAACTGACCTAGCACCAGTAACCGTGTCTACTAAGAAGTCTGCCGGCTCGGAGTATGGAGCCTCCAGCAGCATGACCGGGCTTAGGCAGGTTATCTCCATGCGGATATCGACCGGGTCGCTGCGGTTGATGGATTTAGTATCCACAAACATCGTAAATACCTCCCCACCAATCGCTATCTCCACTACATCTCGGAGGTTTATGAGTGCGTAGTCTGAAGGCTGCATTATTTCGACGGTAGCCGACCAGCCGGCGTCACCTTCGTCCATGCGTACGTCGATATTGCCCGGGTCAACCTCGATACCAGCAACCTTTACAGACGATGCAATCGATTGCAAAATGGCGCCGCCGTCCGATATCGTATAAAAGCTACGGTGTGAGGCCCTTACCGGGTTGTTCTGCAGAAGATCGTATCCGGCCTCAAGTACCGACATCACTTGTGTGTAGTCCGAATACCTCGCCCGGTGCTCTGCTAGTACTCTAGGCAGTAGCGCGTAGCTGGCTGTATGCAGGGCCGTGGTGCGCTCGGAGTCGGTGTAGTAGCCGGTATGCTCAGCGACGGCTCTCGGTTTGTCATCATACATGGCGTCATGCGTGATTCGAACCATCGCAGAAGACTCGTACGGGAACTCGCAAACACTTACCGCGCGCGGGCTATCAGAGTACTCGGAGTAATGATCCGCCCTTACCTGTAGAGCCCACGGCGCTATTAGTGACCCACGTACTTTAGCGTACTGCTCAACGTCGTAGCCGGACGACAGGTCGGCGCGTACCGGTAAGGTGGACCCATACGACGCGGAGTGCTCTGCTCGTGTGGTGTAGAAAGTCTGCGCCGTGTGGCTAGCGGACACAAAGACTCCGAATCCTGCGGAGTGTTCTGCTTTCACTCGTAACGCGTAGCTAGCGGTGTGGCGCGTACGAACTTTTACGAAAGCCCGTGTCTCCCACAACATATCTAGCCGCTCGATCAGCGCCCCGTACGACGCCCATTCCATACGCAGAGTACGCTGCTCCATATCCAAACCGCTCCCTATATCCAAGTCGAAAAGAACCAAAGTACCTAACTGCATAGTAGTGCCGGGAGGCGTGGGGTATGCAGGTATTGAGCCGTAATGCTCGACCCCGAACATCATCTTCACATTACTACCGGGACCGAAATCAAAGGTCATGTTGGCGTAGTGTGGCGGGCTATCCCTCCAGTTACCGTACCAGAATGATCCCGGGAGAGTACCGGACGAATAGCCGAGTAGCAGACACTCGTTACCTTCTACAGGGAGTTCGGCCAGTTTCGCCATGCGCTCTGTGAACAACCGCCACCCAGCGGGGAAAGCAGGGTCTTCGTGAGCGTAGATACCGTAATCACGCATATGTCTTGAGTGGCGCTGTGCGATATCTACACTAGGTCCGGTGTATAGTGACACTGGCGATAAACCAAGACCCTCGCGGAGAGTATTGATACTATCCCGCAGGTCAATCAGTACCTGAGACCCGGTGATAGCCCAAGTGAAATCGATTGCAAACTCTTTGAGTGAGCTACCGGTACTCCACTGGTTCGTAAGCTCGCGCTCCTGCAGGTGCGTTTCGATAAGCAGCCATTCGGAATCCAACTCCCAGATAGCCATGTCGTCCGCTACCGACCACGACATATCTACAGACCACTGCCGCAGCGTACCTATCTCACGCGCGATTACGTGATCTATCTTGTATATCAGCGGCGCTAATGCAGCGTTCCTAGCTATTACGTGCTGTACGGAATAGACGGTAGCAAAGGCACTAGGATTGGAGGATACGGTCGGCAGGTGCGTAGTCGTGGCAGCGACTAGGTCGAAGGTATATACGGTAGGGCCAGCCGTGACTATAAGCGAAGTGGCTGGGTTGTTTGGTGGTACCGTACGGCTTAGGTGCAGGCGCGTGCGTACATACTGCTTTTCAGCGGCATGTACTACCCCGTCAGGTACCCGCACATATCGCAAAGTGCTCATTTATGCTATCCGCTCGATGTCTATTTTCGGGCATACAAAGAAATTCAAACTCGGTATGGTTGTAGCCAGAGACACAAGTATACCTCCCGGGCTCGCTGCATACCCTACCACCTCGAAGGAGTAGGCCGAATACCCTGCCGGTACGGTCCACGCCTCTGCTGCCGGCTGAAACCCCTCCCCGATAGACGACACGGTAGTGATGGTGCTTGGGGTATCCGTAGGTATCCCCTCTCCTGTGTAAGTCCCGCCCACAGTTATCTCTATGTGCAGAGATGTATTAGGTATGTCCGACAGCAATGTAGTCACGGGTACTGGTATCTCGTACAACCACCAACTATCACCGAAGACAGGCACGTCTGACGCGGTGAAGCCTAACAGCGCGCTGTTAGTTCTCAGCGAAACTGAAAACGTACGTAGATAGCCATCCGCCGCTGAACGACGAGCGCGTATACGCACTATCGCTGTCCCGTCTTGGCACGCCTGATACGGGCCTAGGCTCAGCGCAAACATGACCGTACCGATATTCTGCGACACATGGATGTACGACGAGTCGTCAGGTGATGCGCTGTTCGTAGCCTCGTGTAAGGTAGCCGCGCCCACGGCAGTCGCTAGACTGTGTGAGGTATGTACTCCAGTAGGTCTCACAGTCTGTCTCGGCAACTCCGGGTCAGGGATACCGGGGCCGGGGTAGGATAGCTCCAGAGATACATAATCCACGTTCGCTACCCTATTAGTGGATGCCGTAGTGCTCTTAACAGCCATTACTACACCAAAATCTACAGTGTTGTATCGCGTGTAGTAGTCGGATATCCCCCAGCTAAACGGCGTGCCTGATATCGTGCGTACTGACGCAGGGTCAGTAGGCCAGTTGGTGGCGACTGCTTTGTTATCGCTCAGCAACCAGTCAAAAGAATCACTCAAGTGTAGTGCGTGGTCTCGAATCTCTCCAGTGGTACCACCGCTACGATACCGACCTACACGCATCGTGATATTGGCGATAGTAGCGCTCGCCGGCACACTGAACCCGAAACCGTAAAACTTCAGGTAGTTGTTGTTATCGCCGGTAGTGAGTGGTGCTGTCTGTGACGTTACCCCGCCGCCAACGCTGAAGCCATTAGTAGGGTTCACCCACGGTTTATCGTACCCGTAATCGGCATCTATGACTTGGGTAGGGAATCGTTCGCCCGTACTGATTACCGTAGGCATCGGAGCCGGGGGAGGCATCTCAACCTCTACCCATGATATGTAAACGTCCCTATTAGCTGAAGGCACGATACCGTGGTTTTGGGACTGGAATACTACATCTGCCCAAAAATTGGAGTCAGTTACTACCGCACTGTCTGGTAGGGCACAATGAATCACCGCCCTATATACGCCTTTCTGGTTCACTACCCCGACCGTGTCAAGAATCTCAACCTCATTTGCAATCGATTGCACTCTACGGTCGGTGATTACGGACAAAGCATATCCGTTACCTACCCAGTCTTCAGCCCCGCTGTCGCGATAGTAGCTGGGGGTGCGCACCATCTTGTGATTATGCGTGTATGTATGGTGGCGATCCCTGTCGATAACGCCGTTGACCTCACCCCCGATGACTTCAACCCGGAAAGGCCTACCGGCTACTCCATAGTCAATCCAGAGCTTAGCGTCAGTAAGCCCGACACACTGCTCAAAAATAACTTCGTGGTACCCGGGCATGTCAACAACAACCAGCGGGTGTTCTGGCATCGCAGAAAAGTCGCAGCCTATGAAGTGGATCTTGCCGTACGACCTCTTAGGTATGAAGGTGGGGCGCACCCCAGTCCGTGTGAACGTTACTCGATCATATACGTGCTCCCCAGAATACTGGATCACAGAACGTAGGCCTAGATTAACCGTACTATCCTCTACAGTGAAATGACAAAACAAGGCGGAACCATTAGACCCGGAACTGTTACCTTGGTACGCGTAGTGTTTCGCCACAATACTTCCTACCGACAGGTCAAGAACACAGCCCCGCAGGCGCAGCCACGACACAGCATACGTGTTCCATGTCGTATTGTTATCCAGCAATACATCGCCAGAGAAGCGTACCGTAAAGCCTTCGATGTATGCGTGGCCCGCCATGTACACAGATACTGTCATATCCGCCCCGAACTTAGGGGTGACTAGCGGCTGCGTTCTATCCACACTTACAAAATTTGTAGCTTCGTGCTGGTTCTTCACACCGATATACGTATATACGCCGCTGGAGCTAAGCACCTGACCCGCGACATCCTCGTATGCTCGGTTAAACGACACGCTGCAGGAGAATACGCTATTCGAATCAACCCAGACCCTCTGCATGTTGAGCAAACATTGGCGTATGAGCGGCTGTAGAGTGGTCTCCGCGTTATAGATGAGCCTACCGAACGTCCTAGCGCACGCGCTCCACCCTTCGCGGGAATCCCCGGTGACATCGCGCCACGTTACACTACCATCAGTGAACTGCACATTTACTGTGTCGTCCACCGTGTAGGAGGTTTTACCTGCCCCAAACGGCGCGGAAGACGAAGAACTGGTGGTACCACCGACAATACACTTCCATACAGACCCGCCACTACTCACTAAAGTGCCTACAGCGTACGCAGTGCTAGGGGTACGGCTCGGTAGCGCGGCTTCTACGGTAGAGAATAATACTGATAGTTCAGCCATTACAACACTCGCCAAATAGGGTTGACATAGGTGAGGTACATGTTCGTAGTGATCAGGCGCACAACGATCTCGCCTACCGGGCAGTCGGTGATGTCAAACTGTCTGGTAAACGCGTACCACGTACCGCTAGGGCGTACCCAATCGGTAACGGGCTTACTCACGCTGACGATGTTGGTTTCCGCGCTATTAGAAAGCGCATACGTCATTGGGTCTTCTACTTTCGACACACCACCGGACGGGTGAGGAATCCATGCTTCCATCTGCGCGGTGGCCCCCGCGCGCACAGCCACAGGCATTAGGTAGTCCACCTCTACCGTAAGGTTACGCACAGTAGTGTTTCTAAACCGAAACTCTATATAGTGCGTTGCTCTCGCTATGGAGGTGCGCTTAGCGACCACTGGGTCTTCTGACTCAAACTCCATGTAGTAAGAGTACGGTAGGTCAGGCATCTCAGATGCGCTGGCGATGTGGTACGCGAGATTCGACGTGTAGATATCCTGCGTGCCGGAACTGATTGTGGTTCCGAGTTCGTGCAGCGAGTTCATACGCACAGCTATCCTGCTGCGCACATTGCGCATATCGGCAGTGGCGCGTGTTACTCCGAACTTACGATATAGCCCACAGCCGTCTAGCGAAACAGTACCCTGCCCGATAGCGCGATTACACATTGCTAGGGAAACCTGTTCTCTAAAGGATGAGGTATTTAGCGGTACTAGGTTCTGCAGGTACGACCCTACCACGCGCACATCACCTCGTGCTAAATCCACTACCGGTGCGGATGCCGCCAACTTACTGCCCCGAATACGCAATACGCCATCAGCCACCGTGAATATGCCTCGACTGGTGGAAGTGGTAGCCCCCAGCCCTGCGCGGGTGTGCATGTTGCGAACCTCAATGGCCGACAGTCTGGATTCTACGTAGGATGGTGAGGACACTACGTTTTTAGCGATCATGCGCCCGACGACCACTATCATGCTTTGCGGTAGAACGCAATCTTCCATAAACACCGTACCGCCAGTAACAGTCAGTACGCCGTCTAGTGCCCCACCGTAGGCAAATACGTTGTGGGGGTTCATGGTTGCTGGGTCATACCCGGCTAGTCTCACCGGGCGGTCGCTAACCCTGTTCTCGTAATACGTGTGCCTCATGGTGTAGGTACCAGCAAAGCCTAGAGCTTTTGTGAGTTCCGCCTGACTGCGTATCTCCAACGACCCACCAACTACGCCCTTAGCCACGTTTACCGTGTCCCCGCCACAGACGCGAAGAGACACAGACGCGAGCGTAGGCGCAGGCAGCGCAGCGCTACGGCCACTTAGCGGCTCAAAAAGGAAAGGGACACGATACTGTACGGAGGTGCCGTTCTGTATAACACTCAGTAACCCGCCTTCAGCCCGTGGTAGTACTGTAGTTACTCCCGTGGTCGGACCTATCGTACCCTTACGAACACACCTGAACGCACCTAAGTACCCATTCTGGTATATCGATACCTCGTCCCCGACCTCGACATTACTAAACCCGCCAGTAGTGACGGTTACTGTCGGGTACGGGGCGAGATTGGTTGTATGTGACCACCATGCACTATCCACGAAAAACTCGTTACCGCCGTGCTGTGCTGGCAAGAACCCTGCTTTAGCGGGTGCCGTAGTGCGATCCATAGCTCTAGCGTAGCGGGCGAGTACCTGCACTCGCGGACATGGCCTTTTCCAGATACCGACCCACTCGATACTGCCGGCGAAATACTCAATGTACTGGTCTGATCCTCCCGTACAGACGCCGACTAGCAGCCGGTTTGCAAGCGATTGCAAATTCGCAGACTCGTAAGTGGTGTTGGTACCGTAGTAGTTATTACGTGTCGAATTGTGGCACACTACCACCCCGTATAGCGGGCTAGCCCTGCTGTACGTATGGCTCACCGCTAGGGTATTCCACCTATCACTGACTAGGTTGCTGTTGCTGAACGTAAAAGAAGTGTTAGACGATACTCCGCGCATGTAGATTGCGGGCGTGCTGTCAGAAAGACCCAGCTTCCACTTTCTCTCGGTGGTGGCGTTTTTAAACTGGCCTACGATGCACTTACTACCAGACAAGTTAGCTGGTTTTACTTTTGCGACAATGATCAGGTCTCTGTCCGAACTATCGAATACAGAACCTAGCCCGAAATCTATGAATCCGCTAGTACCGTCAAACACAAAGACCCGTCTCCGGGTCGCAAAGTCAGACTGTACTGTAACGCCTGCAGATAGTAGCCCTATACGGCCTGTGACTTCGTCTCTCACCCTGTGAGTTATCGGGTCGTACGAGGCCGCAGTCATAAGGAATACAGGCTTACCGAGACCTTGATGGTCAAGGTTATATGCTCGGCCCCCACGGTGGCCTGCACGGACCCTAGCATGTATCGGCATTACGCGTACTCGTATGTAGTGAAGATCCAAGTCAGTCGCTGCTGATGTGACGAATTCATGGCACTGCTGGTTTTGTTGTGGAATACGATGGAGAAGTAGCGCGGGAGACTAGACACGTACGAGAGCAGCGACGCCTCCCAGCGAATGTAACCAAACCCGCCCGGTGCCGGGATGGATATGATAGGTTCAGAATACACCGGCACACCTACGGCTGTCGTCTCCAGAGCGTTAGGTACATACCCGTCGGTCATCACATCTAGGTCATGCGCCGCTGCGAGATACAGGTCGATACTGTCCCCAGCGCTGATCGTGCTACCTAGCTGAATGTCCAACATCAGCCGCACATCTACTGCCTTAATGGCTGAGTTATCTACCGGTACTGACTTACGCACACCGTTAGCGGACAGGCCTTGCAGCGTGGTGGTGTCGAATACCAAGGATGTGTCAGAGTAGAACGGGGTGAACAGCGGCATTTTAGATCTCCAAGATAAGGTTGTTCGGGTACTGTATCACCAGAAGCTGACCAGAGGCGGCTACGGCTCCCGTAAATGTGCTGTAGAAGATCACATGTTCTGTGAGGTTAATGTCTGTCACACTCCATTGTGGTAGGAATGCCAGATACAGGACACCTGATGTCCAAGCAGCGTTCTTGAATATAAACGGACCCGGGGCGGATATGCGTACCTTACCTGCAGTCGTTGAACTGACAAGCAAAGACATCGCCTCTACACTTGCCAGCCTCCCAGAATCTGCAGAACCTAGAGGCCACGCCGGGTTCAGGTTATTACGCAACTGCGCCACAACCTTGCCGGTAGATATATCGACCATCCCAGCCAAGCACCGGCGTATAAAATCAGGATGTACGGTAGTAGAGGTCGGGGTCATATCGCTTGATCCGTTACGCCAAAAGCAGTAGTCGCCACCATCTCGGGACCGGAGTACCCGTACGGAGTCTTATATTCCACCCAGAAACCAGCAGACTGTCCGGGCTCAAGAGTACCTAGGGTGTGTGGGGTATAGACTCCGCTGGTGCCTGTCAGAGAGTCTGCTCCGCCACCCACCATGGTTACCACCCCAGTAGTAACACCGTCACCGACCAGACCCCAGCCGCTGACTTCAACATCCGGTATAGACGCATCTGCGCGGATACGAAGCGTACTGCCGGCTATAGCAGGTGTGCTGGGGGCTCCGAAGATATACGCAGTTAACGTTTCTGTATCTGACATGTTGACTACATACCACGCCCTATGCTCCCCGGGATTGTCCCCACCTGCAGACGATGCGTAAAGTGTGGGTATTATGGGGTTGACACTAGGCTGCAGGAACATAAGCTGGCTGTACGCCATGTACCCCATATTTCCGTAGCCGACAAAATACACATCCTGCAGCCGATCAGTGTCTACAGCTATGACGGCCATTGCTGACGCAGAAGGTACTACATGCTTTACGTATTTAATACCGGTACCGGGCGTGACCGCCACTTCCTGAGTACCGGATAGAGACCCTGCGGCAGTACGTAGTTGAGTCTCTACTCGGTATTCGGAACCGTACCTATATACAGTCACGCGGATACCAAAATAGCTAGTACCGGTACCTACAGGCGTGGAGCCAGAGTCGTATAGGCCGGTGGCGAAAGCTAGGGTGATTGCGTAGTTGTAGACACACGACACCGTAGCTATAGGCGCCCCCGCCGGGGTGCGCAGCGACTGGGGCGACAGGAATCTACCAGTACCGATGGCATCCGCGCTGACATTACTGTGCGGTTCTGCATACACAGTCCTGTAGTGGCTGGTTACCGAAAGTAGACTCGGTGTTACATCGCACACCATAACTGTGTCGTTCACACTGTCACCGTATATCGCGGTAACGTAGATACACCGCAAAGTCGCGGGGTGCGATGTGCTGTCTGGAGCCATGCGTATAGTGTAGTACGTGCTGCCTGCCACTGCCTGATACAACTCTACGGAGATATCGTAGTACGGGCTGGAGAAATCTAGCTCGTAGACATCCACCGTGAGAGATATAGGCTCGTTCAGATCATAAGCGCTACTACCTAGCGTAAACTCCAGCACCTCCAACCCCGGAATAGGCCATACCCCGCCCGTGACCGTCTCCGGCACTATACGGAGATTACGGTGAGGCTCAGGCTGTACAGCGGATATGCGCCCGCCTGTGGATAGAGACTCGTTGTATGTGTGCTCGCCTGCGTAGACGAGCAAAAGATCGCCGGTAGCCATGTTACATCAGCGCCGAGATGCCGAGCGACGAGTGGTTGTTAATCACCTGCGTGGTGGTATCAGGAGGTACTACGCGACGCATCCAGAAATGGTGATACTCACCCGGCGCGAGAGCCGAAGTAAGTTCAAGCCCGGCAGCTTGGCTACTAGGGGCAGAGAAGCTGAGCCCCGAGAGCACATTAGTACTGTCAGCTTCATCAACCAGCGGCCCGCGAGCTACCTCATTCTTGCTCTTCGTCGGGTCGAGGGCGATAGCCAGCGTATCCGCCCCTACGGGCTGCTGCTTGATCCAGATCTTCGGCGAGTACGCAATCCCTGATGCTGCCGTATTCACGATGTAGAAACAACGATACTCAGTAAGGCCCGCTAGAGACTGCATAGCGGACACGTTATCGAACGTCCGATTCGGTGCGTTGCTGATCGTGATACCGTCAGACACGTTGGCAGTGGGGCGGGAGGCATAGACAACCGACACTACAAGATAGCCATCCGCCGTACCGAGCGTATAGATCCCGTCCCCGGACAGTACAACGCCGGTAGCTACAGGCACGCCATTGGGTCTCCACGTCAGGGCGGAGGTGCTGTGTGTGTACTCCAGCGTACCGATGCCGGGACTGTTACCGAATGCATCGATAATGGTCACCCCGGTAACCAGCACGGGTGCAGTAGCTAGCTGCGATACTACACGGCGCCCACCCGCCGTAGAGATCGCGCCGCCGAGGGACAGAAGCGGGTCAGTGTTACCTGCACCGCCCGAATACACTACCTGAATATCGCCGATACTGATTGCCATTATGAAACTCCTAGTTTGTAGAAACGCTGATTCTCGCCATCAGCGGAGGTGACCGAGCCTAGGTCTCCGCCTGTCAGAAAGTTGTATTGCTTCGTCTGGTACTCGTGATCCACGTACTGCATGGATACTGCCGCGTTTTCAAAGTCATCGACGCCGTACCCTCCTACCCGCACGTTTTTTGCAATCGATTGCAACATGTCCCGCAGCGGGTACATACCGTCGCCAAGGCTGTATATCTGATTATAGTAGGACTCCGACAGGCTGGGTACATTCTCCGGCCAGTCGTAGTCCAGTTCCAGTGGTATAGGAATGTCTACGTCCTTGAAAGACACGGTAGTGGTAGTACCTATCGTGTATCGGCCATCCACAACATCACTGAATAGCCAACCGCGACCAATACCCGTAGCCTCCCCGCCCGCAGAGGCGAAAGTGTCCTCTATCCGGCGCTCCATGATCTTTTTGTAATCATTACCCTCCCCGATGTAGTAATGCTGCTCGGACTCATAGTGCGCTACGGGTGCCGGGTACGCCAGCATCTGCATTACGTCTTCCTCCACATAGCTGATGATGTGTGGGGTACGCACATCGACATGGTGTGGGTATGTGTTCAGCTTCCACACGTAGTAGAGATTCTGATCTTCTGGGTCGGATACGCCAGTCATGAACTCAGTACGGCTACCGGAGAACCGACGATATAGCCAATGCGTATCGGTACCGTCACCCGAGAAGTCCAAGAACACTTTATCGTTTACTGCGGCCCACTGCTCTGTAGCCCCAGATAGCTCACCGCGATCCGGACCTTCGTAGTTGTAGATATCCCCGTACTTATCGCCCGCATTGCTGTCGCCGGCAAGAGCCGACTCAGGGTGTGGTATGGGGTCGGTACCAAAATACATGTTCTGTTTTTGCGTACGCTTTATGTCAGACTTGACCCTAAGACGCACGAATGTGTTATCTCGATAATCCACACCTACAGTATATTCCCCGAGGCATCGCAGTTCGAGATCTACCACATAGACATCCCAAGAGTGCTCAAGTGCGGGTCGTGATGTAGTGTAGGGCCACTTCGTTACTACACGAAGCTCATCCTCTTTGGATGTTTTGACAGTCAGCGTGTAGCCGTACCCGGGGTCGTTTCGCAGGTCAGCAAAGCTGGCGTAGTGCTCGGACACGTTCATAGTGAATACGTTGTATCCGCTACGTCGCACGGTGCCTATTGCCGCCCCGCCATCCATGTCGAACTCACACTCGCGAACGCACGCAGCTTGCGTACCTTCAGAGTTAAAAAACCACGGAGTCTTAGCTATATTAACTGCACAATTCGTGCCTTGCGTAGCTGTACTGAGTGTGGCCGACCCTAACTCAAGCCAACCGTCAGGCGCCTCATCCTTGTCATACATGCGCATAGACGCTGCCCTGAACTCGTCTGTGTAGTCAGGGCCTAAAACACCTGCGCGTCGTGGTTTGCGCAAGACTACATCCCGGTTGCCGTCCTTGCATACAGCAATCACGTACCAGATCATAGGCGGATCTATACCACCCATAGCTAGGTGATGTGCGTCCTGCATCAAGCGCAAGCATGCACCCAGTACAGGGAAAGGAGCAACCGCTATACAGCGCCCCTCCTCGTAGATATTGTTGTGCGTATCAGAAGACCCATAGGAAAACTCGGGATCTACGAAGTACCTACTAGCAGGACCATGGTAGCTCAGCCTGTACCGTCCTCTGTGGAGTTTGTCTGTGTCCTTCCATCTCCCGCGCCAATCCACCTCTCCGTAGAGGAATGTCCCCGGAGTGTGGTAGCACACCCAAGGTCTAGTCGGGGGTTTTCCGATGAACCGGTAAGGTGCACTACCTCCGGCTTCTCCCGGCTTACTCTGGGGGGGTTCTGCGCCGGGAGTATATGTCCAGCCTTCAGGGGCGGAGTCGGACTTGGGGTGTAGGAAGAATCCTTTAAATTCGATTGGTCGGTACTCACGAATTACTCCGTACGGTGACTGAACGTTAAAGGCAGACAGGGTCACGGCAGTATCCCCTCCTGTATCTCTGCTACCGCGTGCATAGCGGATAGCCTAGCAAGACCGTCCTCATCAAAGAACCCACTCACCCGCCTTATCAACACAAGCGGAGTAGTGGAGTCGCCGGGCTCTACGTACCACTCCGCATCGTCAACCATCACTGGCCCGCCAGTCTGGCGATCCTTGTCCATGGCCGGCGCGTTGTAGAAATCGATAACTCGTACCTCCCCGCCATCGGTACCTAGGCAGATACGATATACAACCTCGATTCCTATCTGTGCGGACGACAGGTCATCAGGCACTTCCTTAAACAACCCCTCGTCAGTGGCGTAAAGTACCGCGTACAGGCGGTAGTATTCCTTGTAGTACTCAAACGGTGGTCTGGTATCCATCAGCTTCCCCGTGTTCTTGACTTCATAGACAAAGGGCTCATAGTGATGCTTGCCCCCCGACCTTCGGTGCCTTTCACGATCAGCACCGCTTGATGGAATTGCGAATTCTCCGCATCCCACTCGAAATAGTAGTCTATACGCTCAAAACTGGTGTGGTATCGGGCATTCACATAGCCTAAGATCTTGACCGGGTGCCGGAAGCTATCCACACAACAGATCTCGGTAGGGTTGAGCATTCTAGCCCTAGGGTTGCTGTAGCTCTGTCCGTCCTCCGACCACGTGACATCGGTAATGGTCTGGCCCGGTGTGGCGATTGTGTTTAGCTGTGCTACCCAGTCACTCTGGCCGTGGATGCGTCGAATCGTTGTACTTACATCCCCGAGCGGCGGGTACTTCAGCGTCTGGATAGCCGTGTTGTTGAATACCAATGCTTCCTCTACGGCCATGTAGGCATCACTACCACCATACGCGGTATGACCGTAGGTCGCCTCCACCGACTCAATGACCCCGCGAGGGTAAACGCGCACAGATCCGGCAAGCTGGATATTGTCACCAGCCCGGATGAACCGGATGGGGTACTCCGGATCTATCTCGAGAACCATATCAGGTAGTTTCTCCTCCACGGCGCTATCGTTGAACCTCACACCGACCACCCCCCACTCACATTCCGGAGGGTCGAGAGTGAGCACCGTAGATACGGTATATGTGCTATCTACCGCATAGATAAGGCCTTCATCAAAGTAACGCACAGCACTGAGTGTGAGCGGGTCAATAGCGTTACCTTGCAAGTCAAATTGCGGCGGTGGCCGTACTGGGCATGCACCCGAGAAGGTGTAGCGATAGAGCGCGTAGGGTGCGTCGTAGGTGACACGGTAGATTGCAAAACACGGCCTATCAGCCGATAGCGTCCGTGTAGCGCTATTGAAACTGATCTTGGCGGCGGGGCCTGTAGGTGTGATGACGCTACCTATCAGCGCATACTGGATGTTGATGGCCCAAGGCGGGAGTTCATGTGACTGGTTATCGAGTGTCAAGGTGACCAGTTCTTGAACGCCGGTTTCCACCGTATTACCGATGTGTACGATGGTGCCCGTGCCGACCGCCACACTTACGGTCAAGCCGGGCGACTTATACATCCGCACTTGAGTGACATTCTGGCACGACACGGAATACCCGCTTTCCGTTTTCACGGTCGGTGGTACCTTGCTGTTGTTCCTGCTCTCCTCCTCAAGCCGTATCTGCCCATCGTTCGATTCACTGAAGTTGAGTACTGTGCTTGCTTTTACGATAGATGACATACCGCCCCCGGAAAAAATAAAGGCACGAGATTGCAATCGATTGCAACGTCGTGCCCGGTACCGCTAAGAGCGGAGGTTGGTTATTCGGATTCCCCGTCGACTGCCACGGTCACGTAGTTACCGGACAGAGACCCAGCCGCCGCAGGGATGATCCGTTTGTACCAAACCGGCACGGCTGCTGGTACCGTACGGAACGTGATCGTATTACCAGCGACAAACGTACCAGAGAACCCATCCTTACGCAGCGTAAAATAAGGCTTTGCGAAGTCTGGGTTGACCGGGGAGAAGTCAGCCGACCTCGAACCCGTATAGCCGGATACCGCAGTCGCCACGCCCGGTGTATCAGCGGTAATCGTGTAGTTGGTGGCGCTGGTAAATGTGATCGTCCAGTTCTGGAATACCCCACCAATGCTATCGACCTCGATGGGGTGCGTTACGCTGTTGTACGCACCACCCACAGACGTTACAGCGAAGTTGGTGAAGCTACCGACAATGCTGCCGGGCTCATACACCGAAGACACGCGGGTAGCTCCAGCACTGTACGGGTTAGCGATAGGTGCGGTCACCGTAATGAGTGCCACGTCTCCGCCCGAGTAGCTGACCCCACCCGCCGCAATGGTTGCGTACTCCTCAGTGCCGCCACCGCCGGGCTCCGTGTTGGAGATGAAGATCTTCATACCCGGCTGAAAGCAACCAAGAGCCTGCCCCTCGGTCATCACGTAGAGTTGCGTGGCCCCGGCCAGCACGGATGCGTCGAGAATACCGCCACCGTATACAGCCCCGGAGTACGCGCTTGCGGCTGTCTGGTCGTCAGTGAAGCTGCCCGGGAAAATCACAACGGCGTCGTCTCCGGGTGTGGGTCGGCTGACAAACAGGCGCGGATTGATCAACGTCAGGTCATCATCGTTCGCAACGTGAATGAAGACCTTGCGGTATTTCGTGGACCCGCTCAGTCGCTCCGCTTGCGGTACGTCCGGCCAGATATTGTTTTTCGTACCGGAGGGGATAACTGTAGCCGTCATCCGACCACCGTTACTGGCGCTGTCGTCATTTACTGCAGCTTTACGCCACACGATATGGCTAGCCTCGATACTCATCGTCTGTGCTCCTACACGGTTAGAAATTTCATAGTGACTTTGAACCAATCATCCGCAGACGGTACGGTGCGCGGAATGAGGGGCGTAGCTTCAAAAGCTGGCGGCTCCGAATGCCGAAACACCACCTCGAACGTCTCGGAACCGATTTGCAGATTATACACAGTATCTACCGCCTCACTCAGGGCCTGAAGCTGCAGAACCTGACTGTAGGGTACCCATCCTTGATCCTCTTGTGTACTCAAGGTGATAGGCCGTCCACCATGCAGAGGTGACGTATGTAGAACCAGCTTACCCCCCAGCGTACGGCGTGCCGCATGTGTGGCTGGGGAGAAGGAAAACTGATCCACCCAAGGGATACGCTTAGGTAGTACCACCCCCGCTATCGTAATGACAGACATCAAACCCTCCGAAGTTCCTGAATAGCTTCCACCAACATATCTACCTGCTCCCTACTACCAGACACCCGACTGCGGGGCTTACCGTTCACGCTGAGATTGAGATCTATCACATCGCGACTACCCCCACCCTCGCCGAGGTTGAAGATATTCTGCACACTCGGTATTGCACTTGCAAGCACAGACGGCGTGCGTGGGATACGGCTACCCAACATACCACCATCCATAAACGCCGGGATAGCAGAAAGCACGTTGACCCCTGACTTTGCAACCGATTGCAAGAACTTGAAGAACCCCGGACCAAACATACGAACAGTTCTGGCATCAACCACGTACTCACGGTGCGACAGCCAAGACAGTATGGAGTCGCTACGCCCTGTACCAGCCCCCCGGATATAGCCCCCGTCCGCATTGTTCTGAGGGACGATCACGTTACTCGCACCAGTAGCGTTGATCTCCGCATCAATTTTGTAGTTACCGGCATCGATAGCTTTCTGGATCTGGTCAGGATCAATCGCAACGTCTGCCGACACGCGGGGTGTGGTCGGTGTTTCGATCACTGGCGGGATATTCAGAGTGATCGGGATAGCCAAGTCTTTCTGTAGCTTGCTGATGAACGAGCGCGCTTCTTGTGGTAGGTTTTCCGGGTAGGCAATGGCCGGCGCGGTGAGGCTGATAGAGCCTGCCGCCTCTTTCCACAATGCTGCAAAGTTCTCTGCGTCCGTGCGGGCTTGCTCCGCAGAGTAGCGAATACCGCCAACATCCACAAGGCCTGCGTTAAGCGTAGCCTGCATGTCCGTGATGGCTTGCTGGATTGCGGGGTCGGAGAACGCGGCAGCGATGTTGCGGGCGATAACCGGCATCTCGGTATTGGTGGCTTGTGCGATCTTCTGCAAGCCCTCAACCGAGGTTTTCACCATAAGATCCATTGCTGCCCGGCCAGTGTCGAGATTACTAGCTAGACTTTCAAGCTGCTGGCGAGCGCTGGTAAGCCCGTCCAGCCGGAGACCGCCAGACGCAGCCGTTAGTTTTGCAAGCTCCTCCTGTAGGGGCCGAAGCTCCTCTACTGAAATCAGCATTTTCCCGCCGACCGGCTCGATAGACGCGAGCGATTGAAGCAGTCTGCCCATGCTTTGCAGTTGCGCCTCAAGCTCTGCAGCCGTGCGCGACTGCTGAGACAAGAACCCGTCTTTCTCACTCTGAGACCGACCAGTATCGTTCATCGCCTCGTTGATGAAGCGCATCTGTTCCTGCAGCTTGACTGCAGCCGCGCGTGACTGTTCGAACTGGATAAACAGTGAATCTTTCTCTGAAGCCGTACGCTGAACCTCGGCTACATCACGGATGGCCTGAGCACGCTTATCGAACTCCTGCTTGATGGCAAATTCACGGCGCTTAGCCTGCTCATCACTAAGGCGACCGTACTCGGCATCCAACTGGATGATGTCTAGTTTTTTCTGCCGCTCAAGGTCAAGGTCAAATAGCTTTCTCTCAGTAGCTGCATCCAGCTTCCGCCCGCTAACTTGCAGATCAGCCGTGTTCTGATTCTGGCGAATACGCTGATCTGCCTCTACCGCAGACTTCACGAGATCGTCCAAGTCGCGCTGGTTCTGAGATACAGCCTGATTAATGGCGTTCTTGGCCTGCTCTGCGGCGGCGCTGGCATTCTGCGCCCACAGCTTGTATGCCGCAGCCATCTGGGTACCGAATGCGTAGCGTGCGGCGAGGCGGGACTGCTCGTCCAGCGACGTGTTTACCGCAGCCAACCCGCGAGTGAATACGCTAAGGCTATCCCCAGCAAGCGCAGAATTACGGCGGATACCAGCAAACAATGCGTCGGCGTTCGGGGCGGATGCAAGCTGCTGCGTTACATTGCGGGCATTTCTACCGAAGGCCTGAACCATTGTATCCGTGCCGGCTACTTCTGCTGTCAGGTTTTCGAAGACAGCCTTAGCCTCATTCGACCGGGTGTTGAGTTCCTTCAGTCTCTCAAGTGTAGCGGTGCTTACAGGCCCAGTAGCCCCCTCGGTATTCGCTTCCTGTTGGGTAGCGCCTCTGGCTTGATTGATAGAGTCCAGAACCTGTTTAGCGTTGATGAGGCGGGCGAGCAACTGGTCAGTACCGAATAGATCCTGATTCGCGGTCTGCCCCAACCCGGACAGAATCGCTTTCGTCAGACGGTCCTGCGCTACCATCAACTCAAACCGCTGCTGATCAAGAACGCGCGATTCCTGCTGACGAGCGATGTATTCCTTCTCGTCAGCAGCTTTGGCTTTTTGCAGTCGCTCAAGCTCTTTCTGCTGATCTACCTCCAGCGCGTTGATAGCCGCTGCTCGCTCAAGCTGAGCCAGCGCGAGGGGGTCATACCTGTCTCTTATACACATCTCCTAGCCACCGAGACAGGCAGAAAACTCGAATGCCGACATCTGCTTG